AAAATCAATAAATAATATAAAAAGCAGAGTAATAAATTACCCTGCTTTATTTAATATATTAAAAACCAAGACTTTGAAGTAAAATGGAAATATCTTCTTTTTCTTTTGGAGTTGGCTTATAAGAATCTGCGGGAGCATCCCAAGGAATTTCTGCGGCAGTAGAAGGATCAGATGGACCTCCTACACTCGGCTGTGATGCACTTATGGGCGCTGTTGCCGCACTTCCACTACCAATAACATCTTTTGCGGCTGTTAGAGTAATTTTAATTTCTAATCCATTAATAGGAATACGAATGGTTTTACCATCTTCAAAAGCACCATCAAAGACTTCCATTATCTTTTGCTTGATCTGTTCTTTCTCTTCCTGTCCTCTTGCCATTACTCTTTCTCCTTTTTCTTTTCTTTATACTTAATAGTAACATCAATAATTGTTCTTATATACTCACCATCTTTTATATTTGTTGGGAAAAAGCCAACTATTTTTGCATCATTTTTCTTTAAAAGTTTAGAATCGAATTCTCGTGAGCAGCCTGCTGATAAAATATTATCATTAGTATCTCTAATACGCAAATAAGTATAATCTCCAGATTTCTCAATAAATTTACTTAATTTCATATACAATACCTCCTTTATTTTTATATATATATTATATCAAAATTTTTATGAAATATCAATATTACCCAATTCAGGCACATTTAATTCATTATACATTGCTTGCCGCAACTTTTGCTTTTCTTCTTCAGTCATAGTATCCCACATAGTCTTTTGCATTGGATTTTCTGGATATTCAAGAGCATCAAATTCTTCTCCAATTAAATCTGCGGTATGTACTACATTCATACAAAATTTACAATTAGATCCTTTATAACATTTCTTTTGACAAATAACACGTCTTAAACCGAATTGCGGCAATAAAGTAGCATTATTAATATGCGTATATTCAAGTCCCGCTATAATAAGTTCAAGTGGTCCTAACCACCGTCCTTCTGTTGCATATACCAAAATATAAAATTGATTTAAAAAAGAATCATTAGTTGGTAAAAGAAATTCAAGAGTATCAACATACGGTATATAGGAAATTAAATCTTCTGGTCTAATAAAAAACTTACACAAATCATCTTGAGTATTACTTACTCTTGATTGTGCAACATTAGGGAAGACACGGACTGCGGCGCCCGCTTTGTGAACCACTTTAGATACTTCTTTAAGTTCAAATGCAAATTCATTAACTATATAGACATCTGTTGGATTTAATAATAATACTTCATGAAGTAAATCCCAATCGTCAATTAAAATATCAAAAAAATAAGATATTTTAAGATCTTTACAATAACCCATAATAATTTGTGAATTTTCATCAAATGGATTATTAATAATTAATTTATAATTATATAATATTGGTGGTATTAATGTAGCTATTTGATTTATTACATCCTTTTCCACAAAATTGGCAGTATCTAATATTTGTATAAGGATTTCATTTTTAGGGTGATTCTCAAAAAATTCTTTTATATTAGCAATATTATAATCTGGTGTTAATTTTACAATAATTTCATTATATAATTCCATTTGTGCAAAATCACCACAATAAGTACAAGCATACTTCATTAAATTATTTAGCCTCCTTTATTTTTATAGCAAAACAAGGGAGCACCTATAAAAGGCATTCCCTCATTCTACTTTATGACAATAATTTCAATTTCTACTCCAGAACGGTCTCAGAAGAGGCATCTGCTACTTCCTCCTCTTCCTCACCATCACCATCAAAAGCGGCAAGCACATATACCATCTTACGCTTCTTATCAATGGTCTTAGACTCCTTTACAACCTTACCAGCCTTAACCAGCTTGGTCAGACGGTTGCCCACCTTAGCTTCAGTTACATCTACGATGCCCTCAACATCTGCTGCAATGACTGCTTCAGTAACCTCTGTACGAGTTACTGGCTCAGAAAACTGCTTCATAACCTCTTCTACTACTTCAACCATCTTATCAGTCTCAGACTTCTTCTTAGCATTACGCTCCTTAGCCTTAGCCTGACGAGCCAGATAACGCTCCTTCTCCTCCTCAAGGAACTCTACAGAACCAAAAGCATTGGCTTCCTTAAGTACAGCAATAGCAGCATCAAACTTATCAATCTTAGTAATCTTCTTTTCCATAATATCTACTTCTTCTCTTTCTTTAAAAATTATTTTCTTTACTTTTTACAAATACATTATAACAAAAATTTTTGAAAATGTCAACGAAGATTTTCTTTTACATATTTAAACTCATCTTCTGACATTGTATAAAGATCTAAACCATAAGAATGGAAAATCTCATTTGCTTTATCAAAATCATTCATTACATTTTGTTCCCAAACTTCTGCAATGGCGTGATCAATAACCGCCTTTTTACGAGCTACCTCCTCAGATTCCATAGCTAAAAAGTTAGCAAAAGAACCAATATCTAATGGATTAAACATATTATATACACTTCCTTTCTTTATTATGTATATATTATATAATAAATTTTTTATAAAATCAATTTTTTGTTTTAAGCGGCTGCAAAGGCGGGAATAAAAGATCCTCATACTGTTCTTTTAATCTTAAATATCTACCCATTTCCACTAATTTCTCTTCTGAAACATCTGTTAATTCAGGATCGAACATATCTGCGGACTTGAGTAAAAATTCAATAGCTTTACATTGATCTTTATGAGTGCGCAACCGCGTCTCAAGCAATACTTTGACAGGTGCTTTCATAATTAATTGGCTCCTTTCTTTTTCTTATGACGAGTAAGTTTAAAGGTATAATCCTGTCCTTCATTCTGAAAATGCAAAGCTACTTCATTTTCAAAAGTACAGTCAATATCCATTTCTTGTTTTAAAGCTGCGGCAACCAGATTAAGCAGCTCTAATTTTGCGGCATCTACCTTCCGTTCCTTCTTAACCTGCTTTCTTTCTTTTGCTTGAACATAATTTTTTATAGACTTAGCCTTTTGTGTCATAACTTCGCCTTCTTCGCCAATATAATCTTCCTGATCATCAAGCCAAAGCTGTTCAGCTTCTTCTTTAGAAATATCCAGTTTTACCATATAATCTTTAATAGCTTGTTCTTTTGTCATATACATACCGCCTTTCTGATTATACAATTTTTATAATTTTTTATTATAAATATATTATAACATTTTTATAAAATTTTGTCAATAGAAAGTTCCAATTTTTCTAAAATTTTTATATTGTAGGAATAAATTGTGCGGCGTCCGCCCAAATCCATTGCTTGAGTTCCCAGACATAAAAAAGGAAATAAGTTTTATCTCCTACACGATCAATGCCTTTTACTTCATACTTTTTATCACTTTCTATTGATTTAACCCAAAATAAACCACTATCTAACATTATACATATCCTCCATAATCAAATACTACTGGACGTCCATTAGCCAAATATCCTACATTTTCATCGTGTAAATCTTGAAAATTACCAACTACTTCAAGAATTTGTTTACCCATTTTAAAACCATAATATTTAAGAATACTATAATTCCAAAAATGGCTCTTAGATCCAAAATTTTTAATGTAATATTTTGCTTCATTTTTTTGTTTCTTAGAAATAACACCTGGTAAAGTTACTGTTCCATCCCATATTTCCATATCCATATCGAGAGTTTCAACATATGGTTGAATATAAATAGGTACATTATCGACATAGCCTATATGTTCTTCTTTCATAAATATTTCTTTATAGGTATCTTCAATACTATTATATAAATCCATTTCATATGCACATACATCACCGCTACTAATAAAATGAAAAGGCATTTTAATACAATATTCTTCTGTAATTAAAGGCATATAAAAAACCAATTTAGAGACTCCATTATAGATTTTAATAGAATCATCAAAAGAAGCAACAATACTTTTTATATCCCATGCATCAATATCGTCACAATTGCAAAAATCAATATTATTATCAATCAATAAATCAGATATTTCATTTAATGTAGATAAAATCTTATTTTTTTGTTCTACAGTAAGCATATTTATCCTCCTTTATAATTCAGAATCGTGTAATAAATCAATAGAATCTTCTGTAAATTCATAAGGAACATCTGGAAACCAAAATACTTCAATAAGAGTAACATCACCATCTGTAATACTTTCATTATAATCAATAGAAAGTGCAAGGGCGGCAAGTGTCTCTACTGTTACATATTTTTTACTCCAATCTGTAATTCTTTTGATCATTGTACTACGATCAATCTTTAATCTATTGACTTTATTAAGCATTGCCGCCAATTCTAAAGCTTCCTTCTTAACTTCACTTAAAGTCTTCATAATCAAAATTCCACCTTTCTTTTCTAAATTTTCTAAATATATTATATAAAAATTTTTGTAAAAAATCAATAACCTATCTTTGGTTTTAAAAAGTGGAAGACCAAATTTAGTTTCAGATTGCGAGCAAGCTCGCTCCAGCGAAAAAATTAGTTGACAATAAATTAAAATTTTTGTATAATATTTATAAGAAATTTAGAAAAGAGGTAAATTTTATGTTTGATGTAACCAAAGCGAGACATTATACTTATATGCATAGAGTTAAAACAGGATTTTGGTTTTATATGGATATTTTTCGTATTAACAAAACAATAAAATATGTAAATAGAAAAGAGCAAAGAAAATTTATATATGTGCATAAAGAAGATATTCATAATCAACCTATAATTCTTTTCTATAATTATTATAAAATATTAGGATATGATGTAAGATTATTATATGACTATTCTTCATTTTGTAATAAATTATTTATTGCTTGGTAAGGAGGAATATATTATGCTTAATGCTAAAAAATTAAGAAAGTATGAAGCTAAATGTAAAGCTAGGAAAAAACGTAGAAATTTAGGCTTTTGGTTAGATATATTTGATATTAATCAAAGTTTAAAACATAATATTAAAGATCGTGGTGCTATATCTTTAGAAGTACCAGAAACAACAGTTAATAATCCTTTATATATGTATAAAGATTATTATTTGAACAAAGGTTTTAAAATAGAAACTTATAAAGAATCAGTTTCTGATAGAGAAAGTATTATTATTAGATGGAATGAATAAGGAGAATATTTATTATGTTTAATGCAGAGAAAGCACGGAAGTATCAAAATAAATATCAAAAGAAGAAACATTATATCGGTTATTATTTAGATATATTATATATTAATGCTTGTATTAAATATTCAATTAAGCATTCTGATTTTACAGGAATTAATATCACACAAAATGATCTTAGTAATCCTATGTCAATGTATAAAGAATATTATAAGAGAAAAGGGTTCACTGCTTATACAACAGATTGTCCTTTAGATTCTGAAACATTCTTAATAATTAAATGGGGGTAAAATTATGTTATTAACTGCGGCAATGATGGAACTTGAATATAAGGAGTATTTAAAAAGATCTTATGAAGCAAGAAAAAAGATGTATGAAAAAATAGTCCTTGAATGGGTAAATGCTAAATTAATTAATAATATGCAAGATAAAATACAATTTTTAATAATTACACGAGAATTATTTCAAAAAGAATTTAATTGTAATTATGTTTATGCCAACTATTTCTTTGATCGTTTAAAAGAAGATGCAGAAGCTGTAGGCTACAAAGTTATTTGCCAAAAACGAAATTATGAAGAATATATTTCAGAATATAAAATTATATGGGGGTATAATAATGATTAATGCAAAAGAAGCACATGAGATTTATTCAAAAACAATAAATAAAGAAATTGAAGCTGTAGAAATTTATTTACAAAATTATGTATATAATATAGTAGATAATAGAATTAAAACAGCTGCAGAAATGGGACGAACAGAATGTCAAATTCCAATTTCTGTAATATTATCACAAATAGGAGATGTATCTGAGAATTATAAGAAAATAACTATAAATACGTTAATCGAAACATTAAAGCATCAAAATTTTATAGTGATAAATCCTGAAAGGGGAAGTATTATAATTAGTTGGTATAATCCGCAATTAATGTAGTCCGTAAGATTCATTGCATTGATTTTTTATTAAAATTTTGTTATAATTATTATAGAAAATGAAAAGGGAGGATATAATTATGGTTTATGTAGCTACAACTTATATTAAGAGTGGAGATATTTTTCAGGTATTGGATCCGGAAGAGTACCAGTTAGTATATAGAATTGATACTGAGAAAGAAAAAAGAAATGAGAGTGTCCTTGGATGTTTTATGACGTTAAGCGGAGAGTATGGTCGTATGAGTAAAGAAGATATGAATGATTTATTAATGTCTTTGCGTGCAATGCAGGTTGAGTTTAATTTTATGCCGATGGCATACGGTCTTAATCAGTCTGATACTGAGGATTTGGAAGTAATTGTTGATTATGTTGGACAGTGTGTTCAGTTGTTACAGCGTCTTACTGATGAAGGTATTATTCAGGATGTTGTTATTATGGTAACACAGGAGGGATAATTATGAATCATTTTGAGAGAATTACTGCCTTACAGACAGAGATGACATATTGTGATGATCAAGTATCGTGTGGTAGTTGTCTTCTTCATCCTTATTGTGATTGGTGCGCGGATACCAAAGAATTTACTGATGATGAATTGCAGAAGCTTGTTGATATCATTGAGCATCATACTTCCGCAGATACTATGCAACTTATTCGTAAATATAATTCTTTAAAGGAAAATTTACATTCATTGTGTTCAGCAGACAAATGTAAAGAATGTCCTTATGGCGATCAAGATTATTGTGAGCCTTGTGAATTAGTTATTCTTGGTATGAATGCAGATAATTATCCAGAACTATATCCATATGATGATAAGAAATTGGCAGATATGGTTGCCGCGCTTGAAATTGTAAAAGAAGCTTTGGAGACTAAGACTAAGAAGGAAATGCCGGATTATATTCAGTCTCTTGATTATACAACAATAGAGGAGGATGAAGATGATAATGAAGTTATATCAGTTGCTGAAAGTCTTTGATCCGGGTCTTAATATTATTGTTAAATGTAAAGGGCAAGGTACTTATGTAACTATTTTTGATGGAATGGTTTGCGAAGTACCTTGGAGCATTGCTCTTACTACTATTGATGCGGGCGCGGAAGGCGGACTTAATCACGATTGGGATAATCATAAAGTTTTTGTATATGTGAAGGAGGAGTAATAATGGCAGCTTCTAAATATTCTATACAAATAGTATCTTGTACAAAAGGAAAAATGAATATGGAAAGTTTTGAATTATTTACTACTACAGAAGATAAAAATAAGTTAAAACGTGCGGCAGCTGAGCTAAATTTTGCTTTAAATCCGGTTTATAGGAAAAAACGTTTTCTCAGTTTAATTAATAAAATAATTAAGGATCCTTCATATCCTGATGGCATACAAAATGGAGAATTCGGATATATTTCTAAGACCGCTTGGGATATTTTAACAGTTGATCAGCAATCATATCTTATTAATCAGTATTGTCATCAAGGATATGATTTAGTTTATGATTCTAATGATTGTATATATGTTTTAAGGCTGAGAGAAAAAGATATATTACGATCTATTAGAGAAAGTCTTTTAGATTTAAAAGTTTGTCTGTCTGATTTAGAAGAATTTTATATTTATTTTTAAGAAAAAAAGGGGGGGCTGCTGCTTATGAAAGTTTCTTCTATTGTTAAACGAATGTCTTTTGTTGATGAAATAGCTATCTTGGCTTTAGATTCTGAAAATGAAGTACATACAGTATTTAGCGGTAATCGCAATGAAGTACCTTGGTTTTTAATGATCGCAAAAATAGCTAAACAAAATGTTGAAGATGATGCTCCTACTATTGGTATATGGCACAAAGGCAAGAAAAATATTGATACATTATTTATTATGATCGAAGATCCTTGGGGGAGAATATGAGAAATGCTAAACAGTTAAGAAAATATACTGCACGTCAAGAAAAGAAAATCTGGAAAGCTAAATGCCGCGCACATAGGTCAATAATTTATGAAGATATTTATAATGCGACAAAACAAGGTAAATATAGTTGTACATCTTTTATTAGCAGAAAAAATCAGTCAGAGGTTTGTAGCAATATTTTTATTCATAGTATTACACAAGAGCTAGAAAAGAAAGGTTTTTATGTAGATATAACTTCAGATACATTTTATAATTATTTTAATATATCTTGGGCTAAAAAGAAGTGATTGAATTTTTTCTAAAATTATTATATAATATATTTAGAAAGTAAGAAAGAGAGGGATTTTTAATGTCTAAGAAATCGAGAAAACATACTGTAGTTGCTACTTTAACTTTAAAAATGTTAAACATAAATTATACTACGCAGTTTGATTTTGTTCAAAAGATGGATATGGGTTATGATGAAATGTGTCATTTAATTCAAGAACGAGTAGTAGACTGGAAAATGGAAATGCTTTCCAAGTGTTGTAAAGAGTTTATTCCAGGTATTGATCCAGAACAAATGGTAGAAAATGGCTATGCAGAAACAATAGATGAAGCTATTGTAACAATAAATACTACTATAGATAAACTTTTCTATTCTGAGTTAAATTGGCATTTTATTTAAAAAGGAGGATATTTTATATGGCAGAAAGAAAAATTAAGGTAATAGTTGCAGAGCATATTGATGATGATCTTTATAAGCAAATAATGGTTCAGCATTATATTTTAAAACAAAATCGGAGTTTTGGTTTAATGGGAGATAATTTTACATCTATAATTTTAGCTTTATTTAATGCAAGCGGCGATTATCCAAAAGAGAAATGGAACGATGCATATGAAGTTATAAGAGCTTTAACTTTAGGTGCTACAATTTTTGAAGATAGTTGCGGTGTTAGGGGAGAGATAGATGATATTAATATGGGTCAGGTTTTAAAAGATGTGGCAAGTATGTTTCGGTTAGCACTTGATCGAGGGAACGATTTTTCGATTTACATAATGATGGATGAATGAGTAAAATTATTTAAACCGAGATTTTTGGAAAATCAATAGAACAAATACTTTGGAAAATGCGGGCTGGACGCTAAGGGTTTCTTTATAGCGAGATAAGGAGATCGGGTTAATGCGACCGCCGCATTTCTAATAGTTTTCTTAAAGATTGGAGAAATGAAAATTATGAGTATTACGATTTTGTTTGTCGTTTTTCTATTATTTGTATTATGTTTTGTGTATATTTGGCTGTTTATATAAGTTATCATAATTGGAATATTTATTTTGGTGTATTATCTATGGTTGAAGCTATTGCTTTTGGTTTTACACTTGCAAATAATACTCTTGTTACTATAGGAGTTACATCATTTTTATTTTTTCGTATAATATTTTATATTTGGATATTATGTGAAGAAAGATCAGCAGAAAGAAAAGCTTTTCTTAAATTTATTCAAGAATGGAATAATATTATTATAAATAATTCAAATATGTCAAAATTTGAAAGAGAATTAAAATGGTTAAATTTATGTTCTGATTTTTCAACATTTAATATTGTTGTTGATAAAGATAGACATACTATAATTTTTTATGGTATGTATAGAATATTTGAAAGTGAATATAAAGAATTAGGAGGGAAATTATGGTTTCAGTTTTAGCATTTATAGCTCTTTGCGCAATTATACTTATGTGTTGTCATATTATGACTACAGATTATAATGATTTAAAGTTTAGTGCAATGGCATTTCTTGTTGCAGGAACACTGGATTTATCAACTAAAGCAGATGTTGCTATAGATAAATTTGGTAATGGTTGGAATTTATTATGGTATTGTATATTACTTATATGTTTAATTATTGCATATATTTTTGAAAGTAAAAAGGAGAAAGATGATGAAACCAAGAATAATTAGATATATTTTTTATGCTATTGGGTATATTGTATATTTAATTTGCTTATTAATAGAAAGTTTTATTTATACTATGGCTCTTTGGGCTATTATGGCATTAACTCATATAAATCTATTAACATTTCCGCAACTTATAATTTTTGTTTTTATTTGTGGAGTGTTATTTAATATGGATGATCTTATTTTATTGATTGATGATATAGATGAGAACCTTTAAATGTAAAGGTTCTTTTTTGATTTTTATTAAAAATTTTGATATAATATATATAGAAAAGAGAAAGAGAGGGATTATGATATGACACCTTATATTCTAGTTGAAAAAGTAGATGAATTAGATTGGGAACTTATGGTCTTTAGTAGTTATGCAACAGATGATGATATTAAAGAAGCATTATCAGATGAAACTATGTATACTGGTGCTTTTGTGAGAATTACAGCATCAGAGGCTATGGAATTTATGAATAGAATAGGAGGTTTAAATAATGTATAATTGTTATATTATAAATGGCGCAGAAGAAATTATGGTATCTTATATTGGAGTTTCTGATAATATGATGCAAAAGATTGTTGCTATTAATCCTATATTAGTATGTCACAATGGTAAAGTAAGTGTAAAACGAATGTGTGATCATTTAAGAAATAAAACAAGAGGACAAGTATTGAGTAAAGAAGATGCAGATTTTATGGGATTTCTTAATCATATTATTGGAAAAGAAAATAGATATGTATGGTTTTCGGAAAGTAGCAAAGAATGATGTCTTAAAAGAAGATGATATTTGTTACAAAAAAGGAGAGATCGCCGCTATGGATAAAGAAAAAATAAAAGTTAGAGTAATTATTACAGAAGAATTTAATAATATATGCACTTCTTTTAATAGCATTGTTGATATTAAACTTTTCTCTTGGACTTTAGATGAAATGGGATATATTGATTATGTTATTAATGATAGAGTTACTGTTTCTGAAATAACTAAAGCGTTATCTAATCAAATGTGGGTTTTAAGAGAAAAAGGAGTTTCTTTAAACGTACTGCGTAATATTTGTACTAATTATACTATTGGAGAATATAGTACAATAGTTACAAATTCTGATGGGGCTAAGTATGTTGTTGACAAAGTTTATAATGCATTAGAAGATTTATTTAAAGCAATAGAAATATATAAAAGTCAAGAAACTACTTATAGAGTTTATTTTTTTGTTGAAGAATAGGAGAGTAATGATATGAAAGTAAAATATCCTAAAAAGAAAGATTTAGTTTGTTTTGGTATGCTTAGAAATGGTGAAGCTTTTATGACTTATGATGAAGGATCTAAAAAGTATGGACCTTTAATGGTAAAGGGCTTTGGTACTTGTTTTAAAAAAGTTAAAGGGGTTTCAGAAGAAAATTCGCCAAGAATAAATTGTTTTGAATTAGAAAATGGATTATTTAGTTATGTAAGTGATGATAGATTAGTTAAAAGAGTGAAAGCGGAGGTTGTTTGTCGTGAAGATTGAGTATAAACATAGTATAGATGTTGTTGCTTTTAATAGTTTAAAAGTTGGTGAAGTTTTTGCGAGAAATGAAGCATCACAAATGATTTATATGAAAATTGCAGATATTCATACAGAAGATATGTTATATGGAAATGCAGTTTGTTTGGATGATGGTTGCATAGAAGTATTTAAGAAAAATGAAAAATTAATTGATTTAAATAGTAGAATAAAAGTTACTGTACTGTAATGAAAGGAGTTACCGCATTGAAATATGAATTTGTTAAAAGTAAAAATGATACTGTTTTTAAAAATTTAAATCCAGGAGATTGGTTCTTAGATATTGATTCTAAAGGAATAGCAACCCCTATTCTTAAAGTAGAAGAAACAGAAGATTTTAATGGTGTTGCCGCAAATGGAAATGAATTTTATTTTGAAAATGAAGCAAAAGTAAAGTTAATAACTGTACATTGTGAAGGTATTTTTTCATTAAATGGAGTTGAAATTATTCCTTCTGTGAAAGTTTTAAATCTAATATCTGGGGAGGTTATTTTTAAAGATAAAGATTTTTGGTTAATTCTTAGTCGTATGGATTCAAATGGAAATGATTATGCAGCAAATTTAAGAAATGGAATTGTTATACCTTTAAAAGATCATCATAGTTATGTTTATAATTTTACTGATGCTTTTCAATTAATGGTTATGGGAGGGGATTGATAATTACTGATTGCCGCTTTGGAGTAAGCAAGAATTAAGAATTGATTTTGCAGGAGGTTAAATATGAGATATAAGATTAAAAATAAGGGTAAATTGTTATTGGATCAATTAAAACTGGGTGATATTTTTTCATCAGAAGATAAATCTATGTTATTTATTTATATTAATGAATTTATTGATGAAGAGTTTCATAAATATAATTGTATTGATATTAAAAGTGGGAAGCCTTATCTTTATTCTTCAAAAGTAGATATACAATTATATAAAGCAAGTATAACAGTAACTCATAGTTTAGAACAGGATATTAAGGTTAGAGTTGAGGATATAGCTCCTGGACGAATAATAATGCATAATAAAGATTATTACTTAACGACTTCATTAGTTTTATGTGGTCGTAATTTAATAGTTAATTTAAGAAATGGAAGATTGGATGATGATGTTTTAACTGCTAATTTAGTAAGAGATGTTACAAATAGTGCTTGTTTAAATGCGGAGGTTATTTAATATGAATATTAGAATTGAAGCAAAAAAAAGAAAAACTTTTAATGAATTAGATGAAGGTGATTTCTTTACAATAAAAACAAATAAAACAAATGATATTTTTATTAAAATTAAAACTTTTGTTAAAGATGAAAAAGTTTATAATTGTGTTAATGTGAATAGTGGTAAATTTGGATTGATTGATAGAACAATAGGAGTAGCTAAATATGAACTTTTTTTAGATATTGCTGTTAATTTATCTAAATATGTTCCTACAGTATATGTTTGCGAAATTCCAAATGGACATATAGTAATGACTGATAGTAGTTATTGTATGGTTGTTAGAAATGGTGTTGGAAGTTGTGGTGCATTAGTTAATTTATGCGGTGGAGAAGTTATTAGTAATCCTCTAGCTGGTATAAGAGCAGTAGTTGATATTACTGATCATATTACAAATTTTACTGCAAAGGAGATTGATTAATTAATGAAGTATACAATAGTTCCAAATAAAGATAGCGGTGTTTGTTTTGAAGATTTGCAAGTTGGGGAATGGTTTATTACTGGACTTAATAATCTTTATATGAAGATTTATGATATTTTAAATGATAATACTGTAGAAGGAGTATATAATATTATAAGTCCAAATGGTGCTTTATCATTTAAATCAAAAGATGAAAAAGTAAAGAAGTGCAAAGTAGAATTACATATATATGAAACTTTAGGAGAAGAGAATGAGAAAGTACTAACTGCTATACAATTATTTAATATTGGGGATATTTTCTTGATAGAAAATGATTATTTTATTGTTACAGATTTCAAAAGTAAAGAAAATAAAGTCTATTCTGTTAATTTGCGGACGGGTGCTTTAAGTGTTTATTCATTTAATACATATGTTATTCGTATACCAATAGATAAGATAGAATTGTGCGCGAGTAGCGTCTTTTAATGCATCTCAACATTATGCTGAGATGCATCTAAGGCTACGATTGCCGCCACTCATATACTAAGATAGGTGAAAATTGGTATTTTGCTTTGAAATCTCTTAAAGATTTTTTATAGAAACCAATTTCTTTGGATATATCTTCTCCTTCTGATTGTCTATAAAAAGCATTTGCCGCTTCCTTTTCGCCTATTTTATTTTCTAAGAGAATGGATTTCCAGTCTTTTAATTGATCTTCTGTTAAAGGTTTATAATTTTTATAATTTACCCATATTGTCTTTTCACTTTTGATACAAGTAGATTCCATTGTTGGACCTATATAGCATTTTGCTACTGATTCAGGGCTTTCATGACCATATTTTTCATATGCGAAATCTTCTATAGCTTGTCTTGATTCTTCTACTTTTGATGTTATCTTCCATGAATCTTTTGGAATACTTTTTTTAATGAAATTTTCATAATCTTTTTGTTTTTCTTCTCTTGTTGCTTTTGCTTTATTATAAGCTTTTCTTGGTAGAGGTTTATATTCTCCATAAATTTTATAAATAATAAAAGTAATAGGACGACCTTCTTGTATGTCATAATCATAAAAGTTACTTAACCATTCCTTAAGATCTTCCTTACGTCTGCGCCATTGAGAATAAGGAATATGTAATTCTTCCATTACATCTTTAAAATTATATATGGTGTTTGTCTTTAACACTCTGATTTCTCCTTTCTGTGTTAGATAACTTGTAAACAAATCTTTCCGGTTTACTCTAATATATATACCGGAAAGATTTGTTTACAAGTTATTTAAAATGTAATTGAAAAACAGGATAAAGTATTATTATTAACATTTATCTTGTCATATTTATATAATTTTAATTACTAAAGGATTATCAGAAAATGTCAAGAGATAGTAAATAATATATTGAGTTTGATATTCAGAGGGATTGTTAGTTATTGGGTCGAGAAATCTTTCAAGTTCACTCCAGTATAATATGGAAAGATTTGTCGATCCAATATAGTATGGAGCAAGAGTAGAACAGAGTGAATAATTGCAATGGGTGAAATTTTGATTGGAGTGGACATGAGAAATTTTCATCCGTTCGTATGTAGGAATATGAATAATAGAGGGATAGGAGGTATAGATGCATTAAAAATTAAGCGGGCGGAGTTAAGTACATAGAAAATGAGTGAAAAATTGTGGGTTGGAGATTAATAAAATAATAGAAAATTGTGGGTTGGACGTTATAAAAAAATAAATAATTTAATAAAAATGAGTAGTTGGAGGTGCCAAAAATTTTCACCAAAATCAAGTATATGAATTTCTATACTACAAATGTAATCTATATAAAAACTACATTTATAGTAAGCCCGTCAATATCCAACCTCTTCAAAGCAAGGTAGTGTGTATTGTACTGCCATCGCCCGCCGGCCCATAGAGTAGTAATGTTTTGGAGCGAAGCGACAAAACATTCTACTCGTCTAAGGGTAGCAAAGCCCTAGAGCGAAGCGATAGGGTTTTCTACCCGTATATTATATTGTATTATATATAATATTTCTTGTGTAAAATTTATACAACCCCTTGTGTAAAATTTATACAACCCTTGTTTAATTTTTATACACCCCCCGGTGATTAGCAGAAGAAAAAGATGTCTTATCATGATGATACACCATGATTTTTTCTAAAGCTTTTGAATATTTATTTAAAATTTAAGGGCTGTGTAAATTTTACACAACCCCATAGATTTACTTAAAACTGAAAAGAATCTATTTCTGCTTTTTTATTTTCACTAATCTTAATAGTAGCATCAGGATCATTACTTCCCGCTTCATAAAAAATATAAACATTCTTCTCATTTATTTTAGGTACTAAATAGCCTTTATCCAATAAAGTATGAATAGCACTAACATATGTAGAACGACAAATATTACATATTCTACATGTTTCTTTACTTGATAAAGCAAAAGTAAACTGATTTTGATTCTTAGCAATATACATCCACACTTTAAATTCGTTACCCTTTAATGTAGTTAAAGCGTTATTTAATACTTCAATATTAATAGGCGTGTATGGATGGTTCTTGTCAGTTGTAGCTTTATTGACTATAACTATTTTCTGATTTTCAACAGATTCCATGATTATCCTCCTTTCTATAATTATATATAATTATTATACTATAATTTTTTATAAAATTCAAGCGGCAGCAGGCTCTTATAATACGTTCTGAGAGTTTGTATATAATGCATTTATCGCAACTACTTCTACATATCTATACTCAAAATTGACTAAAAGTATACCAATTTTGGGTATACCCTATATTCATTTTGATCTAGGGGTATATTCATTTTGAATATACCCCAGTAGAATTAGTTAATAACTATATGACAATCACTATCGCTAATATTTACTTATTGGACTTTGGAAATCTACGTTTTCCATCGAAAGTTTTGTCAGGTTTATATATATATTGAATATGACAAAACTTTCGATGGATTATTTAGTTTTTCAGGATTGGTTAAGTAAATAGCAGAAGCCTGATTGCTTCAATTTAATGGTTTTCTTGTCAGGTTCAATAGGCATTGGAATACACTAAAAAACCATTAAAAAACTTAATTTTAAAGAGTCTTATAATTGAAAAGTAAAAGTTTTATGATCTGCGGCGGTAGCCTCCTAAGATGTATTTATACATATTCCTAAGATGTGTTTGAGGCAGCTGCTGCCGCATTAAAAAAAATACTACTAAACCTCAAACCTTAATTGAATTACGGGAAACGTAAGAAATCAACAAGCACCCTAGAATGCACGAAAAAATTCCATATGGGGTGGTCTAAGACGAGGTACGGCTGCGCACACTGGAGCACGCCCCGCCCGCACTTATATATTTCTTTTCTTTTGGCTAATAATAGTTTATTTATTATAAACTTAGTTTATATAAAAACTACATTTATCGAAAAAAGGTTTATATTTCTCAAAAAATTTTGATTAAACTGCATTAAAATTTTAGTTGATTTTACTCAAAAAATATGTCTGTGGATTGTCTCTTCTATTGAAATTTTTTCAGATGCGGCTACCCAATGAATTTTAGGAAGTGACTAGAACGCACGAAAATTTTGCATATGGGAAGAAAAATACCGAGGCTAGGGGTGCTATAATGTTCGGCGCAAAATGCTTAAAAACGCACCGCCCGCCATAAAAGTCAACCCCTTACCACATAAAAATACTAAAAATGTAGTATATCGTGATAATTTTACTCGAAAAATATAGTTTATAGTGTATTTTTCCGACAAATATAGTTTATAAATACCAAAAGTAACTAAAAACTATGAAATTCGTTTATAAAAATATAAAAAATGGTGAAAAAAATTCAATTTTTTCACCATTTACGCAAGTTATGATTCTTTTAGTTTAGTGTCTAACCATTCTAATACTTCTTTTGTTTTATAACCTCCGCCCCACTCAATGTCAGCACCTTCCGCAGTTGCATTTACAATAACCTCTTTTATAATTTCGTACATTTCATTATCTTTACTTCTTATCACAATTCTACCTCCCACGTTTTGCGTATCTGCAAATAAATTTTATCGGGTTTCTTTTCAAATACAAATCTATCATTAGCAACATACTTTGCAACCTCTGCCGCTTTTATATCCTCCTTTATCAAGGTTTCATATTTCAATGTATTATTGTGTGATAGTTTATGTTTCCAATCATACTGGAAAGTTGTGCCTTGTTTCATAGGGTGTTTATCTGCATTAGGATAATATCGGTTATGTTGTTTTTGTCTCCTTTTGGGGTTATCTGTAGTTCCAACTTTTAAGACGTATTTATCATTTACATCTATATAATGTCCTATGTATAAGTATTCTTTTTTCACTTGTCTACCCCCTGCAAATATATAGCTACGTCAGGAAAATAAGAATACATTTTTTCCATATCAATGCAAGCAAAACTTCCCGATGTAATATTTATGGCGTTATACTCCAGTTCATCCTCATCCCAAAAGTTATACGTTTTAATGAAAAGCAGATTAGGGTTTTTGTCAGATTGAAAGATACCCCCTACAGGAATATTTTTGAATGGTATCGGTGTATTGTTATTTATAATTTTCATAACTGTTTACTCCTTTTCTTTTTATGCGGTAGGGGGCTTATAGCCCCCATCCGCCTGTTTACTGGGCTACTACTCCGCAATAGAGTAGTAGGAAACACCCTTTTCCTTAGTGTTTACAACCTCACTCGCCTTTTTCAGCTTTGTAAGCTGGGCAGTTACCCTAGGAGCAGTTACCTCAAGCCCCGTGTCAGTTGCCACTCCATTGGCAATCTGAGAAGCCGTTGCCTTGTCTACGGTTGCAAGGAAAGCTTTGATTGCAGGTACAAGAACCTTTTCATTCTCTTCCTGTCTCTTGCTAGGCTTATTAGACTTTTTCTTTGCAAGCAACTCCATTTCGTGCGCTACAAAGTTGGCAAGTCTTTTATCTGCCTTTACAGCGTCAATCTTTGCGAGTGTCTCCAGTGCCATCATCTTTGTAAATTCTACCTTTGCCATAGTCCATTACCTCTTTCTTTCTTTTATTTTTTATTATTATATCATAAAGGTTGTCGTTTTGTCAAGCCCTAAATTTCTTTTATTTTATTTCATTCTTCTTGACTTCCTTTTCCTTTATTCTATAAACATTATATCATATTTTTTTGTAACTGTCAAGCCTTATTTTTTCTTTTTGCGATGTTTTGTGAGTTTCAACGTGTAATCCTCACCGCCAGTAGAAAAATGTAAGTATAATTCCTTTTCTATTGTACCACATATTCCATTATCTGTCAAGGCTTTATTTATGATTTCCATAATGGAAAGTTTTGCGGTGTCTACTTTTCTTTCTACTTTACGTTCTCGCTTTTCTTTACCCTCTGCCTTTTCATAATGTTTTGCGGCGGTCTTTGCCTTTTCGGTCATTTCTTCTACAACTTCCATTGCGTCATTACCATATGGGCAATCGTCAATATCGTTGCATTTTTGACCAAAACACTCATTGCAGATAAATACACCATTCTTTTTCTGACGTTCTGCACACTCCGCGCAACGTGTATTTGCAAGGTCTTTTATCATAAACACTCACCTCTTTCTTTATTGTAAAATCATTATAGCATATTCTTTTTCTTTTGTCAATAGGTTTTTAAGATTTTGTTTTCACCTATCGTGGTGTATTCCGTCTTTTCCTTTTGACACTATTATAATACCACATTATAGATGGTAAATGTTACCAAAAGAGAAAAATATTTTTGTGATATTTTCACAAAATGATCTTTTCTATTGTGCAAAGTGATAGTTTTAGGAGTGTAAAATTTATTAAAATTTGTGCAAAATTTTACTTGACAACACCAAAGGGTTTATGGTATAATTTTTCGGGCACTTGCGATCGCCCTCGTATACTACATTTATAGTTGCTGCTGTTTACTATAAACTACATTTTTAGTTTATTGACCCTTATCTAAAAATAAAAAGCCCCTGGGGGGGCTTTATTTCATAAAATATAAATTTAAAATAATCAAAGCAATTTGTGTAATATAATTATTTATCATAGCTTTATTTTTTACATTTATTATAAGACAAATTCCGCAATTTATTAAGCCAAACAATGGAGCAAACCAATAGCCTAACATAATAAAAGCTACATTCAAAATAGTAAATAATGCAGTTAGGTCAAATATATTAAATTGATAATTACTTTCTGTAATATTAAAAAATTTTTTCATTGTATTTACCTCTTTCTTTACTGTAAATACATTATAACATAGAGTGTTTAGAAAATGTGAACAAAAAAATTTTTTATTTTTATGAAAATTGCACAAAGTGGCGGGCGGTATTGTACAAAGTGACGAAATTTTAGTGCGGTTTTGGGAAAAATTTGTGCAAAATTATCACTTGACAAATCGTAAAATTTATGGTATAATAGAAGGTTAAATGTAAAAACGGCGCGAATCAGTTGAGGATGCGCCGCCGGCGACATACTAAGTATATAGTCGCCTAGCGGCTCACGCCCCGACCTATGTAGTTGCTAGCGTCTTGGGTTTGGAGTACCTACTTCTTTCAGTACTACTTTAACTTTTGCCCCATGTTCTCGCCACGCCTGCGCCTTTGCATATGATGTGGTGGAGCGGTTTTTTGTCAAATTGGTGGTTTCATAAGTTACAAATCTCATATAAACATCCTCCTTTTCTTTATCCTAAAACCATTATATACCTATTAAATGTTGTTGTCAAGCCCTAATTTCCAATAATTTCATCAGAAATATTTACCCAATAATCATACGGTTCAATTTCTTCTGTTGCGAAATTATCACACTTAAATACTGAACCACAACAACCGCAGATAATATACTGATCATCTATCATAATACCACCGCACCACCTTTTATCTTTTTTATCATAAAATTTGACCTGTTTTGTTATCATATGCTTTTTACCTCTTTTCTTCTTTCTCTTGGTTAGGCAAGGGGCTTTTTATAGCCCCCGTCCGCCTGTTTTACTCTGCCAATGAATACCAACTAACACCTTTTTCTTTTACATTAACAACCTCACCAGATTCCTTGAGTTTGGTCAACTGTGCGGTAATGCGTGGAGCTGTAATTTCAAGCTCAGTGTCAGTTGCTACCATTTCCGCCAACTGAGAAGCGGTTGCTCTATCTACTGTTGTAAGTACCTTTTTCAGTGATGGTACAACCTTTTCAAGGTTCTCTTTCTGCCGCTTGCTAGGCGCACTGCTTTTGGACATTTTCTTTTTGTCCAGTAGCTTAATTTCGTTCTCGCAATATGCTACCAGTCGATTATCTGCCTTTACTGCGTCCAGTGCTAACAAGGTTTCCAGTGCATTTCTTTTGGTGAATTTTGTGTTTGTCATAACTATCTACCTCTTTCTTTCTTAAAATATATTTTTTAGTTATGGGCTAGTGGCGTTCCGACTACTTCTTTAAGCCCTTGTAGCCATTTACCTACTTTTTACAACGGGATGGATTTTGTGAGTTGCCACACCTTGCGTGGACTTATTATAAGACCATCTGCGCCATTGGTTCTACTACCGTTGGGTTTTAATGACTTTTCCTTGTCACTGATATAAGTATATCAGATTTTTATTTTTTTGTCAAGCTATTTTTTTTGGTGTCAGAGGGGTTTCAATCTCATTTGTTATCCCCTCTTGACATTATCTATAATATCATACTATTACATTTTTGTCAATCCCCAAAACACAATTTTCTCATTTTTTTGTGTTGTTTTACACAATAAGCATAAATCTCTTTTTCAATAAGCACATCCTCTAACCCTGTATGACTTTCTACAAAGTCAGGATTTTTTGTGATAAAGCGGAAAATATTTTCCGCTGTATAACTTAATCTGCCTGTTTTGGTCAAAAATCCATAAGTCTCACAAAATCTGCGATATGTTGGCATTTGAGATAATACATCCCTTGCCATTTTTAAAGTATCACAAATTACCATTCCATAAGGGAAATAATAACGATATTTACTTTTGGAAATCCAGCGTTGTGTGCTATTCAATGTACCATAATCAAAACGCATATTGTGTGCATAAATTTCAGTTACCCTGTATTTTTCAATACAAGCCAATAACTCACGGCGGATTTTATAAAAACTTGTAAGAATCCGTTTACCTGTCTTAATATCATCCCAATACATAGGAATTTTACTTGCGTAATATGCGGACTGCATTAAGTCTTTTTCCTGTAAAAAGATATCAGCATTTACAAAAGAACGTGTTTCATACACATTCCCCTTTTTATCTACTACTGCAAACCCAATATCATAAGCCCACATATTAGATGGGAGAACCTTATTCAAAGACCTATCTACTGGACAGGTTTCAGTATCCAATACAATAACATACTTCTTTCTACGGTCAATTTTGCTAGTTGTTGTCATAATAAATTACCTCTTTTCTTTCTTTCATTAAAATTTCAAGCTAATGTCAAAGGGGTTTCAATCTCATTTGTTATCCCCTCTTGACATTATCTATAATATCATACTATTACATTTTTGTCAAGCTATTTTTTATAAATTTTTTAAAATTTCTAAAATATTATTTACATCATAAGCAGTACCGCCCCAATGGTCACGGTTTGATTTTTCATCATCGAATAAAATGCCGTCTCCATAATTTTCTTTTGGTGTTCCGTATGGTAAAATATGAATTTCATCCCATACAACGGATGGTAAATGCTTTTTAAGCCATAATATTTTAGCATTTGTTACAAGATTATTAAAATTTTCGCTCCCTGTTTTAGACAACCACGAAATAATTACAAGTTTATAGCCTTTTTTCTGCCTATTGTTTAGTACCCTTGCAAGTGCTGACATATTGACAAGTGGATTTGCTACCATATATGGATATGGATTTTCACTTTTTAGATATTCAAGCCAATTTTCTACCCCATAGAAATCTGCAATAGTACCATCCATATCGAAACAAATAGTTTTTTTCATAAATTTCTACCTCTTTCTTTTTATTTTTCTATAAATATTATAGCATAATTTTATTTCATTATCAAGTTGTAATAGAGGTTACAACCGCCTTTTATAGTAATAAGCTACTTTTGTCAAAGTAGGTTTACTACCATAGGCGGTTGCTTGCCTTTCCTTTACTGTAAGACCATTATACCATAATGAGCATAAAATACAATAGGCAAAATAACCAAAAATGCGGCAGCCTGTTACTTTTCTTTTGTGCAATTTGTACATAGTGTCCCAAAAAGCGGACTGTCCCAGATTCTGGACAGGTCCGGGTCTCGGTTGTTTTGGCTTGATAAATGTAGTTTCTAATAGTGTCCCATTTTTAGTACAGTCCCAAAAATAGGACAGTGCTATACATTATATACTACATTTTTAGTTGGTTCGCCCCCGTGAACCGCAGTTAGTCTTAACTAACTTAAATCTATTATTCCTACTGAAATACTAGGAAATAAAAATTTATTTATAAATAAAAATCAATAACATAGTATTCCTACAGATTAAGTAGGAAATAAAAATTTATTTATAAATAAAATCCGATTGAGTTAGGTGAGACTAACTGAAGTTAGATACAATTAACTTTAGTTAGTCAGGGTGAACAATAGTTAGTTATAACTAACCAGAATTAGGATAGCCTAACCCCAGTTAGTCCTGCCTAACTCGAGTTAGAAAAGCCTAACCAGGTTATTATTTGTAAATTCGGATGGTCTAGGCAGTTGACCATCCGACGATTTAGGGGGTATCTTTTCATCACAGTCGTCGCTTATTTTTAACCCCACATCTTGTACTATTCATTTTACCCCTCACAGCATTTTAAAAGGCAATAGAAGATATTTTCTATTGCCTTGTATTTTATTATCTTTACTAAGATAAAAATATTTTCTTTTGTTATATTATCATTAGGCGGGGGGTAGGTTTTAGGAAAAAATTAAATTAATTTTAGAAAAGAGGTATTGCCACGACACAACTCAGTCCAAAAGTTATTTTAATTTCAAATCACGATCAAAAGTTACTTTAATTTCAAATCACGAATATCTACCATCTTATCCATTGGATATCCTGCCATAAATTGTTTTTGCGTAACAAAACAATCAAACGATTTTTTAATTTCTTTCTCAATCATTTTTTGATGTTTTTCTTCAAACTCTTCAATAAGCATACAACAAATATCAAAAATTTCCTGCTTATGTGCTTTATAATATTCATAATCAATCGTCATCTAAATATACCCTACTTATTGAATTATCTTCCTTTCTATATATTGCTGTACCAGTAGTTATTTGCCCAACAGTAAACTTATCAGTTTTATCTCCTTCAAGATCATCATCCCATTCTATATCATCATACTTAAAATAAATTCTAGTTTTACTAGGAAAATTAACAAAACTCTTCCCCGTATATGATACATGTCCTGGTATATATTCTATTTTTGTAATATTTACCTGTACCTTATTTGCATAATGAGTATTAATATAAGTAGCAAGTAATCCAACTATTAAAGCACTCATTAAAATAATAGCGGCAATTATTCCAATCCATTCTTTTCTATTCATGCGGCTGCACCTGCCTTTGTGCGCTTTCAAGCAACTGACGCCCGCACGCCGCGCACAAATCTATCTTTTTCTTTTGTTTCGCCTTATGAGGTTCTCCGCCAACAAAGCTTAGTCCTTCATTATTAACTATAGTTATTTTCCAAGTTTCATCTTTGTCTGAAATACGACATTGACAACAATCACATATTGTTATTTTCATTTATTAATCCTCTCCAATAAAAATTAAATTATCAATATATTTTCTACCCTCACCTTTAAAAATAGGAATTTCATTATCAATAATCCAACCATTTTTATTTGCCATTGTATCTCTTAATTGTGCGGTTGCCACAACACCATCAGATTTAATTACAATTTTATTTTTTACACAGCAACTGCCGCGTTTTAAATGCGTTGGATAATCATTCCAATTAACGCCGCGTTCTTCAAAAAGCATACACTGAATCATATCACTACTTTTCTTATCTAATTCTTTATGCGAAAAGTAAGCCTGACCAACAGATTGAATACTATTTCTTGTAGCGTCTACCTGCCGCCAATATATCAAGTTTGTTACTTCTTCTTTTGGAATATTGAAACAACGAGCATCGAACATTGCGCCTTTTATTACTGCGTTCTTATATACACTGCATAGCCTATATTCTTCAGAATTGTTTTCATAATTTTCACCATCGTTGTATATAAATTCTTTTACTTTTTCTGCAAAGATTCTATTAAATGCCATCGTAGCCATACTTGCGGCAACGCTACAAAGTTTCTGAACTTCATAATCAAACCAAGCGGAAGAATTTAATTTTTTATAGTCTACAAGAATTAATGTAATTTCATCTGACTGTGTATAACCAAGAACGCAACCTTGAATATTTTCACACATATATTTCATTGTAGCTTGCATACTTTTAACCATAAGATCATCAAATGGTTTCTGAAATCCTTGCGTAAATGTATGAAAAGCTTTTCCATCTACTCTAATAGCGACAGGTGTTCTTCGCATTAATTTAGTTTTTGAAATATTTTCATAATTTTCTTTCATTCTAATACCAAGTTCATCATGGACTGGCATATTATTATTCCTCCCTTTATTTCATTATATCTTTATAATAAATAGCTATTTATTATAAAATACTTTACCATTCATATTTCTAATTTATGTCATTTAAAGTTAATAATCTTTATCATCTTGCAACCAATCTAAGCAACTTTGTTCTCCTTCATATTCTTCACCAAATGTATTTTTGAATTTTGTAAGAAAAACCGCCAACTCTTCATTTGACATATTCCTTATTCTGTCAGCATTGGTATGTGTATCACTTTCAACAATTTCAAAACACTCATCAATGAACCCTAGTACAATCTTTAAACTGTATGAGCTATACCCAATAAAATAATCTTTTTTATCAATTTCTCTGTATTTCACTTCATAATAAGGTGTGTTATCTATCATTCGTACAATTATTTCTAAGCTATTTACTTTAACTTTATTCATTTTATTCACCTCTCTTCAATTCTTTAGCAAAATGTATAGCCATACTTAATCCGCTATTCACTCCCTGGTGGATGTCGGAAAGTACGGTTTCATCATCGTCTGCAAATTTAGCAGATTCACACTTTGCTATAAGTTCATTAATAGCTTGTACTCTGATCTGTTTGTCACATTCCCAAATAAGACCAATCCCTGTAATATAAACACTATTTTCATCTTCAATTAATTCAACTTTTTGTGCTATCCCAATAGGAAGAAATTGACCATCATTGTTTAACACCTCGATTGGAATATTCTGTATATTTTTAATTGCTTCTTTAGAATATACCATGCTGTTTAAATTAGGTTTATCAACTGGAATTGGAATTTTAAATGTTACTTTTATATTTTCTGTTCTCATGATGTTATTCTCCTATGCGCCAGTATTTGCTTTCAAAACACATTGTTCTTTATTCATATCAATTTCTGTAATAGTAATTTCTTGACTTTTCTTGAAATCATCTGAACTTATTCTTGCTTTTCTTTCAGCATGCTGTTCATCTTCTGCAATAATCACCATTGCATAATCTTCGCACCAATTACGCGCAGGTTGCTCTACTAAATATGCTTTCATATTATTATCCTCCTATTTAAAATTATATATTTATTATTTACATTTTAATTTTATATACTCTAATTGGTTGTCCTTTATTTTTATCACTTTTTTGTGGGTAATATGTATTACCGATCCATTCAAATTTTAAATATATTAATTCAAAATTATTTTTTTCAATACTGCATTTTTTAGGCAATCCATGAAAATTTTTACTAAGGTTAAAACAAGTCTCTACATCATTATCCTTGTACCAATTCATATTTATCAAAAATTGTTTTTTATCATTACTAATACCGCTATAAAAGTTTCTCATTCACGCCTCCAATCTGTCCAAAGGAAAGAAAAATTTCATTCTTTACATATTATCTGGTTCTAACCACCTAACAATTGGCTCAGATGTACTACCTTTCTCCCACACGAACCATGCGTGACACATTGTAGTTGCCCATTTCTTTCCTGTTTTTGGATCTTTTTCTAAACCACTATTCCAAGTTGCCATTCTATTCCTGAATACATATATGTACTTAGGTGGATATTTTTCGAACAATTCTTTTCTTTTTACACCCTCAAGAAATTGAATTTTAAGAAACATTGCCATCTGACCATCATCTGTTAGCAAATCCATTCCCTTTTCAACAAACTCTTTTGCCAATGAGTAAGGTGGATTTGTGATTATTCCTTCATATTTTTGATCTGTCTTATATGTAAGAAAATCTGCAACTATTGTATTTGGATAACCTCTATCCACTAAATCAAGTCCCGTAATATCCCTTTTGTTCTTATAAAATTCATTTACTGTATTAGCAATATGACCACCACCAACACAAGGCTCTAATATTGTCTGTGCAAAAAAATCATATTTTGAAAGCAACATCTTTACCGCTTCGGGGTTGGTTGCATAATAATCATTTTTTACTCTTTCATTTTCTGGATTACCACCAGCCAATTTAGCACCTGCTAATACTTTTTTCTCCATTTTGTTTTACCAGAAAGCTCATATGATTTACAGTAGCTACACTTTACATTCCTTTCTGATATTTTATTCTCTTATTTACTGGGATTCCCATAGCCGAATGGCTTAGATATGATTAAAAATTTTCCAAAGAAAGATTGGTTTACTGCGAATTAACTTATTCGTCATGAATTCTTTTAAAATCATTCAACTCATATGATGTTTTAAATTTAGTACATTTTGCTAAAGTAATAATATGTTTGCAATTTGGACAAGGCACATAACATTCGTTTGGTTTAGGATTAATATGTCTTGGATAAGCAGCTTCCGAACTCTCAAAAATAAAAGTTGTTCCACAATTATCACAAGTACACCCATATCCATAATCCTTCTTTTCCACTTCTTTAAGATGATTGTTCATTACTGAAAGAATTTTCATTTATATTTTTACCTCCAATATATTATTCTCCAAACTCACAAGTGTCACATGTTGAAAAATACTTATCGTGGTCTATGCAGCATTGTGGTCTGTTATCATCTTCATCAGTTTCTTCATTAAATTTGATATAAAATGGAGTACAATCACAGACCAACATTGATGCGATCGACATTCCGTAAATAATGGCAGATTTACACTCTTGATTATCCTTGAATATTGAACAATTGACCATCTTATTAAATTCTTCAGAACCAATGAAATTCAATACTGTTTTCTGTAATTCAGTTGAATCAATTAGCTTTTTATAATCATCCATTTGATACCTCTTTTCTATAATCCAATGATATGTTGCTTTCCTGTGAAGTTACCTCAACTAATTACAATATTTCTCAATACCTTGTGCCATAATATCTCTTAATTCATCTTCCTCATATGTAGAGCCAAACTGCGACCAACTACAACTATATTCTGTATTATTGTGTACTAACGCAAGTTTAAATACACTGCCACCATAATTCTTATATGCATCTAATTTGATAGCTTTAATATGAGGAATTTCTAAATACCAATTATGCTCTTTATATTCAAACTGGATATTAGTAGCTTGACCAAAATTATAATCAATGAATTTAACGTTATTCATATACTCAATATCAAGAAGCTTTTTAATATAATCAATATACCAATCATATGTTTCCTTTTCTTTATATTTCTTTCTCTTATCAAGCTTGTTACCATCTGCATCCTGATTCTTTGATAACATATTTAACCATTCTCTACACGTTTTAATCGTAGAAGGTTGATCAAGCAGTATATACTGAATATTCTCTTTATAAGTGCGAAATGCCTGTTGTTCAATAAGATTATATTCATTCTTCATATCATCTAATGCTTGTTTCTTTGCTGACAATCTTCTTTCTACTTGTGCAAATTTATTTAATGAACCCATTTCATATTCACCATTATAGTTATATGTGTCATTTTTATATACTAAAGACATTAATCGTTCACCTCTTTTATTTTTTCTTAGTTCATAAAAATCATTGATTTTATCCTTACTTTAATATTCTCTCTTTGTTACCAAAGAAACCTGAATTTACTTTTATTCACACGCAATATCTAAATCTTCACCAATCTTATGAATAACATTACCAAGTCCCTTACATAGCGACTTTAACCATTCTTCACTACGATTAGTCATTTGCTCGTCTCTTTCTTCATCTGTCATATCAGACCAACAAACATTGTCCCATTTTCCATCTCTTTTAACTCTAAAATAATATCCATCCAAATTTCTATTCATAGCAATCTCCTTTACTTTCTATTAATCCATTCCTTAAACTCTTTAAAATCTTCCTTTGTAAGCACAATATCTGAATAATAAAAATCCTTATTCATAATAATCGCCCAAATCTTCTTCAATTTTTCAAAGAATGGTCTTTGCTGAGTGTAAAAGTTACCATTTGTATATGATAAGAAAGCATAGTCGCCATCTCCATAATCATGAATTTTAAAATGAATACCTTCGTCACATCCACACTTACAACTTACAATCAATTCATCATCTTTAAAATTTTTAAATACTGCCATAATAATATTCTCCTTTCCACTCATCCAACCAATAGAAACTGTCAATCTGCTTATCAAGCTTTCCAACCTGCTCTCTTAGTTCAGATTCTTTCTTCTTACTATCTGTTCTCTGACACCTCTCCCATAATTCATCACGCTGCTTAGTTAATTCTTCATATTTATCAGATACATCAATCTTATCTACAACTGAAATCTCAATCTTTTCACCGCAATGAGGGCAGAATTTAATTGGAAAATTGTCTGTCTGCTCCCATTCGTCCTCCCAAGAACCAACTGTTTGTGTATAGGAAGTACAAAATTGTGGAATATAGATGCCATCATCTTCATATTCTCCACCAATATCATTTATATCTTCACCTGTAAATACAATAGTTTTATCCTTCTGAATTTCATCACAGCAATGCTTAAATGGATTATACTTGTACGAATGAGTGCCATTAAATTTTAATCTAATCAATTCTATTTTCATATCTTTATCCTTCTAAACATCTTCAACATAAACAGTAATACAACTTCCAATCTCACCACTCACTTTTGGGAATACCATTGTAATACTATCTATGTAATATTCTTCTCCGTCTGTATCAATGACATCATTAGTATTGATTATTAATGGAATTTCGTTCTTTCTCATATAATCTAGCGTCTTAAAAACTTCTGATATATTCTCTACTTCTGTATATCCAAGAAGTTTATAATCATCATATCTGTCGCTAAAACCAACAATTCTTATATGCAAGTTCTATACCTCCTTATATTTAGTTATTCTCTCTTTTTTATTTTGGAAAACCGTGTGTAGAAATGCTCTTAGACAAAATTAACAGGAAATGCTTCTTTCCTGCTAACCATGAATATCCATATAAGGATACTTAATTCCTCTATATTCCTTATAACCTTTTGTCAAAAGTTTGAAATTCACATTCTGTTTATAATACCCTTTGTATCTCTTTACTAAAAACAAATGAGTACAACTGCATTGAACACAAAATTTGCTATTTTGTTTGGCTTCATTTTTTGAATAATAATATCCTTGAATTCCACCACAACAAGGGCAGGTTGATACCCATACTTCTCTTGTTAAGTTGTGTATTTCTTCAAATGGAATTTCATGGAATATTAGACCTTCAGGAGTTACAAGATAATATTTCTTTTCACCAACATCTATGCTTTCTGACTCAATTGACCTCATACTTTTATTCTCCCATCTGATCTACAATACTCTGTAACTTATCAACATATATTTGAGCTTCTTCCTTGTTGAAAATTTTAAAGTTACATGGAACAATAGCAGCTCCGCATTTATCAAAGATTCCTGCATTCTCCCATGCTTTATAGAACTCAACAATGGTGTCAAAATCTATATATTCACTATCTGGATTCCACCGAAGAACTATAATATCACCTTCGCTTGGATGTATCTTCCTTAGCTTAGTCATATTCTTCTTAATGAATTTCTTTTTCTGTCTCTTATTCATACTATTATTCTCCTAATTACTCAGTCTATCTTTGTCATATTCATACATTGAACAATCTTCACAGTATAAATCTTGTTCTTTGCAATCTTCACAATCGAAACATCCACCATAAATGCCACCATTTTCATTCATCTTACAGGTATTACATTTACAAGTTTCACATGATGTATCCACTCAATCACCTCCTCAAATGAAACGTGGTTTTCCTTGGCTTTTCCAACCTCTGAAAGCCTTGATTTTAGGGCATTTCAGAGATTGAGATTTTAATAATTTGTGATTAATACCTCGCAATCGGCACTCTTGTCCTTTTTCTGATAATTGCAGTTGCTATAATCATGTTTTAAATAATGAACTATGTATTTATCTTTCCATTTATCAAGTAATGGATTATCATATTTGAGATTATTACTTAATGCAAACTTAACGCCTTTATCATTCAAAGTATCAAGAGTCTCTAGTAATTTATTCTCCATTTCTTCTGTCCAACCACCATTTTCATTGTATGTAGCAACAGAATTAAAATATGGTGGATCTGCATAAACAAAATCACCTTCCATAAAATCAGAAAAATCAAATCTCTCAAATGGAATATTTAAGAAACTACAATCTATTTCATTTAGTCGCTTGTGAAAATCTATAAATTTTTGTCTAAGAGTGGGATTAAAACTTGATCTATCTTTGCCAAAAGGCATATTATATTCACCTTTGGAATTGAATCTGATTTGATTATTGAACGCATAACATAAAAGCGTATAGAATTTAATTGGATCTTTGATACCTATGTTGTATTCTTCTCTAAACAGTAAATATCCTTCTTTGTTTTCTTTCGTTAATTCATACTTATCAATATATGAATCAATTTTCTGTAGCACTTCTTCAATATTTGAACCTTGTAAATATTTTAGAAAACCAACTACCTGTTTGCATATATCATTATAGATAATATGATCGGCATTTACATTAATACCAACATTAAAACCTCCACCAAATAAATCCACAAAAGTATTTATCTTATCTGGGAACATTGGTACAATGATTGGTAGTAACTTATACTTGCCTCCGACATAATTTAGAGGCGATTTAATATATGTATTTTTCAAATTTGTTCACCAATAGTAGCTGCGCAGCTTTACTCACATGTGAACTTTTTTCCTTTCCTTAACTTGTAATTACATTGTTATATTCTCTTTTTGTCTCGAATATTGTATGGTTTTCGTGACAAACCATGAAACCAAAATTTCTTTTTAAATCAAATAATCGTAAATATCTCTTGAATCAATAAATGTCCTATCGAGATTAATATCAAAGAAAGTTATTTCGTAGCCAACACCTAACACATTGGTTATTTCACCTTCTTTGTCACCAATTTTTACTTCTCTTCCAATTAATTCAGTCATACAATAGATACCTCCGAGTATTTATTTTTCCACTACAAATAGCTTTTCTACTGCTTTCTCACCTGTAACTCTATCTGACTTCTGCAACACTTTACGCTCTTTCTGCCAGATACACTTAAAATCATCAGGCATGTTATATTCACTTATTAACACTATATTATTCTCTGAAAGCTTACGAAGAAAATCGTAAAAAGAATCGTAGTCAATTGACTGTTTAGAATACTGTTTTGTGTTTTTATAGGGTGGATCAAAATAGAAAAGACAATTTTTATAGTCTGCGAAATCATTATAATCACAACACATAAATTCAATATCATTTAAATTCGGTGCTTGTTCCTTGAAATTATTTAATCTCTCATTATAAATGCTTCTTCCACCCTTTGAATCTCTACCATAACCACCATCAAAGTATCTACCACCATAACTTGCCATATATCCAATCAATGCAATATATTCTGGTGAATACTTATGAATTCCAAGTTTTCTATCTTCTCTAACCTCTGCGTAATGTTCAAATGTACATACTTCAGGTACGATGGATAAGCCGTTGTCTGTCTGAGCATATTTCAACAAAGCAATCAACTCTTCATTAATATCTGCTCCAATTCTCTTATCACATTTAATTTTATCAATAAGATTAGCTCCACCACACATAGGCTCTATGTAAGTTTTAATATTATTATCATCAATATACTTCTGAATAATCGGCACTAAAAATTTTGCCAATCTGTTTTTACTTCCTTGATATACCATTTAATTACTTGGAGTAAGGAATTCCTTAATGTGTACACGAACCTCGCCTCCTTTCATTATTTTATTCTCTTAATTAAGTTGCACTCATCAATAAATCTTGATTAACATACTCAGCTACTCTCTTACTTCCAACCTCAAAAATATCCTTGTCTTTCTCGAAACATATGTAATTTCTACCTGTATTCAAAGCTGCAATCGCAGTTGTACAACTTCCTGCACATGAATCAAGAACTAAATCTCCTGGATTGGTGTAGGTCTTAATCAACTCTTCAATCAGTGCCACAGGCTTTTGTGTCGGATGAAGTGCCGACTTTTGAATATCCTTTGCAAATGTCCATACCGACTTAGGATATCTTTCTGTACTATCATAAGTAGTAAGACCATGTTCTCCATAATCAGTAGTCTCTTTACAGTTAGTCTTATGTTCTGCTTTGCTAACTTTTCTTGGATGTCCAGTTGTTTTTTGTGGATTATATGTTGGAAGTTTCTTATAGAAAATACAGATATCTTCGTGTGAGCGTAATGGCATTTTCTTAGCATTTAGAAATCCTGTTGGCTGTGTTTTCTCCCAAATAAGATTATATTTCCAAAGCTTACGATTACTTTGCATTAAATCTGCAGTAAACATACCATTCGCAAATAGAATAATTGCACCATTATCTTTAATGATTCTTTCATACTGTTCCCATAATGGTTTAAATGGAATAACTGAATCCCATTTATTTCGTGAAGTTTGTCCATAAGGAAGATCCGTAATAATCGCATCAATTGACTTATCATCAATCTCTTTCATACCTTCAAGACAATCTTCATTGTATATTTTGTTAACCTCTAACATTTCTTACTTAGAGCAAATCCAGATTTAATGCTGCAGCAAATCTCTCGCTCCTTTCAATGTATTATTCTCTTATTTATGATAGGTTACATCAATATGTTCCATACACCATTTCCAATATGGAATTACTTTAACACCACCAGCTTCGTTCCAATCTTTCTTTAACTGCGTTTGTGTATCTTTGTCTAAACAAGAAACTAAATACAAAGAACACTCCATTGGTGCTGTTTTTCTGTATTCTTCACTAAAATCTTCTAAATTTAAATTCGCCATTTCTACATCCTAACTTCCAAGGAAACTTCGGTTTACTGTGCTTACTTTTTATCTGTAATCTCAAATGGTACAATTGACTCTGGAATATAATTAACTTCATATTTGTATTTATTGACTTTCGCACCACCCAAATCTTCAATGACATACATTGTATCTTCATTCAACCCAATAATATGTCTCTTATATGTACCATCTTCCATCTCTACAACAAGCGTCACCTGATCATTTGTCGCATCCTCTCTACTAAATGCACCAATCATTTCAAACTCAACCTTATCAGTACGAGTGTTAATTACTGCAAATCTTCTAAGAACATTAAAGTTCTCAGCTTCCTGTTTCATATTGTATGTAACCTTTTTTGATTCAGTTTCAAAAGCACACCCAGTTAATGATGTTGCTACCATTCCAACGGCTAACATTACTACTAAAATTTTCTTTTTCATATGGTCTATTCGTCCTCCTTTAACACAAGAATTGCTTTATAGTATCTACTATTACATGAACTGGACTCTACTTTGTATCCAGCATCTAAATAATCATCCATAGCGTTCTCAAAATCATTGCTATTTTCCATTTCTAAAATTACACAGTTCTTCATATAGCTTATTCTCCTTTACTATATCCAGTCTCTTCAAGAAACTTGTCAAATTCCTCTTTTGTCATATTGTTTGGATAATACATGTTCACCACCATATCAAACGGCTTCAGATAATTATCCAACACATCTTCAGCATCTTCTTTTGCTTCCTGCATTTTCATATTGATATAATCTTCTCTCGTCATATTCCATGCTGTAGGACAATCCGTGACACTCGAAAATCTACAATACAATCCATTTGGCTGCTTTGATATAAATCCTGCCATACTCACTCTCTTTCTTTGGAATATTTATCCAATATTTCATCATCTATTCTTTTACATTTATTAAACCCTTTGACATATCCAATCAAATATGTCATATAAGAAAAGCCGATTGATAAAATTAACCATAACACCATAATTATAACTATATATTTAACCATTTCTTACCTCACAATCTCACAGGAAATCTATGTTTCTTAGTAAAAATATTACTATATATAGTGTCTATATTTTCTATAAGCACTATATATAGTATCTCACTTACGCCTGATACACAAAACTTGGCATTAGCTGTAATTTAAACAGATTTTTCTCATGCATTGAATCAATCTTAGCTTTTACTTCCTCACTTGGCTCAATTCCATCTCTGATATATGCATCTAATTCAGCATAAGTAAATCCAAGATTATCCTCATCTGTCTTTCCGCAAAGACCATCGGTAGGTGTTTTATCAACTAATTCAGATGGAAGACCTAACTCACGACCAATAGCCTTAACCTCTGTTACTGTAAGCTGAGATAACGGACTGAAATCACCAGCAGCGTCACCATATCTTGTGGCATAACCTACCCAATCTTCTGAAAGATTACACGTATTAGCAACACGACCATTTACTGTCTGTGATACAGCATAAAGAGTAGCCATACGAATACGAGCAGGGAGATTTGTAGAAGTCTGTTTTGACCAACGATCTCCCAACTGTGGTTTAATCTCATGCTTTAAAGTACGAACTGTATTGCCTATATTTACAACACAACTGTCGATTCCAAGATGGTCTACAAGCATTCGAGAATAATCAATATCTGGCTGTTCTCCCTGTGGCATTAATACACCAAAAACTCTATCCTTACCAAGAGCTTCTACACATAATGCTGCCACAACGCTTGAATCCTTACCACCTGAGATGCCCACAACTGCCATACAGTCTTTACCATTCTTCTCAAAGAAATCCTTAATCCACTGAACGCAATCATTAGTTGCTTTCTTTACATCAAAATTACTCATGTCTAATCTCTCCTTTTTCAATTTTCTCAATTAATGTAAGTAGTTCGTTATATACTTGAATTAATCCACCTCTGTCATCAATATAAGCATTTGCATAAATCTTTCTTCCTGAAAATGCAACAGAAGCATCACAATTAATACCTCTATGCTTGATATGATTATCATTCAAATATTTTTCAATCATTTCATATTTATCTTCGCCATTACCAGTGAAAATAATTACTTCTGAATAATTCTCCCATCTCTGTAAAAGACTAATGACATTTTTGTATGTCCTGCCCTTCTTGTGAAAATCATAAATTGTATCATCAAAATCCACACAGAAAATAAGCTTTCCATATTTCTTAAACTCTTCTTCTAATCTGTCATAGGAATTGTTTGCCTGAAGATAAAAATCCATCCTACTTACCTCCGTACATTCTGTTTCTGATATCCGCAAATGTATCTTCTCTTACTAACTCTCCATCTTTAAATACGGTAGTAAGTAAACTGTTATCACTCATTTCAAGTAACTGATCTTGACACTTTAATTCACCGTTATCATCGTATACTCTGCAACATCCTTTATGAGATTTCTTTAAGTGACTTGTATCTGTCTTAGGATCTTTGAAAATCATTAACTTCTTGTCATCAATTACTCCATATGTAGCTTTCATTGCAATACCAAAAGTATCTCTTGTAACAACAATCATCTTGCCGTTTTCAACGATTGCAGTGAAGCAAAAAGCTCCTACACCATAAGCAATATTATTAGCTGCGAAACCACGCTTTTCTAATTCTTTCCAAATAGTTTCTACATTAGAAAGTGTGCAGCCATCACCATAAATAATACCGATATGCTGATCTAATACCTTATAACCTTTACCATTTACATAACCACCAAAAATCTCCCATAACCTTTCAACCGTCTTAACGGAAATCTCTACAATATCACCACTATCAGGACGAACCAAGAGCTTTCCATTATGATTCATAATCTCTTCTTTACACTGTGGAAGAATATTATTTACCATATTCCAATAATCATAAGTATCTGAAACCATACTAAATGATGTATTTGGATATAACTCTGTTAAAAGTCTCTTAACGAACGTAATCTCATCTCCATCAATTGAGAAATTAGCACCCATTACAGAATGCTCAGTTGAGACAGCACCGATTCCAATACCATTATTCTTACAATCGGCATTGTAATATCTGTCAATATAATTAATTGCTGGAATTGTCGATGTTTTATTAAATGAAAGTAACCATGAAGCTGAACATCTTGTGGCTTCATCCATACAAGACATTCCTCTCATACCAAAATCTGCACAAGCCATATTTCCAGGCAATCCGTCTGTTGTCTTGTTATACCAATAATCTGCAATTTCACGATACATATGACCGATAGTTGCATGACAACAAGGTTTCCATAATTCTACCTGAAGAATACATTCAATCCACTGTACAAGCCAAGCAAACTTATCATCTGTATTTGTGATTTCAATACAAGGAATTCCCATTGGCACAAGTGTTCCTTCTGGTAATGCTCTAATCTCAAGTGGTAAATATCCTAATCTGTGAAGTTCTACAATCTTCTCTAAATCATAGTTATCTCTTCCAATTTGCACATCCATTGAACCCGTATAAAGAGATAACATTTCATCTTCTGACAAATCGAAGAAATTTTTCTGAAAATATCCCATTAAATATTCTTTGATAAATGCCTGTAATCCAAAGAAAACCATTTCCTTTTGATTCTCCAACATTGATTTTCGAGACACCCAATATGATACCAGTTTAGTTAAACCCTTTGGGTACATACGATCGTGGCACTGTTTGTAAGTATCTGATAATAATAAAGCCATTGTGTTATCCATAATTCTTAAACCTCCATAACTGTAATTTTTTCATGATTACCATTAAATAAACTGTTTGTAGTAAATAATCTGTTCACTGTATTATTCTCCAAAGACTTAATCAATGTTCCTTTTTCTTTATCAAGAATTGAATTCTCTGTATGTGTTGCATACGCATAAATCTCAGTTACACCATGTTTCTTTAATTCTTCTGCACTATAATAAAGTGAACCGCCATATGCGATAATATCATCAATCATTAACACAGCTTTATCCTTCAAATCAATACCATTTGTCCTAATGTCTAATCCAAGGATTTTGCCTGTCTTCCAATCTCTTTTCTTTTCACCATAACAATACGGTAACTCAGGAAATAAATCTGAATATCTCTTAGCTGCACCTGCATCTGGGAAATAAAGTACAAGATTTCTCATACCAATCTTTGAAATAGCTTTATCAATATACTCTTTTGGATTTTCTTTTACACAGTTATTAAGTAATGCAGTAGAAACATCACTGTGAGCATCCAAAACATAAACCGATGAAAATCCTAACCAATTGATAAAATCGCAAAAATACTTCAATGTGAATACTTCATCATCATTTTTCACTCTATCCATTCGTGCATTGGGAATGTATGGAAGAGACAAATAATAATCCACATTAGTAAAAAATCTTTCAAGATGTTTCCTTACTAACATCAGATAAAACATTTCATCGTTACTCTCATAAATCCATTCAATCCAAATGCAAGGAGAGCCATCATAAGAGTCTTCCTCAATGTTGTTTGTATCAATATTTACTCTTGGTGTCCCATCTGGGAACTTATTGATTGTTACAATATCGCCATTAATTTTAATCATGTTCTACTCTCCAATCTTTTTATATTCCGTGTACACTTTGTTTTCACAGTAGTACAAGTTATAATCACACTGCTCAATGTACCACCATAACTTCTGATGTCCTTCTCTAAGATATTCTCTACAGTAATTTGTTTCCTGATAGTGATTATCTACCATCTGTCTGAAACTCAACTCATCAATATCATCTGAGTTATGACAATACACTGCTATTCTGTTGATTAAATCCTCTGTGAAATTTTCCGTGACTACGAATACGACTCTTACAATTTCATATCTTAATCGCTTAATGGATTTTAATTGTTCAAAATCATGTAAATGGTATACAACTCTATTAAAATATGCATATGGTGCGTCTTTTACGTTTGGCATACTTGTATGTAATTCTATCTGAACTTTATGTAAAGTTATATCGAAGAATTTCCTATACCACTCAATGTTATTCTCTAAATTCCATAATGGATCTCCACCACCAGATATTGATACCCAATTACATTGATTTTTCTTAATCTCCTCTTCTAAAGAGTTCAATCCATCAATCGTACTCTTTGGAATCTGAAGATTATTATTCTTTACAATGCAATATGGACATGAATAGTGGCATCCAAAATTGGTTATCACACTCATGTACTTATCCATATTTTATTCTCCAATCACTTCAATCTGACACATCTTCATAGTTGCTAATGCAGCCTTGTGAGTATCAGGTGTCACACCTGCGCAACAGCTTGCATCTACTGTAATATCAATCTCAGGATAATTTGCTCTGATAATAAGTGCATTTGAAACCACACAGATTTCGGTGCATAATCCGCAGATTTCAACACTTTTAAATTTAAAATCATCCCAATGTGTCCAACCGAATGTAGGCTTATCAATCAGAATATCGTTTTCAATATCAAAATCTAACTTATCGGAAATCTGCCAACCAATAGTATTCTTTACACAGTGAGTAATAGGGAGATGCTTACCCTCATATGTTTCTAAGTAATTCTCAGGATGTGTATCTCTTGTAAAAATTACCTGCTTACCAGCATCATTATACTTCTTAATTTTCTTTGCTACATTTGATACAATCGCCTGTGCTTCCTTTGTGCCAAGTGTTCCATTAATAAAATCATTCTGCATGTCTACAACAATTAATGTTTCTCTCATTTTGTTACCTCTTTTCTTTGTTCTTTCATTACCAAATGGCTAACATTTACTGCTTCTCTCATAGCTTCTGCAAACTCATAAGCACAATCAGAAGTAAATCTTTCCTGCACTTTTGCAATATCATTTGTATCAACTTCACTATGAATTCTTGCATCAATAATATATTTTCCGTCTTTACATTGAATATCTATCATTGTTTAATTCCATTCCTTTCCACTTCATAAAAGCAACATAAATCAACCGCATGATTTCTTTGAATAGTGAGATTATCTACTTCTTCCTTTAATTCTTTATTCTCTTTTTCAAGTGCAGCTATTCTATTTCTCAACTCATCTTCTTTTGAAAATTTCTGAATTCCAATCTGTTTATAATCAGATGTAACAGTTTTAACAGAATAATTGCTTATATAATCTGTTGTTCCATCAAGATATGTAATTGTTGGTTCAAAGAATCCACGCTTCTTACACTCATCACAATGACAAATGGATGAAATATATCCAATTTTGCCATCACTGCTTTCTACATAATCACCTTCATGAAATTGAATATCTGTTATATTATTCTCTTTTGGAACAATTGGATCTCTGAATATAAGTTTTAAATATCCTTTACCTACATTTCCTTCACTAATAAATCTATAACCAAGATCTTCGTATTTTTTAATTGTATCTTTTGCTTCATATATTTTTACACAAACTGTCATTTACTTATTCTCCTCATCTTCACCTAAAATTTTCTTTCTTAATGAGTTCCAACCATCATCATAGCCATCACAATACTCATCCATATATTCATCATTATGTGTCTCATCTGGCAATTCTTTTAATGGACACCAATTTGGTTTTTCTTGACAATATCCATTTTTACTATCAATCATTCTACAAAGAGTATTATCATTTAGCTCATCCATTAATTCACAACATGCTTCGATACCTTCTTGTATTTCTCTACAAAAATTACAATCACAACAAGTTTCAGGCATATCTAACACTAAAACAGCTTTACTCATTGTTTTATTCTCCTATCGTCTTAACAATCTATATTACCTCAATAAAGTCATCAGGGATTATATCTTTATTTACAGTTACATATGGAAGTTCACTTCTGTCGAAAAAATTACAAGTCAAATATAAATTAACAATATATTTTTTCTTCTCCAAGGATTGTTTCAGCGTTATCTACTATATATTGTCCACAATATTTAATTCTCTGAATAAGTTCATTACGGATAGACTGTTTTTCGTCTATTACATTTCTGGTTATTCCTTCCATATTCTCTCTCTCCTTTCTCCACAAGAAATTCCGCATTCCTACGAACTTCATATTCTATTTATTCTCTGTTACAACTTCATAAAACTCAAAATATGAGCTATAACATCAACAGTCCATCCGTTGCCAATTGCTTCAAATCTTCTTGTCTTAGGCATTACTTTTACATTGCCACTCTCATCCATTCCAAACTCCGTATAATTGTCTGGAAGTGTCTGAAGTCGTTCAATTTCTAATGGACATGTCTTTTTATATTTTTCTCCACCAAGCCAAACATTGAATTTTGTTTCTGTTCTGCAACGTGGCACTGTTGGAGCTTTCTTATCCAAAAAGTACAGCCTGTCCTGCTGCGAATAATGACCTTTGCCACCAAGATCATATTTTATGTAATTCTCACACTTAATCATTGTGTTCCTGATTCTGTCATCAAAGTATTTGACTAAATCTGGATCATCACAGATAACATCTTTCACTAATAATCCTTTATCATCAGGAAGTGTGATATTTGGTATGTTCGTCCAATACAGACGTTTTCTTCTCTGAGCTGATAATAGCTGACTATCAATCATAATTTGTTGTACACCCAATTCCTCACTAATAGCGTCTTGAATCTCATTAGCCATTCCATAGTTATTTTCATATAGGAAATATGTTGGACTTGTGTTATTCTTTGCTTCTACAAATTTCTGAAAAAGTTTCCAACCTTCGCCTTCTGTATCAATTTCTCTCTTCAATTTTGCTGTTTTACTACACTTGGCTTTCGACCAGAACTGGCAAGGTGAACCACCCATTAATAGATCGACTCCATTAAAATCCTTGAAGTCGGTAGAAAATACGTCACCGTATCTTTTGATATCAGGATAATTATATCTACTGATTTTGATTGCATTCTCTTCAATTTCAAATGCGTTATACTCACTGACTGGAATATTGGCTTTATCTAATGCAACTCTTCCACAAGAGATTCCATCAAATAAACTTAACACTCGTAGCCCTTGAGGATTATTTTTTTCATTATTCTCTGTCAAAATACACTATTTTACAGAGGTTACGTAACCATAATTACCTAGAATTTACTGTTATCCTTTCTTCTTAATTATTTTGTTATAAAATCCTATGGAATTTGCACGTCTGCAAAAACCATAAGAAAAAATATTTCTTATTACTTTTGTTTGGAAAATTTGGCTGAATCGCCAAGATAGAAATTTTTATATATGATTATTCTTCGTCTTGAAATGATTTAATTCGATTTTCTAAATAATCAATCTCATCATTCCAATGGTCTATTAGCATGTCTTCGATTTGATGCTTTGCATCTTCTATACTGTCTGCAAACAATGTATCATATTCAACATTTAGTTCTTTTGATACATATATAAATATGTTTTCGTCTGCCTCATCTTGTACAAAACCAGCTACTACATTTTCATCATCTTCTTCATAAAATTGACTAAAATGTAATTTATAACATTCCTTACCAAAGTCATTCTTTTCACCTGTTTCCCAATATTTCTTCACTTTATCACCTCACTTAATTTTGCCGATCAGCCTTTGAATAGAATTACTTCTATATTAGATTATTCTCTACTTTACAAATGGATTATCCATAATATGGTCATTAATCATATTTTTAAATCCAAAAGGTGAATCAATCACCCTATCTGAATATTTGAATTGTTGTAAAAATCTGATTACATCACGAGCATCACCAGATGATAATGGCATAAATGATACGTACTCTGGGTGACCTTTAATACATACAACAGCCCAAGAATGGTCGCTATGTAAATGAATATCAGTTCCGACATCCATCATTGAATTTATTAATTGATGACAATCATTGACTAATCTATATGCGTCTGAATATTGGTTTCGTGCCATTTGCATCTGTATAGTAGATTTTTGCAAGTCCTTTAATTCAGTCTCAAAGAACCAAGTTCTTAATTTATTTCGTATTTTATCTTTTATTTTCACGTTCTCACCTCACTTTACAATATTCTAATAATCTGTTCATACAAACAAATATCTCTGTCATTGATTGCCTTATTCAAATGCATATGACCAAACAGATGTTTTTTGTATTCAGTTGCAGCTTTCACTTCTTCCAAATAATTAGTCAACACATCTGGTTTATACAACCACTTACCGCCCATAAGATATAATTCAGATGTAGAAGGACTATGCGTAATAATATAATCGACTAAATTATTATTCTCTTTTAAAACATCTAATCCATGCTGCATCTCTTCATCTGTTGGTAATTCCTCTTCCCACCAAGATAAATCTTTTATGCGATACATATACTTACCGTGATTATCAAGTTTCTTAGCGTCTTCTCTCTTCTTTTTCTCATCCAACTTCACGCCAACAATATACTTAACAATTTCAATCTTGTTAGAAATCTCCTCATCTTCCTTTGACTTAGTATTCAGAAGACTCTCTTCCTCAGACTTCTTTACTTCCGCATTGAGTGTCTTAAATACTGAGTCCAGATTTGTGAGAGATAAATCCCACAAATCAATTACGTTAATCATTCCTCTGAATGGGAACTGATAGTTTGCTCTTGTTGCATTGATAAATAATTCGTTGTTTGTCATAATAATAATCTCCTTTTCTAATTCTAATTAAAACTTAATCTTCATTACACGCTCTGTTGCGCCCTTAACCTTAATAATTAAATCTTCTCTCTTTGTCATAGAGAATCCAATTCCTGAAAGCTGATCATCAGTATCTTCTACATGACACTTAGCACCTAAAGCCTCGAACACTCTCTTATGCTTCATTAAATCATTATCAAGGAACTCAAGATAGAATCCATTAGGCTCTTCGCTATTTACACAATCCTTCAAGAAAAAGAATAAATGTCTATGACCAATTCCATCCTGCTCGTCAAAATAGTTTGGACTGTAACTAATTACTGATACAGGAACAAACTGATTTGTATTTACACCCCAAATCTCACGGCTTGAAATAGATGAATTTCCTGCTAATTTCTCCTTAATTGAGAAGTTTCCATTCTCATCGAGTGTTACTTCTGCAACCTGAACTTTTTCATCAGTTCTCATCGACTTATCGTAATCAAACTTGTAAATTTCTCCATTAAATTCAATCTCAGCTCTAAATCCATGCCTTACGCTTCCTGAATACTGATGTACAAAGAACTTATAAACACCTGGTTTCATTCTTGACAGGTCTTCCCAAGTAATATTCTCTACTGCAACCTTTCCATCTGGATGAATAATATCAACGTCTAACTGACCACCCATTCTTGAAACACTTGGCTTTCTACAATTACTAAAGAAAATTTCATTCTTATCTGGCTCAATACAATGTGCATCAAGATCGTAATTATCATGACCATCTTCATTCCACTGAATAGAAAATCTGAGTACACCATCGACATTACCGCCAGCAGCTTTTACATTCTGCTTCATATCAGAATCAGTAATGTTTCCTGAATAAGCCCAAGATAATCCATTATTCCACTTGAACATTGTCTTAGCGTCTGGATTAACAGGTGCAATCATAGAAACAAAGTTCTTCTCATGCTTATTCTCTACAAAAGCTTCAATCTCCTTTGCAGTTGGAAGTACCTTATTAATGAAATCCTGTGCTGAAATCTCTTCAACCTTAGAAAACTTCTTAGGACTTACAGCAACATCTTTTTCCATCTGTCCAAAGATATCATCTGCACTAACCATTCTTCTTGCAGCACTCTTATTTGAAAACAGTACATTATTTACAGTAATATCATTAAGATTAGCAAATCTTCTCTGTAATGAATCCATGTATCCAAGTTCTGTAATGGTCTTCTTTGCATCCTCAAGCATTTTCTTTGTAAAAATAGCCTTTGGTCTTTTATAGTTGCTCGGTGCTGTAATCTGCTCATACTTCTTAACTGCTGTGTCAAGATCCATATCCTCACTTACATTAATAAGAAGTGTTCCAATAGAATGATTTCTAATTCTACCAATAGCCATACCTGCTGTTACCGACTTCTCCCAAGCATATAAATCCTTTTCAGTATCAGAAGTCAGCTTATCGTATTCCTTCTTATACTTCTTGAACTCTGCGAGTACACCTTTCCACTCTTCGCCCTTGTAAAGCGTATTTGAATTGATAAGTTCAAGAATTGTATCAAGTGCTTCCATAGTAATCTCATCGAGAGAACGCTTAAATACATTTCTTGTATCTCTGAACTGTCCTTTAACTTCCTCGTTAGAACGACTACTTCTATTTACGAACTTGTTTGGAAGCTCTAAGAAGAAATGATCCCACTGATGAGATTTTTCATTGATTTCCTCAAAGTTAAAATCTGTACCAATTTTGGGGAACTTAGTTGTATAAATATCTGTAACTGTATGAGCTTTTACAAAAGTATCAAGTGCATCACATACTGGCTGATATGTTGTATCACCAAGATTCAGTTCCCAAATCGTATGAATCTGGTTATCCTTGATAGTGACAGCAGAACCAATATTCTTAATAAACTGTCTACAACAACTACAATCATGCTCTCTACGCTCTCTGAAAATCTCATTTGTACCAGCAGGGAAGCTATCAAGATATGTATTCCATAATTGATCCTTATCTACATTTACCTCAAATAAATGAGTTGCCTCTTTCTGCATTTCATCGAAGTGCTTCTGTAATGCCTTCTTAAACATCATAAATCCATCCATATTTTGTACCTCTTCTTTCTTATATTTATTTTTGTTAATTGTTTCTACTGTTATATTCTCCGTTTATATCAAACCAGTTGCCTTATCTGGGTTCTCATTAGCCCATTTTATCCATCTTTCAGCATAAGATTCAGTTTTACTATTTAATCCAAACACTTCTCTTGTGAGTATATATCCTTTACCAATCGACTCTTCCATTTCTTTTGTGTTGTTATCTACGTCATCTGCGTCTAATGGTCGAAACACTGTCTTGGTAAAATATCTTCTACCATATTTCTTTGTTGTCGTGATTTTATTTATTTTATCCTTATATAACTTCCATACACCAGATGAATCTTTGTTAATCTGTCCTACGCAATCTCCTATATTTAACATATTGTCTCCTTTCTAAAATCCCAATGAAACGAAGTTTTCTTGCTAATATTCTTCTGCTATATCATCATATTCGCTTGACAGATATTTAATCAAATCTTTATAAATATCCAACTGATGGTCGTATAAATAATTACACAATTCAATATCACTATCGAAAAACTCTTCAATAGCTGTGGAATTAGCCCATCTGTCAAAAGCAGTTCTTGTTGAAACTCTAAGCATCCATCTATTTTTTGTTCCGCTATGAGGCTCTACTATCATAAAAATAACTGTATCTGTTCTTGCTTCTAAATGACCTTCGTATTCATAAATCTCGTAATCCTGACCATTGTTTACTTTGTCATTCTCAAACCATCTTCTTATATTTTCCATTACCTTACCTCTCTTCTATCCAAAATCTTCTGAATGGTTTTCTTATCTTTCTCAGATAAACTATCCCAATCTAACTTAAAACTCCCACAATTTTTATGGCGATTCCAACCATCATCACAATCATAAGAATAACGGTACGCACAATAATCACATGCCATTTATTTTCACCTCTCTTCCAAAGAAATCGAACATTACTGTGATATTTCTATTTTAATTTCAGTACCCTCATAATTACCTGTTATTTGCCTTTTTGCTACAGATATTCCCTCTTGATATTCATTGATAACATTTTCTAAATATTCCATAATATCATAAAAATCTTTAAGCAACCAAGGATGTGTATAAGATATATGAATTCCATCACATAAAAATCTCCAAAGAAAATCTTTTGCTTCTCTTTTACAACGCCACTCCTCTTCATATTTAAATTCCATAGAACCAACATAATCATAATATTCAAAATCATCAACTACTATATCTCTATTAGTACAGCCAAAATCTTCGACATCCCTTAAATTGTAATCACCGTCTGTATATAATGTATAACTAATATTTATTTGCATCTTTTCACCTTTCTTCCTATGAAACCTAACGTTAATGTGGCAATAAATACTCTCTTTCCTCTATATAAAATTCTTTCTGCCACCTATCCATTAAGTCATAATGATTTTGTTCCATATAACAAGATGAACCATTATATCCATCGTATTCTTTCCAGATAATTTCTTCTGCCAAGATATGTAACTCCTTGTGTGATAACGATTTTAGAAAATCTCTAAATGTTACATAATTTGTTCTCTTATCTAATACTTTCTTAAGTTTTGTTTTTCTTCTAAACATCTTTTTCTACCTCTCTTCCAAAAAAATCGGACATTTAATTCTTGTTATCATTTACCTATTTTCATCCAACCATTTAAAAAAATTCTTGTCATATAAATTCGGAATATCATTTCTGTTTCCTTCTACAAAATTAATAATATCCTGAATTAATTCTTGCCTTCCACGAACGTTTAATTCAAATTTGTAATACTCTATGCAAAAAAATAATATACTCTTTAATTTTTCTGCTTCCATATTTTCTATTTTGGTTTATTAAACTATGATATTCGTCCTCTGTTAAGATATATTTTTTTACTGTTTGATGTACTTCCATTTCTTGTATCTCCATATTTCACCTCATAATTCAAAGAAAAGAATTTTACTCTTTAAATGCATAGTCGCTTGCTACCCATTTATATCCACCAAATTCAAAATGCCAAAGATTATCTTTTCCTAATTCTGCATCAACGACCTTTCCTTCGACTTGTTTCGCAATTCCACAATGTTCTCCGTATTCCATATAGCTTTTAATTATCTTTTTCATACAATTCTACCTCCTGAAATGCTACGTTACTTTCATCTTGATTAGTTTCTTTGCATTTCTGTCTTCCAACATCTTAAAAATCAAATGCTCTACCAACTGAGCTAATGGTACAAAACTAGGCTGGTGGGATTTGAACCCACGAATGACAGAATCAAAATCTGTTGTGTTGACCACTTCACCACAGCTATCAGTCGGGTGTGAAATTTACCACACCCTTATCTTTTTTAATTACTTAACTACAGTATTGACACCCTGAATTTCAACCCAGCCATGTTCCAGTCTTGCTTCTGCTTCCTTCATTCTTATAAGTTCATCAGTGATTGAAGAACTTAATTTACTATTAGCTTCTGCCTGTGCCTGAGCTTCTATAAGCTGTGCATCAGCTTTAGCCTTTGCTTCTGCCTTAGTTACTTCTGCATCTGCCTTTGCCTTATTAATAGCTGTCTGATTGTTAATTTCCTGAGTTTCGGCTGCCTGCTGTGCTGTAATCTTTGCATTAATAGCTTCTTGTGTCTTCTCATCCACAGAAATGTTAATTAATGATACATTGCTAATTGCAATTCCATAAGGTTCAAACTTCTTATTAAGATAATCAGTTAATGCTGTATTAACGTTTGCTCTCTCAGAACCAAGAATGTCTGATACCTTATAATTTGCAACAACTTCCTTAGTCCAGCTAATAATGTTTGGTTTGATGAAACTATCTCTTACTTCCTTACCAGACTGACCTCTGAATCTTGTAAATAAATCAGCTACCTTATCAGGACTATACTGATATGTAAAAGTAAGATCTATCTGCATAGCCTTACCTTCAGATGAACTTGCTGAAAAGCTGTCATCATCTTTAGAGTCTCCGTCCTTGCCAGACGTTAAATAACTCTGTTCAAGACTCACCGAGTAAAGTGTCGTTTTTACAGTTGGTGACTTTAAATGCCATCCTTGTGTAAGAATATCGCCTTTTACTCCACCCGACATACTGTACTGAACGGCAATATAGCCAGCAGGCACACGTACACTTGATATTAACAATAGTATTGCAACAATAACAATTACACCTACTGTTATAATTCCTCCAATTTTCTTTGTTTTTTTCATCACTTTGTCTCCTTTTCTTCGTTATCATTATTTATTTCATCTGTCGAAAATACCCTATTTATAATATTGGTAACAAACTCACCAATTTTTGAAAATAGAGGCGACAGTAGAAACCATAAAATTATCATTCCTATAATGACTAATATAAAAAATGCCGGCATTTATATATTCTCCCTTAGATTCCTATTTTCTAACATTTCAATTCGCTGTTCTAACTCATTTAATCTCTCTTCATCATAAGTTGTTTTTTTAAACATTCCAACTTCATTTTCTTTACAACAAGACATGTAAAATCCGAATAAAAATGAGCTACATATAATTGAAACTATAATTATAATCATAATAAATCCAATCATTTAATTTCCCTCCTTTCATTAATCAGTGGTAGATTTATGTTCTGTCTAGGATTACACTTTTTGCTAAAATACATTGTAATATCCTGCGTAGTTATTTTTCTCCCTTATATTCTTTTAGAATATCTTGTAAATTGTTATAATGTGCATACATAAATTGACCATACCCATTATCTTTTTTGAATCCGTCTAATTGTATGTATAAACAAATATCAGATAAGGTTTCCACTACTTCGATTTTTATCTTCTTTTTCAATACGATACTTTTGAACAATGTTTTAATTAACATTAATTATCCCTCCTTTCTTCACATTATTTAAGAAGTTTATGTAATTATCAAAATCCATCTTAATATACTTATAATTAACATCTTGTGATGGACTATAATTCTTATCAGTAGCATTCTTCTGATAATTTTCCAACCAGGTCGCCAATTCAACATCCTTTTCGGTTCTGTAAGCATATGCTGTTAATGCCATTAATGCTGCCTTGCATTGTATATATAATGGATTATTTATATCTAAATACACATCCACGAAATCCTGGTATTCCTTTATATCAATATCCTCTATATCATCGGCAACATTTTCTTTAACAAATGATAATATTTCATCATCACAACCCGTATTCTGTTCAGATTCATTATCATTTGTTACCTTATTATCAGAAGACTCTATATTATTCTCTGTTTCAGTTGTATCAATATGTAAAAAATCATTCATAAGCCTTATAAGTAAATCAATCTTACCTACAATAGTTGTCTTTTTCTTGGTCTGTTGATCCTTAAAGTCAGCCATTGATATACCATTGATTTCTTTGTCTTTGAGTTCTATGTTATATGCATTTAAGAAATCTACGAAACGACTATCTTCTATATTATATGTAGTAAATTTATCAAACACTGAAATCCACATTGGCATTGTTGTAGGTGTAAATAATTCCTTTGATAAATCTTTGTTATTATCACCTAATGCTAGTTCCAATCTGTTAAACTGTGAATTCAATTTTAAAAATTGCTGTTCTGTTGTATTTTCATTGACGAATTTATAAATCGAATCTAAACTCGCTCTCCACGATTCACGAAAGAATAACAACATAATTGATTCAACAACAACTCTTTCAAGTTTTCCTTTAATTGAATTATTATTTGTAAACTTACCGCAGTTTTTGAAAAATGAATTTTTTTGAGAAATCTTTTTAATATGTCCAGCAATATCGGCTGATACGTTGAGTAATCCACCCTGTTCTTTATTCATACTTGCATGATTATTGTAATCACGAATATGATCGGCAATCTGCTCGTCAGTACAATCAAAAAACTTTGTTACATTAATATTAAAATTATTAAATCTTTTCTTTAACTCATCTGGTAAATCTTTATAATATTTTCCAATAACATCAAAAACTTTCATTTCATACTCAGGAAATCCTTCTTCATCAGGCACACGATTTCCATTATCATCTAAAACATAATCTCTATACTGAATTAAGTGTCTTTCCGCTCCTGCCGAACCAATCTTAATTCGATTCTCCTTAAAAGCTTCTGCATATGAAAGTCTCTGCAATCCATCAATCAAATGTGATATAGTTAATCCCTTTTTCTTCTGTTCACAAAGTATAATTTCAGGAATTGGAAGATTGCTAAGAATACGACAGAAATATCTATTTGCTTCTTCCTTACTCCATTGAAACGGTTCACGCTGCAAGATATAGTTGCAATTCATATCCCCATTTTTTTTATCTTGTAACAACGAGTACATACTATATTTATCCATTCTGTAATTTTCAGATTCGCTAATTTCAATAATTCTATCTTCCATATTTACCTCCATATTATAACCACCATCATTTTTATTTATTGAGAACATCGAAAGCCCTTTGTTCATTTTTATTGCTTTCATTGCACTGTTATATTCTCCATTAGAAATACCTAATTCTTCTTTGATTTTCTCAGAAGGAAAATCCTCCATCCGCATAAGCAAGATATTTTTTTGTATTTTAGATAATGAATTGAGAAACTTTTCTACTTTTTCATCAGAATCAAAATTAAATTTACATTCATCTTCTATATTTATTCCTGAATCTAATTTCTCTATTAAGTTATTATCATCTTCCGTATGTGCATCTAATGAGATATTTTTAATTATCGTTGGAGTGCCGTTTTCGTCATAAATTATTTTTCCTTTTTCATCCGTGACAAGATTATTTCTTTTTAGTCGAAATCTATTATCTCGCATCCATGTATCAAATTTTCTTTTAATGTTTCCTGTTAAATATGTTTCAAAATTTGCTTTCTCTGAATTAAAACTATACACAGATTCCATTAAGCATTGTATAGCGACATCATATAAATCATCATATTCATACATATCAATCTTCCCAAGCCAAATCTTGTGACATAATTTTTTTAATTTTTTGTTTTCATCATCTGAATAATCATTAATGATTTTCATCATCTCAGGATTACTATTAATAATCCTCATCATCTCTTTATTAATCATTTCATCTACCTGCCTTTCGCAATTCTTTATTCACATATTCCCCGAAAGACAATTCAGAATTCATAACTTTAATATGTTTAGTTTCTCTTTTACATTTTGGACACTTACAATATCTATCATGTCGATTTCTTTCTCCTTGTTGAAAACTCATAGTCTCTACCATAGGAATTAAACAGTTTCTACATATCACCATAATTAATCCTCCAAAATATCATTAGCCATTTTCCAATATTCCGTTCTACCCTTATAATCATCGCTAGTGACTTTACTAAGTTCCAATTTTATCTTCTCAATGTTGTATCCTTTGACTATCGCATCTTGCATAACCTGAACATACCTTATACACTGCTTTATTCGTTTATGTTTATCACGAATATCATCAAGCAAATATCCTATTTTTGCCACTTTATGGGCTTGTGGTTTCTTACCATCGTGTACTTTCTTATACTTCTCTAATGCATGATTAATATCACTTTCTGCACTATCACACTTTGATAGTTCAGTATTTAATAAATTTTTATATGTAATAAGTTGATTGTTGTCCCAACCTGCTAACCCTAAGATGGAATTAGCTTCTGATTCAATCTTGTCTAATAAGGTATAATCGAAATTACATCTATCTCCTATATAAACATTTGCATTTCCTCTATAATAAAGAGATTTATCAGACTTCTGCCCCGTATCCACATCAATAAGATTATATTTCTTAATCCATGAATACTTCTTTCTACTGTTCTGTACTAATGACCTCGCCTGTTTGTAAGTAAATTCCTTTGCCATAGAACTTGAAGTTGTTATCATATACTCACCTGACTTCATAGGATTCTCCATGACATAATTCTTTCCATCTGTTAAAATAAACAAAAAATCACTCCTCTCTGATTTTTGACGCACTTTAATAAGCCTTGGGTATACCAAAGAAAAATTAAAATGCTATTAAATTGTGATAAAAAATTGGAAATTTTGCTGATATGCAATTGACTTTTATAACTATTACTATGTATAATTTGAATGCATACTGATTATTTCCCCAAGAAATAGATTTTGTATGTTGCTTGACTAGCCAGCTACCAACTTTCTAGTCAAGCATTTTTTATTTCCTCTTCCATTATATTACTCCAAACATACGTTTGTGTCAATATAAAACCAAACAAATATTCGAATAAATTATCTTAACAGAATGTCATGCATAATTCCTCTTTTAATAATATTCTCTATATCCTGTTCGGTATTGAATAGCTGCATATGAGGAAGATAAGTATCTTCATTCATAATAATTGTTTTTGATTTCCTTACTAATAAACATCCATCATCGGGTGTAGCAATCTTTTTTGTCGAAGTATTGTTGTCAAAATTCATTGTTAAGATAACTATATTTTTAGGATTTTTACCTTCGGCTTTTAATTTTTGCAACCTGTCAATGGCTTCGTCTATACTTGTATAATCATAGGTTTCTGTCTTCATGATATTCTCTCCTCTCATTTATATCATAGCCAAACTAATTTTCATCGCTTCCATAACCTTTAAATTATCTTCGTTTGATAATTCACCAATTTTAAATTGAATCCGATCTTTATCAATCGTTGTAATCTGCTCTAATGCCACAACAGAATCATATTTCAACCCATTAAGTTCATCCTTATGTATTAGTACATGAGTTGGTAATTCTCTTTTGGACTTTGTAGTTACAATAGCAATTATAGTGGTAGGGCTAAACTTATTACCAATATCATTCTGTAATATAAGTACTGGTCTTCTACCACTCTGTTCTGAACCTTTAGAATCATATTTAGTTATATCAGCGAAATATATTTCACCACGTTTAATTTCCACTATGTTAGCCCTCCTTTCTCTGTTTGTTCCTTTGATATTTTGTATTATATACTTCACTATATATATTGTCAAGTATTATTACAATTATTTTTTATATTTATTTTTTCTTTTATATATGGTACTCTATGTATATAGGAGGATTACATTCATGAAATTATCTATTCAAAACAAATTAAAAGAAAAAAATATGACACGTTACGAACTGGCTAAAAAAATAGGCGTAACATATCCAACGATTGACAAAATCTACAAAGGTGAATCAACTTCAATTAAATTTGATATTTTAGAGGCAATTTGTAAAGAACTTAATTGTTCGCCACTCGAAATATTAGATACTGATGACTATCAAATGAAGCGATTACTAACCTATGCAACTGAAATTAATAAAGCAAGTAAAAATAAGGACGACACAAATTAATCTGTATCGTCCTTTGCATATCACATATTGTTTAACACATCTTTCATACCAATAGCACCATTCGCATAATTATTAACTGTTGTATTTACACTGCTATGTCCCAACTGCTGCTGAACAAATGCAAGATTTCCATTTCTGTTCATTATACTAGCATAATAATGTCGCATCATATGTGGAGTAATACCATTTCCATAATTCTCAAATATCTGTTTGATATTTCTCTCTGTTGTACGTGTACCATTTTTATTTACAAACACAGCTTTTTTGTCTACAATATTATCTAAGGTGCTTCTGTATTCTAGCCATTCTCTTAATGCTTTTAAAGCAGATCCAGTAAGATATACAGGTCTTTTTTCAGTTTCTCTTTGATATCCTTTTGGCAAAACCATAATATGTGACATATCATTAAGATCAATATATTCATTATTTTCATCTAAATGCAAATCTGATAAATCCAAGCCAGCAAGTTCAGACTCTCTTATTCCAGTTCCTCTTAAGACGCGAAAAATAGCAATATTTCTATTCCTTACACATTCATCCTTTTTCCACATTATTTTTTCTTCCATATCATTAAGCTGATTTTCTGTTGGAAGTTTTTGTGTTAAGTTGTTTTTAGAAGATATCCCTTTATATTTTATTTGTTTACTAAAATCTTCCATACTATTATAGAGTTCTCTCAATAAACATTCTCTATATGAATATACATTTTTTATAAAACTTTTTATAATATTCTTTCTTGTTTCCGTTGTGGTTGGCGACATTCCATTTGTTTCCTTATATCTAAGGTATGAACTAATATTTTGTGGTCGCAAGTCACTAAAATCAGAAACTTCTATTTCAGAAATTGATTTCTTATTAATAATATTACTTTCAATCAACCACTGTAAAAAATCTTTAATTGCCACTAAATAATTTAACGCTCCGTTCTTGCTTTCCAACTCATTCAAGTAATCTCTTAAAAACTGTGGTGCGTTTAACTCATCCAACTTCCTATTAAGCTTTTCAGCATTTTTGTTTTGTACTTCTATTTTGTAACACATGTTCATCAACCTCTCTTTCATATTTGTCTATGTAATAATTCTCTCTTTTTATCTTCGCAGCCTCAAAAATTTCTTCATAAGAGTCACAAAATCTTACTTCGATACACTTCGTTACCTCTCCACACTTCAAACAATATAAATCTTTAACATGTTTTTGTTCTCTTTGTTTTTGTCTTTGGATTCCTCTAGCCAACATATTTTCATTCATACATTTCATACATATGAATCTGCTTGCATGTTTTGGATTTCCATTCTTATATCTACTCAAAAATTATTCACCTCATTTCCGCAATAAAAAAGAAGCAGACAATTTCTGCTTCCTTATAATTAATATTTATTATTTCTTTCTTTTACTTTATCAATTATTTCTTCTCTATGATCTTTATAGTATTGATCTGAAATTTCCTTTACATGTATTTTATGTGCTTTCTCAGAACACTCTTCTGAACAATATGTTCTTCTAAGTGTTTCAAATTTTTCCCCACAAATAGGACAGATTTTAATTATTGGTGTATTCGATTCCTTACTATATCTTCTTTTATTCGAATTTTCATCTTGTCGTTTCTTTTTTTCTATTTTACATTGTTCACTACATACATTTATTCCATGGTAACTTGTAAACCTCTTGCCACAAATAACACAATCTCTAATTCTTGGCATTTTTCCTTCCTTTCAAATCAGTCTTTTTTATACTTATCTATAATCGGTTTAAAAAATCTATCTTCTGCATCTTTTCTAGCTTTTTCTGCATCTTCAATTTTTTTAAATTTACCGAGACTATAATTCTTTCCTTGAAATCCAATTTGAGCAACCCATAATTTTCTGGTTTTGTCAAAAGAAACTCCTTTTATACCTGAAGTATTATTTTTTGAAACTTTTTGAGTTAAAGTTTGTACAATCGTTCCATCGACCTGTGTACGCTTTTTTCTATTTTCATTTAATGTTTTCCCATCTCTATGATTTCCACAAGTACCAACCTTTTTTGCCTCAGATACCGTTCTGTAGCACATTCTTCCACATTTTAGGCATTTACATTTCCATATAACTTTTCCATTTTCATAGCCAAAAGGCTCTAAAAACAATAAATCTTTTACGATTTTCCTAGTCATATCTAATTTTCTTTTACAACCACAAGACTTAGACTTTCCTGAAATTAATTTTCCTTTGTTAATTGCTCTAATTGTCCCACACACACATTGACATGTGTAATACTTATTGTGTGACGAATCTGTTTTATCTGACAAAGCAAGCACAGTCCAATCACCAAATTTATCACCTATATTTATTTCCATATAATTACTTTCCTCTTGAAAACAATCTTCAACTGTCTTTATTTTACCACTATAGTATCAACTTGGAAAGGAGCTTCTTCTAAGCTGCCCAAAAACTAATTCATCAACTGTTTGTCCATGAAACAAATCTTCGTCATCAACCGTTATTGTCATTTCTACAGTGTACTGTCTTTCCATTTTTATCATCCTCCGTTCTGCTATTGAAAGCAATTTTAATCTAACAACTTATCTACTTCAATATCCGTTTTGAAAATAACAAATGATCCTGGCTTCATTAATTCATCAGTTCTCTTAGTAGCTTCTCTCCAATCTAATCCTTCATAATCTCTTTTTGAAATTTCGATAAAATCAGTTTCGTAAATTTTCTTATGAGTCTTTTCTATGTCAACACATCCACTACTATTCAGTTCAGGTCTTCGTATTTTTACAACATACATATCATATTTCGTGTCGATTATAAGCACACTTGCCATTTCACAGATTCTTTTATCTGGCAATCTACTTATAAGTTTTGTTCTAATATCCCCCATATCCTCTTTATATAAATTTGAATCATAAACACAATCTATAAAGCTTCCAAGTACTTTCATATTATTACCTCCAAATTTTCCATAAGAAATCGTCAATTCATCCCGTCAAACAATCCTGTTAAATGCTGTTCATTAATTTCACTTGTATTCATCCATTGATAATCAAATCCATTCTCTCCTTCACATTTTTGTGAAATAATATCATCAATATCCATAGCTGTTAAATTATCTGGAACTTCTATTTCTTTTTCAATAGCATATCTTATTCTCATCTATATCACCTCTTTCAATCTTCCAACAAATTCTTAATACCCATTACACATACAATAATACTTAACATCAGGCTCTCCACTAACATAGCGATAACCCATTTCTTTTATTAGCCTTAAACCTGAATTATACTGCTTGTTATTTGTAAAGTTATCTTTTCTTGCCAATTCATTTATAATTGATTCCATTTGTATTCTCCATCATTTACAGTGGAATTTTACCACTTCTATAATCTTCTATTTTAGTAGTTCTTTGCGTTCCATCTTTTGTATTTTTTATCTGCCATAGCACATATACTTGCTAATGTGTCGGTTACTATACTCTGTAAACCTTCCATTTAGTCAACCAATGATAAAATATCATTTCTATCAAAGCCAATCAATTCATCAGATTCTATAATATCAGCCAATATATTAACAATTTCTTTTTGTGCTTCAGAATCCCATTCCATAAGTTCCTCTTTTATTATCTTTGCACCATTTGATTTTGCAATATAATAATCTTCCAGTGTAGCAAAGAAAAATTCATATTGACTATCAAATGGTGGCATTTTACTATTCTTCATATCGTTTAAATATTTTAATGTTTTTTTATTTTCCATCTACATTACCTCATTTCATCAATTCTTCAATTAAATCTAATACTTCACATACAAAATTTCTGCCCACATTGAGAACAATATGTATTTGTAGAATATACATTACTACCACAAATACTACACCGATGTACAATTTTTGATTTTCCCAATAAGCCAAATTCTCTTTCATTAGTTGTGGGGATTCTCTTTTGCTTTCTTACACATTCTTCTATAGTATCTATATTAGCCATTAAATCTTTAATATCACCAACAGTTATAACTCCATTTTCATTACTATATGCAATTTTAAATTGTTGTATGGAGATCAATGCCGCATTTATTTCTTCTTCATACATTTATATCACCTCAATCTCCTATTAGCCAATCTTTTCCATCACAAGATTTGTGTTCTTGGACAATTTCATCAGTTAATTTTATATTTTCAAAAAATCCACTACCAATTGCTGCACAACCATATGAACAATATTTATCTGTAAACCCAGTTCTTACAACAATAATTGAATTTTCAAGTAATGACTTGCCACATGTAGAACATTCCATATATCTTACCACTGTTATACCTCGCAATTCTTTCACCAATTTATTCGTTACTTGGATATTTCTGTAATTGATTTACAGATATATGTCTGCAATCATCAGGATTGTCAGCATTATCAAATTTCACAATAGCTTCTTCATCACTATTCCATGAATATTCCATAAAAGTTCCTATAACCTTTAAGCCCCTATGAAATACTCTATCACCTTTCTTAAATTCCATTTGTATCACCTCATTCCATCACAGACACATCAATAACATTTAATCCTGCATCTTCTAAATCCTGTTCAACACAATATCTCAATGTTTCTTCTGAAGACTCATCATCATAGAATTCTGCTTCTACTTCTACAATGAGTTTCGCTTTTATTTTATTTGGTTTGTCTTTCATTTTACTCACCTCAATCTTTTACCTCTTCTCTTTGCCTACCATCAATATACCACTTAATTTTAAAATCAAAATCACTTTCTATTACATGATCAATGTATGACTCTAACTCGTTCAGCTTAATTATAGATACATTATCTATATCTATAATAACAGGATTGCCAGATTTTGTATTAACACTCATACCATTTGCATTATTTGTAATTGGTAAATAATTTATATATCCATTCGAATCATTTTCATTGTTTAAAAGAACTAAAGATTTCCCATCATTAGTTTTATAAATATCAAGTCTTTCCATTTACTTCACCTCTTATCTATCAGTTACAATTAAATTCTCTATATCATACCTGCAATCAATCCAATGTTCATATAATCCAATGTTTTCATCTGTTGGCTTCCTTGTTGCTGATGAAATATAATTATCAAATTTAGCAATTGCGTTATACATTTTCTCAAGGTCTTCTTTTGTGATCTCATCAGTACTTCTAAATTCTTTCACTATACCACCTCTTCCATTCTTCCAAGCAAATCATTCTTTACTTCGATTATAGCATTTAACCTGCCTTTAATCTGTAAATCATATGGACTATCAGTATTTTTTAACAAATTCTTAAGTCGGTCAATTTCTGTATCAAGCTCACTAATATATTCTCTTATCTTTTCTCTCATATCAGGTTTATTTTCATACTGATATAGTTTTTGTAGTGGCTCTTGCATTTTTTGATTAGAATCTAAATCAGCATCAGCATATACAAACATACACTGATTTTTTATAAATGGCATATCCCAATTTAATTTCTGTATTAATTTACTAATTGTCTTTCACCTCAATTCCAAATATCTCACAAAAATCTTTGTCCTTAATAACATCAGCTATCTTAAAATATCTTCTTGCAATCTCATTAAACATATCCCTTTCACAAATTGCTTCCGCTGCTTTAGGATGATTGCTTTCTATAAAAGACTTATATTCTATTACTAAATCAGAAAATAACTCTTTTTCATTTTCTCTTTTACAACTAACTCTAACATAACTATCATAGCATTCTTTTAATTTGTCATTTGGAATACCTATAAATAAATTTCTTCTTAACATAATATTCTCCATTTCTATACCAAAGGAAAGTTAAATTTCTCTGCCTTATTCACTCTCAATATCAACTGGATTTTTCAATTTTAGGAACTCTTCTCTATGCTCTACCAATGATGCACTAGCAATTGCATTGATTTTGTTCTGGCAAAAGGACTCAATTTCTCCTTTTGCTTCCATAACCGTTTTGTCCATTTGTTCATTAAACTGATCTGCAATAAATCCAATATTGCTTCCAATATCGTAATTTAGCATATTGAGCTTTTTCAAAATGTTTTCTTTATCTGCCTTTGTAAGTGTCTTTTTTGAAGAAAACAATTCAGCAACTTCATTTATTAATTCTTTTGACTTTTCCATTGCCTTATTAGTATGCTCTTTAAATTCTCCTGTGAACTGTTCTCTTTTGCTAACAAAATCACACTGAGGTATTTTCCCATCTTTTTCAGTATAGCAAATTGTTACTGGAATCCCTGTTCCTTGTCCAAAAGATGTAATTGCTTCAGCAAATTGAGAATAACTCATCTCTACTTTTACAATAGGCTTATTGCCAAAAATATCGTCACGATTTAATCCTCTTGTAATATCAGCATGTCTAAGTTCCATTGTTATTACATTACTATGTTCAATACTACTTCCAAATAAAGGTGTTTTTCCACCATACGCTCTGTTAAATAACAAAGTGCCATAACTAGGATGGCTTGTTTTTGTTCCAAATTTTGTTTCTTCGACTTTATATTCATTCTCCATATATTCTATTCTCCTTCCAAACTAACAGTAAACTTAGATTTCTTAAGCTACTAATGACAAAATTCCATATCCACCATCAATAATTTCAATAGCCTTTTCTAATGAATCCGTTTCATAACAATCCCAATTTGATAATCCGTCATAATCATCTAAAAGGATAACTGCTTTACATATATCTTTTGCTTTAAATTTCTTTAAATAATCATGACATTTATTTTTCATTTCAAATTGTAAATCATTTTCCTTAAAATCAGGTAATTTCTTAGAATATAGTTCATGAAGTTTATCCATGACATAATAGATACTGATTTTATTACGTTCTACAAGATATTTACCGTCTTCTCTATCATATTCTTCATTATATCCCTTATTAATTCTGCTAATCCAGAAGTCATTTGTATCCATACAAACATACACACCCTCAAGTTTGTCTTTGTCTGTTGGATAACAGTCAATTTCTTCTGCTTTCTGCATCTTTTCTACGAGATTACTTACATTATAATATTTTGCAAATTCCATTCTTATCATTCCTTTCACTCCACAAGAAAACTTGGATTCATTAGAGATTATAATCGATTCTCAATTTTTCTCAACAAATCTGCCCTTTGCTCTTTTACTTCATCAATCCAACCACCATCATGCTTCTGAACATATCGGATCGTTTCAAAAGCCTTCAATCTCAGGTCTGTCATTGGATTATTCTGAATTTTTTCAAAAAATTCTTCGTGTTCATATAAACCACCAAGAATTTCTTCATCTACACCATTTATTGAAATATCTACTATTTCGCAAGCAAGAACTTTTTCATCTGTATCTCCGTTCTCAAGCAATTTTATAATATCTTTTTTTAAGTTTTTGCTATCAACTAAATCCCACATCGTATCTAAAGCTCTATCATTAGATAGTACCTCGTAACTCCATGCACCCATACTTATATTCTCCTTTCCAATCTCCATATGAAACTATTATTCATTGTGCCTTCCATTCTACACAATATCACCCAACAACTCAATTACTTCATCAAGTTTCTCACTCGCTTCTTCCATACTATCAATTGCATCTTCAGAACACATTCCTCTATAGCTACTCTGTAATCCTTCTGGCATATTATCAAATGCGTCCTGTTCTTCGTTTAATATAGAAGATAACTCACTTGTTGCCTGCTTTAGTTCAATTTGTATATCTTGAAATTTTGCTTTGAGTTGCCTTATCTTTTCTCTTCTCTGCTTATTCATTTTATGACCTCCTAACTAATGAAAACAAGTATATCCCCATAATTTATTTAACACTTGTCCGTCACTAGGTATGGTGGTATAACTGCTCAATACTGTTTTAAGTTTATTATATTCATCTTCTGTGATATCAATGCCATAATCTCCCTTGACAGTATTTCTCCAATCATATTTGTCCTGGCATTCAGGGCGAAAATACCATTTCTTATAAACCATTTTTCCCGTTTCTGGATCTTTACCAGAAAATAGACAAGTAATTGTTCTACCAGTAGCAATCTCTGTTGTAACAGACCTTCCAAAGTAAGGATTGTACTGCATATAAGCTAATTTGCCTCTTTCAATTGCGTCTTGCTTTTCATGTTCACTCATTTCAAATAACTGTTGTGTACCTCTTCCATAAGAAGTGTCGTACACCTTACTGCTATTCACGCCAACTGTAGAATATAACTTGACTCCGTTTTTATCAGTTGTTTCAACTCTCTTTACTCTTTCTCCGTTGATGTACTCATTGCATAATCTATCTGCATAATGCACATTTCCCTTTTCATCAACTGTACGAGTAATTTTCTTCATGTCATAATTATCTTTAGCTGCCTTTGCAGCACTTCCTGCATAAATTCCTAAGAATGCTAATAATCCTCCAAACATATTCATCAACCACCTTTCTTATATTATCTTCTCCATTTATCCATTTCATCAACTGATTTCCTGTTTAAATTATTATACATCTCTCTTCTTTTCTCTGATTCTTTTTTCTTTCCATCTCTATATGCAGCGATTGCAAACATTAATATTATTATACTTATAACTGTACTCATAAATTAAATCCTCCTATTTAACTATTCACGTCTCATTGTTACTATTCTAATTCTATCATACAATTTTAAACCTTGCACTATATATCCAAGTGTTAAAATGATGCATATAAATAAGTCTTAATTCATGCTCAAATCCTTTAATGACATCTGATGCATATAAAAATCCTTTATTATATCCTTCATAATTATTATTGGGTTCAATAGTTATATAATCTCCATGTTTATGTACTTCATGTCCTCTTTTGCACATTTCCTTCTTAAATTCTTTGTAATCAAACATAGTAATCACCGTTCTTTCCATAAAAATAAGAGACTTGCTTTTACAAGTCTCTTACTATATTCTCTATTATTCTATTTGTTACTTTAATTCATTAACATTGCCATTTGTCTTAATATAATTATAGATAGGCATTTGTATCTTTAGCATAATTTCCTTTAATTTTTCTTTTGACAAATTATCATCTTGAGCTTTAATTAACTCTGCCGCCTCCCTTGGTATCTGAACACCATACTCAACAGAAAATATTATTAAAGCTTCTTCAAATTTTGTAACATTTACTGTTTCGACAGCATATTGAAACGCTTCTAATAACCCCAATTTTGTCATATTGTACCTCCAAAAATAATTATATACATATTATATCGCCAATGATAATATTTGTACAGCCTTTTCTCTTCCTTCAGAGATAGTTGCACAACTACACAACCTAATCCAACCATTATATTTTTGTGAAAAACACCTAACTTCATATTTTTGATTATATTTGTTAATTTCCAGATTGCCAGTATTACGATTTACTATCGCACATTTTGTTTTATTTACTTTAAATTCTCTTCTCATAATATCACTCCAATCCAATAAAAAAGACAGATAATATATAATTATCCGTCTCAATTTAATTAATATTATATTTTATTCTTAATTACAAAATTTCATTTTGTTTTTCTAGTAATATTAATAATGCACTCATTGTCATTTTTTGTATGTATTCATCTTTGTCTACTTCTTTTTCAGTTATTGGCTGTTCTTCATTAATAAAATCATAATTTACATATAATGTAACTCCTGAATTATCCTTACACCAAACAGCAACAACTGTGTCGCCACCAAATTCAGTAATATCTTCTTTAAGTTCTTTGATTAAATCTGAACATTCAAAACTAATTTTTATTCCTTGTTCGTTTATAAATGCCATTATTATCATTCCTCCAATTTTTTAATAAATTCAAACCCATTTGCTGTTGTTTTCTTTTTAGTTCCATTTTTACGATAGAACCAATCGCCTTTTACAATACCCTCTTCGACTATTTCTTTTGCAACTGGATGTTTTCTAGTTCCAGACCATTCTAAAAAAGCACATCTCCATTTCTCTTCAGTAGGCTTTTCTTCATTCTTTTTCTCTGCCTTGTAATCTGCAAGTAATCTATCAATTTTTTCATCTGTTAAATTTTCTATTCTGCTTATATCCAAAGAATAAAAATCTGTCTGATTATAATGATTGCTTGTATGATGCCACGAAGAATACCTTAAACAAACTTCTTTTAACACTTTCACAGGTAACTTCTTAAATTTTTCCATTGAGCATTTTAACTCAATTTCCTGTTCTTCTATTGTATCAAAAATATCTGCCTTTGTCCATTTACTTAATGGTTTCTCCCCATTTGAATAAGCATCAACCGCATTGTTACTCATTGACCATCCGCTATATCCTGCCATATTCATCAACCTTCTTTCTTACATATTATATCACACTTTATTTCTCATCCTCAATATCTTCTAAGCTGTCAATTCCTAATTCTTCCATAATATCATCACAAAGACAACTTCCATCACATTCAGTTCCATCGTATATAACAGTCATCTCTTCAATATTTAAAACATAACGACTTTCTTTTTGTTGCTTAAATAACTTTAGTACCTGTCTTAATAAATATTCTTTCCTATCCATAAATTTTACCACCATTTCTAATAGTATCTAATTGTTTACTTAATCATAACACATAATACTTTTGCATATTTATCACCATACCAATCTTCAAAATCTGCATAAATATCACAATTTGCCATTATAGTATTATTGTATTCTTCTTCATCCATCAGCTCATATAGACCTACTTCCATATCCTCAGTATAGTTTCCATATGGTGAATCTTCTCCTAATGATCTGCAATTATCCGTATGAAAATTACTAGGATAATATTTTCCATTACTCACTGCTTCATATACTTCTAATTCTATATATTTATTTTTATATTCTTCTTTTACATCCTTGATTGTCATTTCATCTTCCCCCTTTTGAAATTTCCGATTCCTATGCTTTCTTTTCAAAATAATACTTAACAATTTTCTTGAAATCTTTATTACTTGCATAAGCAACTCTAGGCTTACTTCCATCAATATTAAATTCTGTTACGCTTAAAATTGCATATCCTTGTACCGTTAATGTGGCGAGATATACAAGTAAGTTCAATTTGTATCCAATACTATCAAGTTGGATTTCTTTTCTTAGTTTCTGCACTTCTTCATCATAATTATCATCTACTTCAATAATGTGTGCAGAAGCATATGTATTAACTTTATACAATCTATTGTTAATTTTTCTTACCATATTATTCCCTCACTTCCTATTCAAATAATTTATCAGCTATATAGTTTACTTCCTGATATATATCTTGTATTAATGCATCCTCATTAATAGTATCAATATTATCTTCACACCATACCTCAAACTCTGTATATCCGTTTGTCTTACAGTATTCTAAATAACTTTCCAACAAGCCATATATCTTTTCTTGTGTTTCGTTCATATTACCACTTCCTATTTAAATAGCCGATTCGTTAGATTTCTGTTTCATGTTAATCAAGTATGAATCGGTTTTCTTTTACGTTACTTACTCTATAAATTCCATTTATCTCTTGCAAAGAATAATAAGTAGTATTATTTCTTATATACTTATTGGTGATTTTACAAGTAACTAATCTGCCCCATTTTTCTGTTACATAAACAGATATTTTTACTGTATCACCTATTTTATAATCCATTCCAATCACTCCTATCTAAACCACAATTCCAATACTTACTCATAGTCTCTACATATATCCATTACTGTATCTATCACATTTAGTTTAGAATCAATTCTATAACCACTCATTAAGTCAAAAGAACTGTTATCTTTGGTATAAACTAAATCGCAATAATGATGCCATCCATCTTCTTCGTCATAAGCAAAAGTAATTTCAAGATTTATACCATCAACTATTTTGCATTGCCAAGGTCGTTCATCAAAGCTTTCGGGTTTATTACCTTCTCCATTCCATAAAGTAGGATTCATATCATTAAAAAATCCATTTACAATTCTCGTGGCTTTTTCTCTTGTCATATTCTAATCCTCCATTCTGTCAAAAAATCATCGTTTCATTCTACTATTGTTCCATACGGTTTAGCCGCATCTCTTATAGTCTCAATAGACTTATATGGAACACCTCTCAATATAAGACCACCGCTATATCCTTCATAAAATCTGTGTTTACCCCAAATTGCATATTTACCTTTTTTACTCACATAACATTTCAGAAGCCTTGTTGCATAATAAGCGTTTTCTTGAGCATCGTGACAAGTTATTTGAATACATCCATTCGGATATTTATCGCAAATAAGATTTATCCATTTAACATCTGATATATTAACTGGATATAGTTGCTCCGAAAATTCATTATAACAATTTGAACATTCATACACCGGCATCTTCATATATATTCTCCTTAAATTCCTACTTTTAAAGATATAGCATTAGTTTCCCATTCTTCGACTAAGCAATTGACAATATCTTCTGGAATATCTACATTTGCAAATCTTCCATCGTTTACCCAATCATAAGTTGCACTCCATCTGTCACTATGCAGCCATTCGCTTTTACCTATCCATTTATAAAACTGATCTCTTTGGAACTTGCACCACTCATAAAACATTCCTGTTTTTTCAATAAAGTCATTCGCTTTGTTTACCATTTCCATATCAGCTACAGGAAACCATCTCTTTTCAATTTCTGGGTAATCTCCATTCCAACCATCCCATTTTGAATAGATGATGTCTCCATTCCCATCGTGGACTTCACAATCTAATTTTAGTGCTTCTCTTACTGCATCTTTTAAGTTATCAATATTGTCTACTTTCTTATTTCCATACCAATCATAACATGTATATTTCATTTATGTCACCATCCTTATTTTTATTCCGAAAGAAACTCTTGTTTACTGTGCTATTTTAATAACTATTATTTTGTAAAATATTCAACACTCTATCCTGTAATTCTCTCGATGTATCAACTGGGCTATCAATAATAGCCTGACACACTTTATCAATTTCTTCTTGTCTAAAACAAGGATTATTATTGCTCTTACATAATTCACTATAAGCTAAATCAAAAGCTTTTCTTAAAGGTGTTTTTGTTTTTGCTTTCTGCGTTTTATCACAATCTTCTAAGAATTCTTTTAAAATTTCTCTTGCTTCTTCCTTATACATATCTCATCACTCCTATCTTCCGTTTTCATATTTGTGTGCAAAATAAATATCATTTGCAATCGCTATTGTCTGCCTTGTTGCTACTCTTCTAAATACCTCATTTCCATTATCAATTACAACAACATCATTCTTATCTTTTTTAATTTCTACTGATTTATTCATATCTTATCACTCCTTATCATCTTCCCAATAAGCATTTACATCATCTTTGTTATCCTTGTCATCATCCCAACAATCAAATTCACATTTTGCTTTTGCTTTACAATCCCATTTCTTATCACAATAATAACAACATCTATCATCTTTGTAGTTGCAATCATCTGTTTCAGACTTTACATAATTTCCACATTTGTACATATATCATCACTCCGTTTTTATATTAATTCATCAACTTCAACTACATCAGGATTATCACTAAACCATGAATCATTCTCTGCAATTTCCTTTAACTCAATAAAATCTCTTTCAGAATCAAAGCAATCGTTGTGTTTCAAATAAGCTGCTTTCACCTTTTCTCTTGCATCCTCATACGATTTTGCCTTTACTATCCCAACAGCCAATTCTTCAATCCTGTAAGCATATAAATTTGTAATATCCAACATATTAAACACTCCTTTCCGCACTACAGAAAAAATCATCTTCTGTAAAACTATATCTATCATAGTGTTCATAAATAAATTCATCACTAACATATTCATCAATACTTGCAATCATTTCATATGACGGCTCATTGATATTAACTCCCATCACTTCTGCAAAAGTTCCTTCATTTACAAGTTCTGAATAATACGCCTGTTTCAGTTCGTGTAACTGATCTCTATTTAATTCTCTTACTGTCATAACTTGTCACTCCATTTCTGTAAATCCATTTCTCTTTAAATACTCTATGTAATCTTCAATATCTGATTTCTTTTTAACCTCAATATCTTCTGGATGATAATATCCATAAAAAGCATTCGTATATACCTTATATGTTTTATTTTCCATATAAACAATGAGATTATAATTATTTGCACAATCACCACGTTTCTTCCAGTTCTTATCAAGCCAAAATAGATGCAATCTCATATAAATCAACCATCCCTTCTATAATTCAAATTCCACGATTCTTCCAGAACTTAACACTACATATTCATCTCCGTTTTCTGCAATATGATTTCCAAGCTCTGTATAATCAAGAACTGCTTCAATATGATGATCTAATTCTCCAATTACGTTATCAATATAATTACTTGCCAAATCATAAGCGGAATCGAATATTGCTACAATATGTAAATCATCTTCTGTTACATTGTCGTTAAAATTTCCAAGAAGTTCATCAACTTCCCTTTCCCATATATCCTGATCTAATAAGTATTCTCTTAGTTCTTCCATGGTTTTATCCTCCAATCTTAAAATGAAATTGCTATTTCTTACCACTTAATTTCTTTTACCATTGCTGTGTAGTATGGTTCAACAATGCTCACAAAAATCAATGTCGCATGTTCTAACGGTTCATATAATACACACTCAACTACTACTTCTATTTCTTTCCATTCAGATGCTTTCATAGAAATCCTGTCATCTTTCCGTGGTGTGAAATCAAGGACTCCTAAATTGCATTTTGTTGTTTTATCAATCACAAAAATATTATTCATTTTCATCACTCCAATCTACTTAAATAATGTGTGTTTTCCATCTGCATCACGTTTCCATTCATATCCTGTAAATTCAAGAGCTTTTAAAGCTCCCATGTAATAACTCATATCTTGTGGTCTTGCATCTTTCATATTTGCAATAAACCACCGTTCGTCTAACCATTCTTCCGTTTGCTGCTTAATTTCTTTTGGTGTTCTCTTCATTTTAAGCACTCTCTTCTTCATCTTTAAAATAAATTTCAAATTCAATATCATTATTAATCAGACATCTGCAAACCCAATCAGCTATTGGCTCAAACTCTGCATCAGGAAGTGTCCACCAATCATCATATGCTTTTCTAACAATCTCTTCTGCCCTTGTAAAATCCTTATCATTGCAAGGAATTATTACAAAATCAATCCATGTATTCATATCAGAAAATACATTTATACATTTTGTAATTCTTAAATTTGAATTATTTGACATATTAAAAATCCTCACTTTCTATTCTATCTAACATATCCTCATCGACTATTCCTATAATTCCAAGCCTCTCACACATATCAAGCAACTTCATTAACTTAGTATGAGCCTTATCTGTTTTCGTTTCTGTATCAAATACCGTATCATCGAATCCAAGCATTTTATAAATATCTTCCAACATAATTTTGCACTTCGCTTTCTATATTTCTACACATTTAATAGACCATTCAGGATGACTATTTAAGATACACTAATCCGTTCGTTACCTTACAATTCATCACACTAAAACACGACATGTCCAAGTTCATCTACAATTGCACTTTTATACATTTGTATTACCTCCTAAATATTCATCAATTTTTTCATATAATTTGTCACAAAGATTTAATATTCCTGCTGTTCCATTTTCATTATCATCATCATAAACTTCCTCTGATGCTTGATAAGCTAAGTCTGCTATTTTCTTTAATAGTTCTTTCATTTCGTTTGTTACCATAAGTTACCTCACTTTCTTAATCCCAGTCACTAGGCAATTCAGGATGACATTCATATTGAAAATCATCAGCATTTAATTGATTGTGTTTCAAACAATATTCCAATTCTCTTCTTGTTAGATCTTCACATAATCCTTTTATATCTACACATTTTCCATCCATTTCAGAATCATCTACATCAAATTCCCATATTGCTTTTACTATCATTTTTTTGTACCTCACTTTCTTCATTAGAAACAGTTCTTTCTTTTGGTTTTATATCGCTTCTAATTCCAATATATTTATCATTGATTCTTTGTAAATCCATTTTCCATCTGTTCTGATTTTTCCTACAAACTCTGCGAGTGAAATTTTTTTATTTCTTTCCATCTGCCATGAATACATTTGAATCCAATCGTTTAATAGATTGAACATTGAATAATCATAAAATGGACAACCCTTTGGTTTTACCTTTTCCAAAAACTCTTTTGTCTTTGTCAATATTGATACATGAGTTGTACCATTAAAATCGACTATAATATAATTGCCTTCCATTTATATCACTCCCTTACTCTGTCACAAATACTTCATTCCCATTTGTATCAAAATATCTTTCATGAAATTTTCCATCCACATAATCAATATCTCTTCTAACATCTTCACAGCCTGTAATAAGTTCTGCGTATCTTTGATCTGCCAAAGCTTGCCAGCTTTTAATTCCATGGTCACTCTTTACATTCTTAACAAGTTTACGAACATCATCATAAAATGTTTCTGTATTTGTAAGTTTATTCAGCTTATCAATTCTTGCACAATCTCTCTTTTCAAAAGCAAATTTATATGTCATATTCACTCACTCCTTTCAAAAAGTAAGGTGGCTTATGCCACCTCACCTCTAATTCTCTTTGCAAATTCTGCACTATAATCTTCATTTCCAATATTTACAGGCAATACTAAAATCTTATATTCATCTCCATTGATAAGTAATGGTGCTTTGTTACTTGCACCGAAACATAAAGGCTTATCAGAATCAACAATATTAAATGCGTCTGTAAGAAACTGCGGATTAAATCCAATATAAAAGTTGTCCTTCATATTATTTTCGCTTGTCTCAAATTCATCAAATGCCTCATATTTACCTGCTGAAATATATGAATACAAGTTTCCATTTTCGCTATGTAATACAACTGGCTTTTTATCTGCACCAGATGTCTTTCTTAATTCTGCATCATACTTCATTGCTTCAAGAATCTGTTCTCTATCAGGTACAAATCTATAATCATCAGACATATCAAGCATACTGTCTACTTTAAAATAATCTCCGTCAATTCTACGGATAATGTATGTAAAATCATTTCCTTCAAGTCTGATATATTTTCCATCCTGATAGATTTCAATTTCCTTTTCAGACTTCTTATCCATCAGTTTCTTAAATACAGGAACACACTTGTTATGTATTTTTACAGTATCAAACGGATTTTCTGTTGTCTCATAAATGGTCTGATTTTCAAGTGTTCTCATTCCAATTCTGTGACCATCAAGAGCCTCAATTCTCTTTGACTTTGTATTAAAATTGAATACCTGCATCATCTTTCGGTTGTCATCATCTGCTGTATATGTATTAAGATTAACAACCGTTTCAAGCAACCAATTCTCTTTTATGGACATAATTTTCTTTTTACTTTCATCCATTGACGGAAGAAATATGTCTGTATTCTGATAACGAGGAATTGTAACAATTTTCTTTCCGCACTTTATATTGATTTTGCCTACTTCCATATTCTCGGTAGTTACATCTTCTAATGTAATTTCACCGCTCATTTTTGAAATGATTTTAATATCATCCACATTAATTCCAAGAACTCCTGGGTGAGCATCATAAACATTATCTGTTCTGACTTCTGCCCAATGCTCTATATCAGTTCCCCAAACTTTGAGAATTCCATTTTCATCTATCTGGAAATACAATCTTGTCAGTGTAGAAAGAGGTGCTTTTTTATTAATTGCAGCCGTTCCCTTCTCCATCATTACCTTTAAATCCTTTGCATTCATTGTAAATTTCATCATAGTTATCTACCAACCTTTCTTTTTTCTTTCCAATAAATAAGACAGACACATTTGTTTGCGTCTGCCTTATTATTCTCTGTATTAAGCTTCAAATCGTTCCAATATTATTTTAATCGCTTCATCTGCTGTAATCAGCTCTTTATCCCTTAGCTTTACAACCTTATTGATTTTTGCAATTATCTTATTTTTTAAATTACTCCCAATTAGATTATTTTCTTCAATTTTTCTCTTACAATCATTTGCATACTCTTTTATGTATCTTTCTGCCATGTTTATTACCTCCTGAAATTACAATTTCCTTTGACTACATTTCTTCATTATTATATGTATAATCAAAATCTCCATATTTTAATTCAGACTTAATAATATCCTTTGTTTCTGTTTCCCAATCCTGCCTGAATAGTTTTGCCTGTTCTTTTGGAGTATTTTCTTTGTCAACTAACTTAAATTTTCCATCAACATAGTCATATCTTGTAGTAACAGGTTTATATTCCATATTACCTTCTTCAATTTCCTTTGAGATTTTCATCTTTAATTTCTGTTGAGAAGTGCCAATGAATAACAGTCTCATACTGGAATCTTCTTTCCATTCATTGCAGCTATGCAAGTAATATATTTGTTTTGCCATATAATCACGCTCCTTACCACTCAGGCTCTTTATCAATCAAGCCCAAGTAAAATTCATGCTTTGCTCCATCATTAAAATGTTCTCGTAGATTAGCAAGTGTTTTCGTTCCATTTTTTAATGATTCATAATCAGTAAGTACCATATCATCTGTATATTTTGCATACTCGTTCCTACCAATGCTCAATCTAAAAGTTTCACCTGTTCTAACCCAACCCCATTTTCCTGTATTTTTTGCTTTCGGATAAGCACCTATCATATACCCATATAAGTCTGGATATTTTTCTGAATTTTCGCTATGCCAATCTTCAAGCTGTATTTTCGTTCCGTCTGATAAAACAGTCTTGTCAATTATTTTCTGCATAACACTTCACCTCGCTTTTAATTTTAAATCTTGTATACTTTGGATAACTTTCATAAATCTCTTTACACCAATCCTCGTCTTTAATCTGCTTTGCAAGTAATTTAAAATCGGGATTGAAGTAATATGTTTTACGCCCTTCTTCTGGCGATTTGTCTGTTCTGTCTTTCCATTTTGTGATAATTACCATCTCATATCTTTTATCTTTATCCCCAGACTGCCCAGCTAATTCTGCTGTATATAAATTATTCTGCATAATCAATCAAAACCTCCCCATGTTTCGGAATTTCAATTCCAGACTTTATTTCTTCTCTCGCAACAATATATGTTGGAGTTTTTCTATCAAGTGTATAATATTTTTCTCTTATTTTATTCTGTTCTGCACTTGCCTCAAAGAAGTCTTTAGTTGGATCGTCCCAATACCAAACATAATATGTATGTACAGTATGAGTAATTTCATCATATTTTCTTTTACATCTCATGATGTCACCATTCATCAGGAATGTATCTTCTTCTAATTTAAGACTATCAAATTCCGTTGGAGATATATGATGCTGTTTTTCTTTCCAAGTCCATACAATGAACTGATTCTGCCAATGTCCTTTGAAAATTTCTGCTCTATATGTTCTCAGGTAAGCATATAAATCTGTTTTATTTTCCCATGCACAACCTTCTCCAAAATATACATAAGGCGAATCATCTTTAGAATTGAATGATATATACTGTTTATCAAAATCCTTTGTTGTGAACTTATATCCATTTTCACTTACAAAAGGATTTTTACTATCTACATATTCCCATAAACCGACTTCTGCTATAAAATCAATAGCACCATCTGCACAGCCTCCACAATTACCCCAATCACAAAATCTCTTTTCAATTTTACCTATATATTTTAGTTCTCTTGTTGGTAAATGTGTCCACGCTCCACCACTTGTATTACAACTAATTCTGCCTTCGTATTCATGAACAAAAGGTGTATATGGTCGTTCACAGATATAAATTTCATTCGCATCTGCTTTTTCAATATGAGCTGCTCCATAGTAATCTCCATATTCATTTGTATATCTAACGCAATCACCTATACTTGGAGTCTTTTCAGACCGTGTATTTTCTATAAGTTCAACATACATATTTGCCTTATCTACATCGTAATTCATAAGTATATGCGAACCACAAAATCTTGCGTTAATCTCTCTTAATGTATCTATTGTATATTTCATACTAATCAACCTGCCTTTCTAATTTCTCCAACTTCTTGTTACTGTGTCATATAAAGCTCCGTTTGCATCCTGGTATTCATCGTCTTCTGAATATGTGAATACATAACATTTATGACCGTTGATATTTTTTATTTTTCTTTCACCATATAAGATTGCATATCTTTCTCTGAAACTTGCACTATCACACATTTCTCTCATCTCTTCATCTCGCTTTGGATTTCCACAAGCTGCCTGAACACATCCATATAGCCAACCATTCAGATAATCAATGTTGTAACAATACTGTCTCCATGAATCTGAATCATCAGTGAATACATAGAAACTTTCTCCGTCATCACCACGCTCAATCCGTGGCTTGCCAAAGTTTGCAATAAATGACATCAGGTTGTCTTTAATAATTTCCATTTCATTTTTTGTAAAATTGTACATAATTCGTTTCCTCCTTGTAATAAAATAGGCAGCTAGTAGATTATTCTCCTAACTGCCTTTGCGGTTACTATTTACTTTTCATAAATCTCTAATCTATGCAGCAAATCAAACATTGCCACATATCTACCTTGATTCCGTTCCTTGAGTTTTTCATTATCATTCTGCATTGCATTGTCATAATCTTTATTTACTTTTCTAAATTCCTCTGCAATAATTTCAAGAATTTCATCCTTTGTCTTGCTACATGTATATTTTGCCATTTCCCTTCACTCCTTCCTAAGAAATCTTAGTTTCAATGCCATCTATAAATTTCTTTATTTCCATTTACAGTGTCAGCAACCAATATGTAATCACCTGTTGCGTAATATTCTCCTGTATACATTGTACGAATAGTATCGTTTATGTATTTTCTAAATGAAAAAGATTTGGCAAGTACCTTTTTATCAAAGTCCCTTACAACCGCATATGAAAATAAACCTCTCTTTTCCACATGTGCAATACTTATTTCTCCGAATACTCTAATGTTTGATTTTTTCATTTTTGATTCCTCCAATCTTCTAAAGAAATGCGAATTTCTTTTACTCTTTTACTTCTTCAAAATAATCTGGTGTACATGAATATTCAACACCTACAATTCCTTTTGTACCCATATTTGTTTCAACTGTATATGTTCCGTCATGATGCTTAATTGCTCCATATACTTTACCAGCCGTCCAAACCGTAGCAAAATCATCATCGCCTGTTAAATCTTCTTCATAATCCTTTATACATCTTAACTGTCTTTTATATTTCATTTCTCTTACCTCCAATCAATAAGAAACACATATTTAGTGCCAACTTTCGCAAGTAGAATTTCTGTCAACTAATCCTTCTACTTCTGCACAATATCCTTCATAAGTTGTACAAGGATTGTACGCACTGCATCCGTCACAACGCTTGCACTTTCGCTTTGAACTGCTTACAATATGATACATATTCGGTTCTACATATTTCTCTTTAATGTCTTCCCATTGTTTTTGAGTTACTTTTAAATAAGCATTTACAATCATTTCTCTTACCTCCATTCTAAGAGAACACGAATTTTTTACAGTTGAATTAATTTATCTCCAATCAATAACTGGTCTAATCTTAAATTACTTTGTTCAACCTCAAGCATATCTTCAAAACCGTTTTCTTCAAGAATTTGCATTGCCTTTTCTGCCTTTTCTTTGGTAGAACACTGTGCAAAACAAGTGCCTTCTAAATCATCAATTCCATTTACTTCCCATATCTGCATTCCGTTCATCTTTTTTACCTACCTTTCTAATCCAAGAAAACACGCATTTACTATTCTATAGGTATTATTTCTAATACCTCACCTTCATCTCCGTTATATTTTAAATCAAACCACAAGGCTACATCTTCGCAAGTTGCTTCGTCATTAGATGTCCAGAAATGATCCTTTTGTTCTCCATTTTTAAATGTAACTATATTCCATTCTTTCATATCACTCGTCATCTCCTATTCACTATGAAATATCCATTCACTCTGTCTTTTTCAAGCTCTCTTCATCTACAATACAATAGCATCCGAAAGCATCTCCAACTCTGTCATTATCTAAATCTAATGATTGTAAGATTTCATTGAATGTTCCTTCACTATAATCTTCCCTGTAGATTTCAAGATATTTCTGTCCTTTGGTTACATAGTTCTCTTCTGTTCTGCTTCTGAAACAATCTAAAGCATTTTGCAAACAATTGGCTTTTCTCTTTGCATCATTCCAATAAGTAAAATATGTTCCACTTGACCACTGTTGATTTTCTGGCTGTGTTGGATCATAGCCACTTACAACCGCATACTGTGTATCACTTTCGCTTTGCAAAAGAGCATATTTATCTTTCCGTAAAATCTCAATCCATTTCATATTATTACCTCCTTAATCCATGTTCTCTTATCAATCTCCTTGCAAGTCCTCCGTTAATATCTCCATGCACAGGAATTGATATACTCTCTGTAATTGTCTTTTCCCATACTTCATGACCACCTTTTGAACGGTCATGCTTAAATCCATTTGCCTTTAGAATATCTGTAAAGGCTTTATATGGCATTGGTGGTAATCTTCCTGACATAATCTCACTTCCTTTCTTTTACCCGTATAGCCTGATAGTGCAGCTTTATATGTATATGTTCTCTTATTCACAAATTGCCTTTGCCAAAATATCATACATTTCAGCATTACTCTTAACAGGTGCAATCTTATTTTCAAAATATGAAGCTCCCTTGCAATTTTCAAGTAATCCCTCAATAACTGTATTCTTTTCGTAATTCGCAAACAATTTCTTGAATATATGAAACGTTCTAAGTGTAAATGCATTCTTTTCGCTTCCTGTCCAATTAAGTGCTTTAATTGTCTTGATTGTAAGTTCCAATATATCTGTGTTATTTCTTACCATTCTCAACAATGTTCTTGAGGGTGCGACTTTACCTATTGGATTTTCCAGCTTGTCATCATCTGTCACAATCTGAATATTATAAGATTCAAATAAATTCTTAAAATCTATATATTCTCTTATGTTTGCCTTTACACCTGCTCTATATGTATCAGCAACAGTCATTGCCTTTCTTGCTGATTGCTGTCCTAAAAATGTAAGAACTGCCTCATATTCTGAGCAATTAAGCACTTCAACAAGCATTTTTATTTCTCCGTTTATTACAAATGCAACTATTCTATGTGCTCCATCGGCGACATACAGTTTTCCATTTTTGATATATACCTTAACTGGATCAAATTTATCTTCATTAAAATTTTGTGCTATTTCCTGCACCTTTGCCATATCTGTATCTCTCTGCCAATTTGGAATATGTATAAATGTTGGATTAATAAGAATATATCGCTTTGATGCAATACTAAAAGAGTTCTTTAATGCACAATCTACTTCTTTAACTTCCATTGATTCTCCTGCATTTGAATGAGCCTGTACAAATTCCTCTGTCTGCCGTGGTGTTGAATAACGAACAAAGTCTTTTTTACGTCTTGCATAATCTACTGTTCTGCTTACGCCTTGTGTAAAGCTGTATCCTACATCAGCAACTTCAATATCATTTTTGTTTATCTTTAAAAGCAGACATATCTTATCTACTGTTGCATCAGATGGATTATTAATCTCGCTTTCATACTTTGATATTGTTGAGTAAGAGACTCCGCAACCTTTAGCGACATCCTGCAATGTTAAACCTTCTCTTTCTCTAATCTCCTTTAACTTCTTTCCATTAATTTTGCACATAATTGACTACCTCTTTTCTTTTAATATTTTTGATATGTATTTTAGGTAAAAAATAACGGCTTGCCTTTTGACAAACCGTTTAGTTGCTAAACTTTTCAAATACTCCTGACTTGAGCATATCTGATTTCCAACACTCAAAGTCTGGATATTCTGTCTTATCTGCTAAGTCTCTATAGACTTCATGCGTCTGCTTTTCTGTGAATGTTTTGCCTTTTAGCGGTTCTTCATAGGTTATGTACTTCATTATATTTCACCTCTTTCTTTTAAATAATTTCTGTAAGCATTTTCGCTTTCAAACTGCTGATATTTGCCTATACTTGGCACAAATCCCATATAGGCAAATCCGTTATAATATCCCTTCATGTATTATCCTCCTTGCAAAATTCTTTACCTTATCAATGACTGTTGGTTCGGTTGCCTTCTGTAATCTTCTCTTTCTTTCTGTAAAATACAGACTGTTTTCCACATTGATATAATCTATCATTTGCATGGGAGTTAAAGCGCTATACGGTGTTGATAGAGTGCTGTCTATTATTTCTGCTCCGTTCGCTGTTTTAATAATTCTAAAATTAAATGCTTCCATTTTGCCTTATACCTCCTGTGCTAGTCTTGCATTTCTCATAATATTTGATATTTCGTTTTCTGTTTTTGCTTTATGAATTGCTTCTATAATCTCCGTTGTATAACGAAAATCTTTTGCAATCCGTACCGCTTTGCGTTTGTAGTTATACATTTCTCTGCTCATAGTTATATTCTCCCTTCTTATTTCTTATTTTGTTATTGTGAAATCATAGCAATCTGTATCTGTATAGATTGTTATGCTATTTCCGTTTTGCGTTTGTGTTACTGACGTTACTTTATTTAAATTTAAGTAATTGTATTTGCTAGGCATATTTTTACCTATTAAAAAAGCACTCAATATGAGTGCTAAAGTGATAAGTGTGTATGCTATTTTCTTTTTCATTTTGTGTTTACCTCCTTAATTTTGGGTATAAAAATAGCACCTAACAGATTTTTATTTCCATTAGATGCTATATAAATATGACACTTTATGAGATTATTTTTTTACAAGTTCCATTTTATAACCAAGCGCATCAATAATTTTCACAAATAAAACTAATGATGGACTATGTGTTTTCTTTTCAAACCGTGAGATACTTTGCTGTTTGCTTTCCGTTAAATCGGCTAATTCCTTTTGAGAAATATTAGACTCTTTCCGTAATTTAACAACATTATCAATTAAGTTGTTCTCTATATCCTCTGCACGAAAAGTAGTGGCTGGTAAACCACTTACTTCTCGAACTGCAATTTGCTTTTGGTCAATTGCAACAGCTTCTAATAACCCTTGCATTGTATCATCAAAAAATTTGCTCATGATTATTCCTCCTTTAAAATTTTTACTACTGCCTTTAGAGCTTTCTTTTCATCAGGCGTTAAGTCTGCCTTTTCATCTTTTGAGTAGACATTGACAAAATATATAGTTTCTTTTATATCAACATCTACATAAATTACTCTTGCACCACTTCGTTTCCCTTTTCCTTTATTCTCCATTGGGATACGGATTTTTCTTAATCCACCTGTATGAGAAATAGTATCTCCTAATTTCGGATTTTCTAATAAAATTTCTTGTAAGTCTTTTAAATTTTTATCAGTTAATCCTAAGTCTTGCCATTTAGCGGTAAAAATTGGTGTTTCAATAAAGGTTCGTGTCATATTTTTATTTCCTCCTTTGTTTATACACCTATAATACATCAAATTTGTTGTATTTGTCAAGTCAAAAATAGCACCCTTTGCGTTTGGGTGCTTTTGGTTTGGGTGGTTATTATATTTGACGCAGTTAGTCTTCAAAATTATAATTTGCGTCTATGTCTGCAATTTGCTCATCATAATAAGCTCTTGCAGATTCACAACGGAGTTCATAGTTACTTCCGTTTGATGGATAGCCTTCAGCTTCGCATTGTTCGGCTATCTCCTGGCATTCTTCTTGATATGCCTTTTCAAGTTCGCAGATTTTGTCTATATCTGCCTTTGAATAAACTCCTGCATTTGTCATTGACTGACGCATTTCCTCTATTGTTGGCATGGCTTATCCTCCTATTTTTGTTGTAATTGCTTTTTCTTTGCTTCTAGTTCTGCTATTTGAGCTTCTATTGAGGCAATTTCAGCATCGTTTTTGTTGTACTCTGCATCTGGTACCCATTCCATTATTTCGCTTGGTTGAACTTTGAGATATTCACAAAGTCTATTTATTGTATCTGTTTTAAATCCTTCGTTTTTGCTAATTTTAGACACAATATTAGTGCTAATACCAGTTTCCTTACATAATTGAGTTTTAGTTATTTTACGTTCAATTAATAATTTATCAAGTTTATAATATACTATCATATATTTTTAAACCTCCCTTCACATATGCTTAAAAGATAGCATATTATTTGACTTTTTTCAAGTGTGGTTTATAAATTAATACACACTATAAAAGAGCAGACCTTTTGCGTTGTCTGCCCTTCTAACTATGCACTATTCTTTTATTGTATCAAGTTCTGTTACATTTACACCTAAAGCGGATAAAATAACTTTTAAATCTCTATAACGCACCTTCATTGACTTATATAAAGGCGTTTCCTTTTCCGTCATTCCCATCCATTCCTGTAAGCGTGAAAATTCTTCTACGCAAATTTTAATTGTTTCCTGGTTATTCATTTCTTCCATCCTTCCACCGCCTTTCTAGTTATAGTATAGCGGATTTATTGCGTGTTTACAAGTTCCGTTTCGCTACTGCTCATCGGTTACGGACTCACACCGTAAGACGGAAGGCAGACTTATAGCCTGCCTTCACTCTGCATTATTTTGTTTCTTTCTTAGCTTTTTTATCCTTTTTAGGCTCTACATATGTATATTTGTAAGCATCTGTTTTGAGTGCATTTTTATCTTTCATAAGTTGCGCAAGTGCCCTCATAAAGCTATTTTTAAATGTAGTCTTAGCTTTGTAAGACAAAGTGTTACCAGTCTTAAATAACTGCTTGTTACTTGAATTTTTGTAACCTACTGCTATAGTCATAAAGTTAATAAGTGTAGGTGTAGCCTCAATTTTAAGGTTGGTAAACCATTTATCAATACCATCCCTAAAATCATTTTCAGAAGTTGTATAAGCTGTATAAAGTTCATCTGGGATAAGCTCATAACAAGACTTAATTCTTTCATCATAAGCCTTTTTAAATTTATCATATTCAGCCTGATACTTTTCAACATCTGCTAAATATATAGCCTGAGCCTCAGCGTCATCCTTCTTAAGTTCTGCCCACTCCTGGCTAATCCGCAAATTATTCTGAAGAATAAGTTTTTTATCTGCCATCTCATTAATAGCTACCCAGAATTTTGCCATAGTTTCTGTAAAATCTTTGCTTGAAGTCATAAACTGAACTTTTACAGATGATGTGTTAATAGTAACTTTCTTGTTATTTTTCTTAATTGTTGTCATAATAAACAACCTCCTTCTTAATTTTAGATTAATTTTAGATATAGTTATAGTGCTATCCACTGTTTACAAGGGCTTTAGACCTTTATAGCAGGACTTAATCTTGTAATGCCTGACTATAGCCGTGTTACACCTTTTTAGTTTTTAAGCTGTAAAAAGTATTCGCAAACCAAAAACAGCTACAATAGTTTTGTTAATCTTGTTTTCAACTAAGTTGATTAATGATAATCTCATTGTATATACAACAAGCCTATAGCCCAAACTTTAATTGTTAAACAAGTTGCAGAATGCAAACTTACTGGCTATAGATAATTTGTACAGTGTCCCCGTTGCCTGCACTTCTCACCGCTTCCAAGCTAATTAATTAACTTAATCCTGAAAATTACTAATCAGGCTTGCCGTATATATGATACGGACTACGGATTTTATAAAATATCTACTTGTTTTCACCTACCCTTTTCCTATTCACTCAAAACAAAGGATATAATCCACTCCTAAAAGATACTATCTAAGACACTTTCAACCCGAAAATCTAAGCTATACAGCCCGAACTTTTACCCCTAACTTTAAATCAGCCTACTTATGGCATACAGATAGATATAAGTTTTTGAACTTTTGAATATCTATTGGATACTCACGTTTAATATTTGTTTATCAAGATGCGGTTTTTGCACGTATCCACGGATGGAAGTTGTGCGGATTGTACCCAGTCCCACGGATGGGAAAAGGTATAAAAACCTTAAAAATTATGTGGACTTTTTACCTGAAATGGTATAGAATAAAGAATGTAGAAGGCTTTATTCTTATAAAGTCCTGGCGGTGTGGATGTTGGAGCATTTACACCGCTTTTTCAATTTTACAAGGTGCGGAGGGTTGCAACCCCTCATAATCTGCTATAAATTTGAGCTTGTCAAGTGTTATCCGCTTGACTTAATGTAAGTATAAATCCTTGCTTGTAATTTGTCAAGAGTTTTTTGAAAAAATCTAAAATCAATCAAGATTGATTTTTCTTGCCCTCTTGACATTTTCAATTATAGAGGGATATATACTTTTTGTCAAGTGGTATTTTTAAAATCTTTTTATTGATTTTTATACATCCGCTTGACTTGTCTATTATATTAAACTTATATCATTAAAAAGTCAAGTATTATTTTAAATATTTTTAAAATTTTATCTGATTTTATATTAAAGTGGTGAGTTATCCCAATTTTAGAGTGGTTTTATAGTATAAAGTGGGGATTGATGACTTAATTTTGATTAATTTTAATATAAAAGTGGGGATTGATAGCGATATGAAAATAACATCAGATGAGATACGGACGTTTGTTCTATCCTACTATCCTAAAGTCATCTTTTATCGAACGTAAGTTCTATTAAAAAACAATGTCTAATATATATCTATTAGCCATTGTTTTAGACTGACTGGGGGTACTTAAAACCAACTTGATGGACTGGAAATGCAGCAAACCCTATAGCTGATTCATCTCTACACCAACTCAAAAATCTAACCCTCTCTCCAATCCATTAAATCCAACAAAATCAAGCAAAATTCTAATTTTCCCATCTCAAACCCTTTATCGTACCCCATATCGCTCAAACCCACTAACCAAGCCACTTTCAGCCACTTCACGACCAAAAAATTAAACTTCCATCTTATCAAAAATTCATTCACAAATCCAAAATCTTCCTTATTTATAAATACTTTTACCGATAACCATTTTTAATCTAAAATCTATCATTATAATCAATCACACAAATTACAACTCTCTCATCTACAATACGGGGGTACATAAAAACCACACCAGAAAAACCAAAAATTACCTATATACTTCACAAAAATAACCAAAAATCCAATATAAACCATTAAAAAATCCTACTATAACAATACCAAAAAATCCCATTTCTCATCTAACCCCTCTATCTCACCCATACACAGCGTTTTTATTCTACTATACCAATAACACCTAAAATCATTTTTACCCACCTAAATGTTCAAAATACAAGGTCAATTTTTTACATCACCCAAAATCACATTAACTATTTATATATATTCATCATATTTACTATAAATAATATTATCAATTCTCACACCTATACAAAAATCCATTCTCACAACTCAAATTTCAATTTTTCTCTCTACCCTAACAACTAGCCACTTGACATATAAAAATCTAAAATAGATTCAAAATCATACATTTTTCTCCTTATATTCCATGTAAAGAATTTTATATTAACTCTCTTTATTAATTAACATATCCATACAATACTAAAAATTCATAAATTCAAAGTCATATAAGAGAAAAATCTATTGTAAATAATCATCACACTACTCTTGCCAAACAAAAAAAATAATAAATTTAAAGGAGGACTCATTATGAGCAATTTAACATATTACAACAGAAACATTTAATAACTTATTATGTAACTTTTATAGAAATATATTTGATGAATTAGTCGGCAGAATTGCATTTTAATCTATTTAGGTACAAAATCACACCTCATAGAAAAATTAGCCACTTTTATCTCATGCCCTTATAAGTTATCACCTAAGACATAAAAATTGAAAATCACCCTCAAAAACTCATTTTTAACCCACAGATAGGGTATGAGAAAACTGCACACAAGTTCAAAAAGATAGTATGTGCGTAAGCACAAGATGTAGCCCTTTGATAAGGGCGGTCTTTTCGCAACGTCAGCAAGAAAAGAACATCTCTAGGTAGACAATCAAAGAGAGAATAATACATTAAAGAAGGAATTAAGTATGATGCAAGAAAACGAAATCCCAAAATATCTCAAGTCAACAGAAAGTAATATCTCCAAGAGTAATCGCAAATCAAAGCACAAACATCATTATGAAGAATGTCTGATTCAAAACAAATCCATATTTGCAGGAAAGACTTGTCTTAATACAGGTTTATATACCTACTGTACTATTTGTGGAAAAATAAATGAGCGATTCAAGGAAAATAAATCTATTGTAAAAGATTATATCAGAGAAGTTAATTCACCAATAGGCAGATGCTACTCTCGTATTTCTGATGAGGAATTATATGAAAAGTACCATAACAAATTACCAGTATTTTTTGTAGAGGATATTTTTAAAGAGAGGTATGTTAATTTGGAAGGAGAAAATAAATGAATTTAATAACAAGATTATTTAATAAAATTAAAACTATAAAAATATACTAAAAGAATTAGATAAAACATTAATAGAAATAATTTAAAAGAATAAAACTATAGGTATATCATATACGTACCCAAATGAAAGCATTAGTCAAAAACACCACGTACCTAAACAATAATAATCAACCAAAAAATTAAAGAGCTTGTATGAAGCGTAAGCGAAATACAAGCGTAATAGTCTGTCTTATTAAATAAGTTATATATCTTCTTTCAGTTCAGTTGACCTACACAAAAGTGTAGTCAAAATTCTCATATTTTAAAATTGGACATACATAAAAGTGTAGTTTACTGAACGCTCGTAAAGGCGTTTCTCTTTAAATAGAAACAGAGAATAAATAAATATCACATATAAAGGAGGATTTTTAATTGCAACAAAAAATAGAATATTTTACACGTTTCCCAAATGGCTATATTCAAGGGAATATCAAAACAAAATATGGAGTTAGTAGGAAATTTTATATCACATACATACTTATAGATAAATACAGATCGTATGAAGACTATAGTTGGATTACTATTCGTAAAGTAATGGAATTCTATGGGTATAAAACAACCAAGCATAAACCAAAAGCATTTCAAGAAATTCTTGATGTACTGGAATATATGATTAATAACAAAATGATTGAAGTTCAACAGGATCTTGACACACTCGGATATGATACTGGCATTGAAATTAAGATCATTCCTGAAAATTTTGATGCTGCTGACAAATTCTCAAAAATCACATCCTCTCAGCTTGATTTTATTATGATGAATGAATCTAGTATCAATAAAGAGAATATACTAATGGCTTTTTTATATATTAACTCATATATCTTTATTCGTCCTAAAAATAAAGATGATGAAGATGTCATGTATAATCCTGAATCTAAGCCAGAAGCTTTTTGGCGAAGTATAGAATCTATGTCAAAAGAGCTTTCTATGTCAAAGGATACAATTAATCAATGTATCCAATGTCTCACTTCTTCTATTGGAAATAAAGAACCTCTCTTAATAAAAAAAGAAGTTGGCAGCATTAAACCTGATCCAAAGAAACCACCACAAAATGTACCAAATATATATGTACTTAATAAAGAAGGATATGAGCAAGAAATCGAATGGGCTATTGCTAAGATGTTGGAGATTTATAATGTAGATTCATTTGGAGAAATTAAAAACGGCAATTAAGAATAAATTTTAATAAAACCCTTTTGTAATAAGGGAATATATAAATGTAACACATAAACCGTATCACACTAGCGATGATATGAATAAAAATTTTTATTTAATAAGGAGAACAAATATTTATGACAAATGAAACACAGAATCATGTAATGACAAGAACTATGGAACTCAAGACTCGCAACAAATTAATCTGCTCACCATTATTATTAAAATCAGGAGCAGATTTTGGTGGAACTGATTTAGATATTGCTGAAAGAATTTTTACAGATATTAAATTTGATCGTGCTATGCAAAAGGAATGCGATGTAAGAGATTTAAAGAAAATGGAGGAAATAGCTTAATGAAATACGAAATAATTGGAGATACATCAATAATAATAGATTTACATAATGGATATTCAATACTTGCAATGAGTAGATGGAATAAAGAAGAAAGATTGTATAACACTACCTTATACATTAAGAAGAATGACATAGATAGATTTGATCTTATAGATTTTGCTCTTAGTGTTGAAACAGATAATAAAAAAGAATTATGTATGAAAGTTCTTAAATATGTTGAAAATACTGATTTTACTTATTATGTTAATCGTACTAAGTATGAACTTGATTGTTTTGAACGTGGAAATGCATTATATGAAAAAGAAAAGTTAAATGTTAAGTAAAAGTGATTATAAATACTACGAGAAAGCAAAAATAGCTGCGGATTTATCAGATTATAAAAAAACACATATAGGTTGTATAGCCGTTTATCAAGGAAATGTAATAGGAATTGGTTGTAATACAATTAAAACACATCCTATACAGAAATATTATAACAGATATAGAAAGTCTTGGAATAAGAACGGCATTAAACCAACATTACATGCCGAAATTAATTGTCTTAATTCTATTCGTCATCTGAATATAAATTTTTCCAAAGTAAAATTGTATATTTTCAGAACAAGATTTGATAAAGAGTTTGGCATGTGTCGTCCTTGCTCTAGTTGTATGGCAGCTATTAAAGATTTAGGAATTAAGCATATCTATTATACTACAGATTATGGATTTTGCTATGAGAAAATAAAATGTGAGGTATGAAAATGGCGGCTTGTGAATATTGCGGAAGAGATTCTGGACATGCTGAAAGATGTCCATTACACGAAGATAGGAAAAGTAATTACATATGTTGTTACTGTAAAGAGGGAATATTTAATGGAGATGAATTTATAGTTAATTCTGAAGGTGAATATCTTCATCGAGATTGTATATTTAGCTATGATTTTTTAGTTAATTGGTTAGGTTATGATTTTAAGGAAATGGGAAAGGAAGGATATTATGATAGTTAATAAATTAAGAATATTTTTTGATATTGATTATAAAACAGGTATTGAATATTGGATTCCTATTAGTGAAATAAAGATTAAGAATATGTTTCTTGCTACCCCACCTGGTTATTTTAAGTATAGAAGAAAACTTAATAATTTTATCAAGTATGGTGAGCTTAGTCCTATTATCATTGACAGGAATTTTGAATTAGTTGATGGGTATATAAGTTATCTAATTATGAAAAGATTTAGCGTTGGAAAAGTACCTGTTTATTTTCAACAATGTGTAAGTGAATAGAAATTTCATTTCATTTGTTTTCATGATAAATAAATAGATTTCTATGAAATGAAAAGAGAATATAAAAGTATAAGAATTATTTTAGGAGGATTTTTATATGAACAAAACAACTATCTGTCCTATTTGTGGACACAAATTAATTAAAATAGATGATATGAATTATGTGACATCTATCTGTCCTGACTGTCATACAACTGTATTTGATGAAGAAGATAGCAATCGCCACGTTATTAAGTATGGTATTTCTAAGAAAGATGGATATAATATCAGTTTAGATATTGTGTATAAGCAATTTTTGTCTGACCAAATGGTTATGTCTGGTAGGTTAAATGTAAATCCATGTGAAGTTATGTGTCGAAGAATTTTTAAAACAGATATATATTCTGACTCTATGTTAAATCACTTCTTTCCTATGTTCAAAGAGTTTAAAATGCAGCAGAAATATAATTATTTTGATGGCTATGATAAATATTTTAGAATGTCTGATAATTATTTTAGAAAAACATTTCCAGAGTTTTATGAATAAGAGGTGATAATTATAAAAAAGGTACAGTATACATTAGTAAAAATCCCAATAAGAGAACTTATTGATGGAGATTTTAATATTCAGATTAATAGAGATACAGAAATCAAAAAAGAATATCTTATCAAGCAAGGTGATTCTCCTTTATTTGATCAGATTCAGAGACTTCGTGGCGAATCATCATCTCATATAAGTGAACTTATGTTGGTTGTTGCAAAGAAGAATCCAAAACAGGAAGAATCTCTTAGAAGAATTCTAAATGATGGATTCATATATAATGGAATTCACTACTCTCGTTTTGGCAAATCAGCTTCACAAGGCAAAGATGGAATAACTGCATTTGTATGTGATGAAATTTTTGATGAGTTATATTTGATTACTCAGATGGATATTAAAATTGATGAGTGTGTTATTTCTAAGTATGAAGCTCAGAGATGTTTGCCATTCAGTTCATGTACTCTTATTAAAGATTATATACCTAATATTGTGATTATTGGCGAGTATGAAAAGACATTAAAAAATCAGCTTATCAAATACGTAGTTGAAAAAGAAAAAGAATTTGTTGATGAAAATACTGGTAAGAAAAAGAAATATAAAACCAGAGAAATTGAAGAAGGATTAAAAGATATTGGATTATCACCTTTTGACGGATGTGGCTGTCATGAAGAAAACTTTATGAATACTGTGAGCGAGCAACTTGGATTAGACTATAAAGTTATTGGAACACAGGTACGTTTACCATTTATTAAAGGATATTCTGTATATGTACCATTTAAACAAATTCTTAAAGAATGGGGTTACACTACTATTACTGACATCTATGGTCATGTTCATAATATTGATGATGTAGATTGCATTTGGAATATTTCGATGTTTAAAGGGCACAAGATTTTTAAGTCAACTTATGGCAAAAACGCATGGATTGAATATATGAATACTGTCAGAAAGTATGAATTCAAACTTGGAATCAGTAAATACAGTCATCATATTAAGCATTTAAATAAATATACACGAATGAATTTTCAATATTTACAATGTCTGGATCTTTGGAATGATAAATATGTCAAATGTTATACAGACAAAACAAAAAAAGACTATGATATATTAGATTCTAAGAATGATGGGAAAATCATTAAGCTTGCAAAATATACCACTAATATGTATGAAAAAATCATTAAAGGTGATAAATTCTATACATATAAATTTATGGGAATTACTGATACAGAAGATTATGAGCCAGAAAGTAAATATCTTGAAGCTGCATTGGTAAATGATGTTATGCTGAAAGATCCTGCCGTTAAGCAATTTATTTATAGAAAACTTAAAAAGTCTATTGATGAAGCAAAGGTTGGCAAGATTTACTGCTCAGGTTTTTATCATACAGGTGTCGGTGATATGATTGGTTATCTTCAGTATGCCGTTGGCGAAGAACCAGTTGGTTGTCTTGGAGAAAGAGAATTATATACAGCAAATTTTGAACCAGGCTATTGTTGTTCATTCCGTTCTCCGCTTGTTGATCCGTCAGAGGTAAATAAGATTAAGATTGTACGAAATGACATTCTTACAAAATGGTTTGATTATTTTAAAGACCAAGATGTAGTAATGTTTAATATGTATGATGTTTCAGCTCCACAGCAAGGAGGCGCAGATTTTGATGGGGATATTTTCTATTTAAGCAACGATCCTATCATTATTGATTCAAAGATAGATAAGCATATCATACTTGATATTGAAGATAAAGTAACCGCTCAGTCAAAACCATATACAAAAGAGAATCTTATTGAGTATGAAGTAATGACAAGAGATAATCGTATTGGTGAAATTACTAATGTTGCCACAAGTATAGAGAATAAATATACGACTAATCCAGATATTCAAAAATTATATTCTGATTACTCTTCTCTTCTAAGAATATTTCAGGGCAAAGAAATCGACTTTCTTAAAACGGGATTCAGATGGCATATGAATTCAGGTCTTAGAAAGCATCTTAAACAGCTTCCATATTTCTTACTTCATAACTATCCTAAAAAAATGAAATCCTATATGAATATAATCAAGAAGAATAGAGATGCTTCTGATGAGGACAAAGAATATCTTAATGCATATCACTCTCCCTCTCCTATGAATGAGTTATGTGACTATATTGAAACTTGGGAAAAGAAAAATATCTTATGGGACAATAAGGTAGATTTGGTTGATACTAGATGTTTAATCATTGATAATGATTTGGATTTGTCTGATAGAAAAGTTTTAAAGAAATGTAGGAAGTTTATAAATATGTATGCTATTGATATTAAGCAGCATCTAAATCTACATAGAGACAAGTCGAATGATGAAGACCATAAATTTAATATGGATGAAGTCGTAAATGATTATAAGACAGAACTCCTAAACGAGATCGGATTGCCTGAAAATATTATAGCAAATTATGTTATCAAAGCTTCGTACTCTTCTGTTTCTATTAGCAAATCTCTTGCATGGTCAGCTTATGGTGATTATATCATTGAAAATCTTAAGAATAACACAAATCCAAAGAGAAATATATCAATAAGAGAAGTTCCTTATAAGACGGACAATTCATATGAATATCTTGGAAAATACTATGAATTTGAGGTAGGTGATACATATTTACGACTGTAATGAAACATTTCTATATGAAATTATAGACGATTACAAAGAGGCAGAGAATAATGAGGTAAAGGACGAGATATTCAACTCGTTCTGTTCCTCAATATGGGCTTCTGATAATAAAAGACGCACATATATGAAAGCAATTCATTTTAAAGTCAGAAAAGATTTACTTAATACAGAACTTGGACAAGTATTTGATACATGGTCAGGAATTGAATACAGATATTACAAGTCAATGACTAAAGAGGAAAATTGGTGTTCCATTATCAGACAGAAAATTAATAATATTTATACAAGATATTTTGATAAAGAAGTAATTCTCAATAAAGAGTACATGGATTTATTAAAGAAACCAAAGTTAATGTACTTTGATTGGTTATCTGGGACTGAGATGGATGCAGATACAGTTACAGATATTATTGATGATACGATTGACAAAGCTGAAAAACTCAAACAACGTTTTCAAATGGAGAAAATGACATTATCTTGGAATGAGTATAAAAAGGTTATTGAAGGATTTTTGAGAAGATGTTTTGATAATTGCAAACTAATTGAAGAATATGAAGATAAGACTCAGATTGTAAATAATTATGATTTTATCACTGAGGATAATTTTTATGTGAAGTATATTAACAGGTCGCTTGATGGAGAAATAAGAAAATATCAAAAACAGTATTATGGAATCAGGGATCATAAAAAATATTCTCGTTGCAAACGTTGTGGTGGAATTATTGAGAAAACAGGAAATAAACGACTGTATTGTAATGATTGCAGAATCATAATTACAAAAGAAAATTGGAAAATTGCATCAAAAAAGTATAGAAATAAATCGTCATAAAATAGAAAATCTGAGTTTTCCTTGTAAAATAAGGCTTTATAGCTGTTTTTAGTTTCGTATATATCAGTAATGGAAAACAATGAAATCAGCTTTTCTTGGCTGATAAAACAGAGAATATAATAGTGTAACAAGTAAACACATTATTGGAACAAAAGGAGAAATAAACATGAATTTAAAGGAATCATATCGTTATGCAAACTATCTTGACCGTCTGTTAATGACAGCAGACACATATCTTAGAAATAAAGGATTTGTAACAACTACAGAACAAAATCACTTACGCTCTAAGGCTAATCCAGATGCACAGGATGAGAAAATTGCGGTTCAGAAACCATATGATGTAGATTTTAAGCCAAATGATATAATCGACTTTGTGGTTAAGGTTATTAATGAGAAGGAAAAACTTTTCTCATCAATCGCAGATGCAAAGGCGAGAACAGAAATTAATATTGACAATGCTGTTGCTATGAATAAAAAGAAACAGTCATTTGTGAATACACTAAATTCAATCGTTTCTATTAAGCCTAGTGAAACACAGTCAATGGGAAAGGATTATAAATTTGATATTAATAATGAGCAGAAACCTTACTCTTACCAGATTATTTCTAAAACATCCATTGATTTTGACCGAAACAGCGTCAAAGGTCTGATTAAGAAATATAATAAAGAATGTGATGAGATTTCTTCAAAACTTGATGAAATTGAAATCACAACACAGGTTAATTTTACACCATTATTTGATGTAAATGATTCCTTTGAGGATTTGGTTGTGGGTTAATTCCCACACTAATCTTCTATCGGATATTTACAATAGGGCTGAGATTGATTTTTATAATTGTCAATCGGTTCAGATGCAGATGAACTATAATGCTGCAAGGCTGGATATTAGCCATATAATATTAAAAAGAGTAAATCATGCATTGTTTAGAATGCAAAATATTACATATAAACAAAAATCAAGAATATTTCATAAATATTGTATTATTGAGTCTCCTGTATGTTTGAGGAAAATTACTTTAAAGGTCGTTATATGTATTGTTATTTGCTACTTTGTTATTTTGTAATTTTGTCAGTTTGATATATTGAAAATTTGATATTTTGTCATACGTGTCATGAAGATTCTTAATAAAATTAAAACTTACTGAAAGTATAATTAGTGATATAAAAATATTATAAAAGAATGAACAATTTTTAATTGTTAATAATTATAAAGCTTATCTATATTCGTATAGATATATCAAATTGATTGAAATTATGAGGACATTTTCAGTTCTATTTTAAATATCCGATAGATTTTGTAATTCATATTGTACCTTACCTTTCTATAATCGGTGGCTGTGCTACAGCTCTTGTAGTATGGTTGCCGATTTTCTCTTTGAGCCATTAGTTCAGTCGGTAGAGCACTAGACTTTTAATCTAGGTGTCGTAGGTTCGAACCCCACATGGCTCACTCTCTTCTGCTATTAGGCAGGAAATAAATCAAGAAAGAAGTGAAAATTATTAAGTACATTTCAAAAAATGAAATTGAAAAATTATTATCTGAAGGTGTAATTAGGAACACAAGACGAGGATATGTAGATTGCAGAGGCGAACATATTGGGTATTATAAAACTTGTGGTGGAAAGCGTTACATTGAAGATAAATACGTTAAGTAGGTTCTGCCTATGAAAAATCGAATTGAATATAAAGGTTTTTATATTGACAAGACTGAAAATGGCTATCGTATCTGTAGACAAGAAGATACAGAAAAGCATACCCATCTCTCGAATCTTAATCCATCATATAGGCTCATAGATAATGTATTATCAAATAAAATTCCTACTCGTTGTGGATGTTATTATTTAGAATCACATGCTAGATTAAGCTATGATGAAAATTATATTAGGAAGATTCGTGAGTATATTAAAGTAAAGCAGAATAAAAGTAAACAAATGTATTACAATCCTGGCAGAAAGCGTTCTGGTGGGAATTTTTAATTTTATGGAGGATTTAAAGGATTATGGCAAATTTTGTTTTTAAGGAAACCAAGCAGACTTCTATGAAGATTGCAGGTATCATTGACACAGATAATATGACTGTTGAAGTAGATGGTGGAGAAAAGAAACTTGCTACTCTTCTATCAGTATTTAATGGTGGTAGTGTTGAAATAAATGTGAAGGTAAAAGAGGAAAGTGAACTCGATGAACCTGTTGAATCTAATGAAGAATAGAGAGTAGGTGAACTATATTTATAATTTCGAAGAAGAATTAAAAAAATATGGGCTAACCCAATCAACTTATGAACAGGTTTTACAAGAAATTTCTAATAAAATGTCTGGAATATCAGATATGGATTGGAAAGAAATAGTGGATAAATATGATATAAAATGTCATTATGATAGCGTCAGAAAGGCTAGTCAGACCATATTTGGCAATTATTTTGTTAGAGAATATTTAAAAGCTAAAAACATAACAGAAAAAAGTACTACTCTTGATGATGCTAAAGAAGTATTAGGTGAACAATATATTGTTAAACAGCAAATACATAATGATAGATTGAAACTCAATAAGTTAAAAAGAGATTTAGTTCCTTGTATTACAGTTGCAGACGAATTAAAACAGTATATGAAAGATAATAATTTCTCAATGGAAATTCCTAAATATATGTACTCTTCTGTTGAAGAAGAATCTGATTATACTATGATATGTCATATTACCGATTGGCATATTGGTTATATAATCAACAATTGTAATGGTAATAATTTTAATTGGGAAATTGCAAATGAAAGAATAAACAAATATATTTCTGAATGTAAGAAGTATATTGAATTATATAATATCCGTCAGGTTCTAGTTATATCAACAGGTGATATGATTGAGAATTCATATATGAGAGAAACACAAGCACATAATTGTGAATTTTTACAATCTATGCAGATACATAAGGCTACTAAACTCATATATAGACTATTAGTCGCTTTAGCTGAAGATTGTAATGTTATATTCGGTGGTATTGCTGGAAATCATGATCGCATGTCAGGTGATAAGAGAAAAAATTATGAAGGTGATAATGCAAATGTGCTTATTACTGAACATATTAAAGACTTGGTTGATGTAAGTGGATGTGAACGTATTTCTATATTAAATACAAACTATAATGATTCTGAAATAAATATTACTGTTTGTGGTTTATCTTGTAAATTCATTCATGGTGATAAATATAAAAATGATAGATATAATCTTGCAAAAATTATTTCTAGTGATAATCAGTTCTATGATTTAATCTTTAGTGGACATCTCCACAATTTTTCCATTCAGTCAGAAAATCATGGTAGATATGCTATATCTACAGGCTGCTTAAGCGGATTTAATGATTTTTCCAAAAATTTTTATTGTAGTAGTGTAGCATCTCAAACAATAGCAATTTTAAAAGATAACGAAGTTGAAATGATAAAGGACATTCAGCTTAGTTAATTATATTTTGTTCTTACGAGGATAGTTTGTACTACCCTCTTTTATTTTTATTTATTTTATATAGGAGGAATATATAATGTCTACATATAATGTACATGCAGGTCACTGTCCGCAGGATGAGGGTGCTTATGGTGCGGTTGGTATTTTACAGGAGTCTGTTGAAGATAGAATTGTTAAGAATGCTGTAATTGCCAAATTAGAAAACCTTGGACATACTGTTTACGATTGCACTTGTGATGAAAATACATCGCAGAATGGTTGTTTAGCAACAATTGTTAGTAAGTGTAATTCACATAATGTTGATTTAGACATATCTATACATCTCAATTCTGGTAGAGATGATTATGAAGGTGATGATTCTAGTGGTGGTACAGAAGTTTATGGATATGATACTGGAACAGAAGAAATTGGTTCGAAGATTTGTGAGGCAATTTCAGAAAAACTTAATATTAGAAACAGAGGATTTAAGGTCAATCAGGGACTTTATGTTCTTAGAAACACAAAAGCCCCTGCTATTTTAATAGAATGTTGCTTCGTTGATGATAGGGATGATGCAAATAGATGGAATGCAGAAGCTTGTGCTGATGCCATAGTTGAAGCTTTAACAGGCGAAGTAGTATCTGAAGATTCAAGTGAAGATTGTTCTGACAATGATAGTTCGGATAATAATGAAACTACAGGTGGTAGAACTAATGATTTAGGTCATGTTGATGTTTACTATAGGGCTAAGACAAATCGTTGGTGGGATGAAGTTCATGATAGAGATGATTGGGCTGGTGCCAATGATGATCAGGCAATTACAGGTATTGCCATTGGCGTTAGTGAAGGTTATGTGAGATATCAAGTTCACTTACTTAATGGCGATTGGCTTCCAGAAGTTGATGGTTATGACATCAATGATGACGAAAATGGTTACGCAGGTAACGGTAGAACACCTATTGACGCATTAAAAGCAGTATTCTATACACCTGATGGTTATGAATACAAGTGTCTATATATACAGGTATCGCCACAGGGTATGGACGAATATTACCCTGTTCAGATAGATGATCAAACTGTAAATGGACAGGACGGATATGCTGGTTGTTTTGGTAGATATATTGATAAGGTTCAGCTTTGGGTTGAATAAGATTTTTTGAGGGAGTAGACCAAATTGGCTGCTACCCTCTTTTATTATTAAATCGGCATTTATCATTAAAAGTGTCAAAATATTATTGATTAAAAGGAGATTTTTTATAAATGATTAAAACAGAGTTAATTAATGCAATTGCAGAAAGAATTGAAGGAGCTAAGAAAGGTGATATTGCTCTTATACTTGATACATACGCAGAGGTTATTACAGATACATTAAAAGCTGATACTACAGAATCTGTTCCTGTAGGTAAACTTGGTAAGTTTAAGGTTAAGACAGTTCCAGAGCGTAGAGGAAAAATTATGATGGGCGATCGCAAGGGTGAGGAGTATGTAACTCCACAGCATGATGAGATTTGCTTTAAGATGTCAAAGTCTGCAAAACAGCTCTAATCTGAAAGGTCGTGATTATTATAAAAACATTACATTTTGAAAATTATGAAGATTTTGCTTGTGCTGTTTCAGATACATATGACAGAGTAAAATCTGATGATGAATATAATTCAGTAGATATTGTTGCTAAATATGAAGATGTAAAAGAGATTATTCGTGAACTCGTTGGAATCGGATATGGTATTGCATTTATTGATAAGTTTGGTAATCCTGAATGGGATGGTTATGACGACTCTTTCGTTATCAGCTTATTAGATGACGATATTTGGTGTGAACCTGTTAAGAGAGATGATAAGTACATCTTTGTTGAAGCTGATGTTGTATATATTTTTGACGATTGCAATTCTAAGATTATTCCAAAGATTGAAGCTGATGAAGTTTATGAAGTGGAAATTGGCAATAAATATAATGATTGCGATTGCGATGGTGATTGTGAGGACTGTAATTGTCCTAATGAAACTTATTTACATACTTCCGAAGATGAAGATGTAAATACTCACGGATTTACTGCCAGTAGATCAGATGGTGACTCTTATGTGAGTTATTCTTATTATTCTAGTGATGAATTGAGTCATGAAGATATTCAGAAGATGTTAAAGGCTTTTGGATTTTAGATTATTTGGAGTGTGTAGTGTATACTGCACACTCTTTTTGTATGGGTAGGTATGCAAATGGCTGAAGCAAGCGGTCTGTAAAACCGTGACCTACATGGTAAACATTGTGTGTTCAAATCACACCCTGCCCACTAATAAAATAATTAACTAAAAAAGGAGGCTGAAATATTGTCAAAAGAGAAAATAACAAGGGTGAAATATTTCACTCCTGATAAAGAGAAATTTATTTATGAAGAGAACTGGAAGAAATATGAAAAATATTTACAGTCTAATATCATCAAAAATCGAGATGTAAAAGATACAACATACAAGAGATATAGAGGATTGTTCCGACATTTTCTCATGTGGTTAGGAGAAAATTATGGTGAATTAGATTTATATTCTGATGAATTTATGGAAAATGCAGTTGATATTATGGAAGCATATATGCTTTTCTGTCAGGAAACATTGATGAATCATAAGAAGATAATCAATATGAAGATTTCTGCCGTAAGTTCATTCTATATTTGGTCTATGAAGCGTGGATTTGTTAAATATCATCCTTTTGATGGTAAACTTGACAGAATGAAGAAAGCTAACGAGGAACAGATTCTTAATCATTATTTCTTAAATGATGAACAGATTGCAGCTATTAGAGCAGATTTGTATAGGACAGAGAATAATAAATGGACAATACAAGATCAGTTATTATTTGAAATCGCACTCTTCTCCGCTAATAGAATTGGTGCATTAGAGAAACTTACTGTATCCTCTCTTGACTTAGATAATATGGTATTTGAGTCAATACGTGAGAAGGAAGGATATCGTGTGGAAGTTTCGTTTGACAGTACATGTAAGGATATGCTTGAAACATGGTTAGCCATGAGAACAAATGATTATGATCATCTTGAATGCGATGCTCTATTTATTCATAAATATAAGGACAAATGGATTCCTTGGACACAAGGCATGATTCATGACCGAATGAGAAAAATTGGTAAAGTTATTGGCTTGGAGGACTTTCATTGTCATTGCATGAGGAAGACAGCGATCAATAAAATATATGAAGATACTGGTGATTTAAATCTTGCCTCACAATGGGCGAACCACAAATCAACTTCAGTAACTTCACAGAGCTATGTACGCCCTGCTTCTAAGGCTGATTTAAGGGAAAAATTAAAAATTCTAAAGTTTAAGCAACAAGAATTACAGAAAGAAGCTGAAAAAGAAGGTATTTAAGCAATCCCAATGAAGCCTTCGTCTAACATCAACAATTAAATCTCAACAAGAAAGCATGGTAACGTGATATTTGAGCCAAGAAGTGACAACAATGTAGAGAATAAATAAAATATAACAAGCTGCACACATCCAAAAGAAGTGAGGGTGATCTGTTAATCCGTTGATAGATTTTTACAAGTGGCTGTCACTGACCGATATGTGACATAAATATAAAGGTCGGTTTGCGAAATTATTGACCTTTGGAATGGTCTAAAACTTCCCACTGCTACTGCTTATTGGCGGTGTTATGGAGAGGTCTTGCCTTAGTAGACGATTAACATATTTTGGCATTTACTATTCATATAGCATTGTAAGTCCTAAAACGGTCAATATCAACCATAGAAGTGATCGTGCTTCTCTGCGTTAATGAGAACCTTTAATAAGTAAAACACAACTTCTATTAGTCGTTTTGTAAGGTATGGATTTATCGCTAAATTCATATCTGAGTTTTTGAGATAGAAATAGCGAATGACTACTGGGCGGTCTGTCGGATAAGAGACATAAAACCTTATCAAGTGATGGAACGTAGCATATCTATTCTTAAATGTACCATCTAAAAAACGTGATACGCACAAAAATAAGCAAGAATGGAAATTGCAGTATGTGTTTCTATTCTAAAAAACTGGATATGTACAGTCCAATATCAGCTAGTTAGTGCTTTATGCTGATTATCATAGCGGAATGACGAGCAATGGAAGCTCACTTGGCTCATAACCAAGAGTATGCAGGTTCGAGTCCTGCTTCCGCAATTCAATGATTAAAAGGAAAACGAAAAATAAAAGAAAGGAGTATGTATTATGGCAAGTAGATTGATTATTGAGCAAGAGCCATTAAAAGTTGGACAGGTTCGTAAAGTTACATCCAACAATGGTGAAAAAATAGATTCTATTACTTTACTCTTGAACAATAACGTGGAAATTTTGTTCGTGCCACGGAATGACGGAACATTAGATTTTTCAGTAAGTGATCCACAGTTTGATACGTCAAATTTAGATTGCTCTATTGATAAAGAAGTATTGCGTGATTTATTTATGGCTATTAGAGACGGATATAAACAAGTAATTGCAAACGAAAGCGAGGGTACAAATTCATGAAATTAAATATTAGTAAAACTATTGATGAAAACGTTATTAGTGTAGATATTTCTGTCGCAGAATTAGGTACATCAGATACCGATGCTGCTACTGAAAAAGATATGTTGCATAATTTTGTTAGAACAATCGAATATTCTAAGATATCCTTTAAATCTAATATGAAAGCTGATTCTAATGGAGATCCAGTTACAACTGATAGTGAAGTTGATGATTCAACTATTATTTCTGTTGAGTTAAAAGATATTATTAACCAGTCATTTGTTGTGGATGAAAATCTTCATATTACATTCTCTGTAGATGTTACAAAGATTCCAGAATCAGAAGTTAAAGCGCCTTTTGATAGTGTTGAAAAGATTGGTAAGGCAAAGGTTGAACTTTTCGCTACTAAGATTCAGGAAGAAATTGGTAAAAAACTTGCTGAGATTCGTGCTTTAAATACTAAGTTTGAAGGTGAAACAGAAGTTATTCTGTAAAAATAATGGGTGGTACTCTTCCACCCTACAAGGTCTGTTCGTCTAGCGGTCTAGGACATCGCCCTTTCACGGCGGCAACAGGAGTCCGAATCTCCTACAGATCATTAAATAGCTGATACTTAAATGGACATCGAGGCTATACATTTTTTGTATAGTAACAGAGAGTCGCTTCATGAGGTGACTCTTTTATTATGTAGTATTGGCAGAGTTGGTATTACACCTGATTGCTAATCAGAGGTCATCGTTTATTCGGTGCATAGATTCAAGTCCTGCTATCCAGATTTTATGCGGTAAACCTGATGCCAAAACCTATTTTTTGGATGCATACGAAACTTAGGCGTGTAAGCTCAACACTTACTACCGCCCTTATGTTTTTTATAACTTTTTAGTTATTATAACAACATATTCTATTTAAACTTTTTCTTAGATATTTTCGATCAGCATGTGGAGAGATATATAAAAAAAGTTGTTCAAATCCTTTTTTATTATGATATACTGTATATCAAAAAATGGAGAAAAATTATGGAAAATTTACTCAAAAAGTTTAATATATTTGATTTATTTACTATGCTTATTCCAGGTGTGATTATTTTAACTTTATCCTGTATTTCATTATCATTCGAATATTATGACAGGTGGACAAATTGGGAAAAGGAAAAATATGTAATCTTTTTTGTAATTAGTTACTTATTAGGTATAGTTTTTCAACAGCTTGGAAATATAGTTGATCAAAAATGGATATATAGATATGTATATGGTGGAAGCCCTAGAGAAATTTTTCTTTTAAAAGATAAATATATGAAAATACTAAATAATGAATTGGCTTATAAGGACGCATTAAATATAAAAAAGTATTTAATTGATTATTTTGATATAGACACCAAAAATATTAGAAATATTGAACAACAAAAGCAATTAAACGCAAGAATATTTTCATATTGTTTAAACATTGTAGAAATAAATGGGTTATCATTCAAGGCTGATAAAATGCTTGTTATTTCTGAAATGAGTAGATCATTGTCGTTAGGGTTTATATCTATAATTTTATTAAATCTGCTTATGATTCTATTTTTTCATTTTCATTATGTATTTTTTCTTATGGAAAATATTATATTATTATTTTTAGTTTATATATTTTTTGATAGAAAAAAACAATATGAAAAGTATAGATATATAATTATTTTACGAATGTTTTCAATATATATGAGAGATAAAGAAATTAAATAAAATAGTAAAGAGTCATTTCCTTTGGAGATGGCTCTTTTGTTATATGCACCTTTAGCTTAATTGGTAGAGCAACGATCTCCAAAATCGTCAGGTCTATGTTCAAATCGTAGAAGGTGTGCTAAGTGAAGTGAATTGCACTTTCATTGGAAATTTAATATTGAAAATTATGAGAAGTCATTTCGTATGAAGTGGCTTCTTTTTATGTTGGAATAAAAGGAGGTGGTCGTTAGTTTGGCTACGACAAAAGAAACACAGCCTACAAAATTAACGGCTGCACAATTAAAGAAGAAAGTTGAAACACAGGAGGAGAAAATCAAGTCCCTAAAAGAAGGTGCTTGGTGCTATATGTGTGATACACATAAAGCAAGGGATAAATTTTATGTAAGTACTGATCCAATGAATAAAAGTGGTCTTACTCCAATTTGTAAAGACTGTGCAAAAAAGATAGCGTTAAGAACTACAAATGGTGTTGATCAAGAGCCTACAAGGGAATCAGTGCAACTTGCCCTTAGATATTTGGGAAAACCTTTTCTCGAGAAGGTATGGGACTCAAGCATTCAGGAAGTTGAGAATCTTGCTTCTGGAAAAGTTAAATCTAATGTATGGACAGCGTATGCACGTCAAATTGCTATGCCAAATTATATAGGGCTAACATACTTTGACTCAGATCATTTTGTTAAGGATAAAGTTGAAAATGAATCGGCAAAAGAACTAACTACTGAGGAAGAATTGATTGAATCACATGCAGGACTGGATACATATGATAGTTTCTTAAAAAACAAAAATGATGTTATTCGATTACTTAGTTATGATCCTTTTGAAAAAGAGGATATAGCCGATCAACCTTTCTTATATTCACAATTATTAGGGCTATTAGATTCTAGCGAAGATGCAAATGAAGACATGATGCGTACTTCTTCTGCTATTTCTATTGTTCGTGGATTTTTACAGCAATCTAAAATTGATGATACTATATCAAAATTAATGTGTGACATTTCTAATATTGAACGTAATTCTGCAACAATTAAATCCCTACAGGAAAGTAAAGGTAAGATCACTTCTGTTATTACAAGTCTTGCACAAGATAGTTGTATTTCATTAAAACATAATAAAAATGCTAAAAAAGGTGAAAATACATGGACTGGAAAAATCAAGAAAATTAAGAGTCTTAATCTGCGAAGTGGTGAGGTCAACGGTTTTGATATTGATACATGTAGAGGTATGCAACAGGTTCAGGAAATCAGTGATGCTTCTATTATGAAACAATTGGCACTTGATGAATCTGAGTGGTCAGATATGGTTTCTGAAATGCGTGTCGTTAACACTGGTCTTAGAAAAGAAAAGGATGCTTACCAAGAAATTAACAGAATATTATTAAGAGAAAATCTTGATTTAAGAGATACATTAAAAGAAAACAATCTATTAAATGAAGAACAGTTAAAAGATTTAAAAGATGTATATTCTGTCTTTGCAGAGTTTGATGAAGTTGAAGAGTCTCCTGATGATGAAACAAAGGAGGTTACTGAAAATGAATCAGAATAAGCAAATGATTATGAATTATTATCAGAATGAAATTTTTGATTATGATAAAGATTTTTATAATCAATATGGAATATATGTAAAACCACATGGTTATTCTATCTCATCTCGTAAAATTGAGTCTTATATTCAAATTGCTGAAATTCAAAAATATCTGCAATGCAACCCAGTAAAAGCTATAGATCTTTTTTTTAACATAGAGCTTTTAGATGGGCAGGCACTTCTTGTACAAAGAAGTTGGGTTTGTCCAAATGTACTTGCTGTATGTACTCGTGGATATGGTAAAAGTACAGTTATTGACCTTGAGATTATGTCTAAAGATATGTGTTTTTGTAATGTATGGACATATATTGCAAGCGGTACAGGTGGTCAGGCTGAACAAACTTTCACTACTTTGGAACGACTCGCTAATGATAATATTGATACATTTTATGGTTCAACTGGTTCTTTATTCAAGAATGAGATAGAAATCAAAAATGCAGCAGGTGACGGATTTTCACACTCGTCCAATGGGTTTTCCTATTCATGTTATAACGGATCTATGACTAGGACATTGAACGGAAATATAGATGCCAAGAGAGGTATGCGAGGCACAGTAATTTTTGATGAAAGTGGTTTCTTATCTGATGAAATGATGAATGTATATGGTGCATTTGCCGTTGTAAATAAAAGTTTAAAAACTGGTAAAGATGTAGATGGTAATTCAATAGATCCAATTCGTCAAAGATGTTTGCCACGAGATTTATCATATCAAAAATATTACATCAGTTCAGCATCTTCAACTGATACTCAGTTTTGGAGATTATATCGTGACTTCTCTAAGCAACAAATCATGGGAAATCCAGATTATTGTGTTTTACATATAGATTGTGAACAAGCGTTTAAACCAACTCTTAGAGGTGAATTAGTTACTCCTCTTCTATCTCGAAATACTGTTGAATCTGAAATGAGAACAAATCCCGAAAAAGCAAGGCGTGAATATTATTGTATTTTTACTACTGATGCTGGTACGGATGCAATTATTCGTAGAGGTGTTATCACACGAAATGAAGAAACAAGAAAACCTCTTCTTTATAATGACACAGGTGATAAAAAGTTCGTCATCACATATGATCCTGCTAGAAGCCGAGATAATTCAGTAATTCTTGTTGGTGAAATTTATGAATATGAACAGGTTGACGGAAGTATTGACACAAGAATGAGATTGGTAAACTGTATTAATCTTATTGATGTTGGTAAAAAAATCAAATCTCCTATGCAAACTCCAGATCAGATCGAATATCTAAAAAAAGTAATTCTTGATTATAACGGTGGAGCTGACGCATATGGGAATATTGTTGGTGTATACATTGATGCAGGTAGTGGCGGATCGGGTGTTAATATAGCCGATTATTTAATGCCTGATTGGACGGATTCTGCTGGTATTGTTCACAGAGGATTAATTGATAAGGAATACTCTGCTGATTATGTTAAGAAATTTCCTAATGCAGTAGACAAAGTGCATCTTATGTCTCCTACTGGTTATAAATCTGAAATGTATGAAGCAATGATAGAATTGATGAATCAGGATAAAATCAGCTTTACAGCACAATATGATCATAAAGGCTATCTTACTGTTTTTGATGTTGATGAGAAAAAATTGGCTAAAGAAAAAGAACGAATTTCTGCTGAACTCAGAAAACAAAAAGTTAATGAAAAGGAATTTGAAACTAAGCTCAATGAAGAATTAGAGAAAATTGAATCCGTTAATACAAAAACTATAAAACTTGATTGGCAGGATGAAATTGCTCTTGCTAATATTGATGCTTTAAAAGAAGAGCTTGTCAATATGGTTCGTAAAAAGCGTGATTCTGGAAAGGATTCGTTTGAACTTACACCAGAAAAAGCCAACAAGCTCCATGATGATAGGGCTTACACGGCATGTATGGCTTCTTATGCCCTTATGTGTGAACGTAGAAAAGCCATTACAAATAAAAAGCGACCAACAGAAGATGCCACAAGTTTCATAAATAAGCTTACAATCCGTAAAGCAAAATATAATTAAGGAGGTGCATTATCAAATATGCCTAGACCTAAGAAAGTAGATGCAAATTCTAATGCACCTGCTAAAATAAATAATTCACAGAAGAAAACCACTTCTTCTACTTCCAAACAGCCAACCGCAAATGAAATGCGTGAATGGTATGAGAAAAATAAAAGTAGACTTGAACGTTATGAAGATGCAACAAGTGCAATTACAAGTCTTCGAGATATTCAGAAATCATCCAGATATACGTCAATCAGTAACTACTCAAAGGAAGATGTAAAAACATACATAAAGAATATCTCTTCTAATGAAAAGAATCTACGAAGCTTATCTCGTTATCTTTATTATCGTTCAGAAATCTATTATCGTCTTTGTAAATATTATGCAAATCAGATTGATCTTACAATTCGTAATATAGTTCCTCCATTTATAATCTCAGGCGAAAATGATGTGCAATCCACATTACAAAAGTATCAAGAAACAGTTGATATAGTTGACACTCTAGGATTGAATTATGAATTTCGTAAAGCTGCGTCTATCACTTTAAGAGAAGATGTATTTTATGGATGTGCTTACTATACAGAGGGACAAGGAATGTTTGTTCTTCCATTAGATCCAGATTATATGAAAATAGCAGGTATGTTTCCTGATGGTTCATTTGCAGGAGCTATGGATATGAGTTATTTCCGTAGTCATCAGGAACTTCTTGAATATTGGGGCGAACCATTTAATAGTATGTGGAATACATATCAGAGTACAAATGAAAAATATCAGCTAATTCCCGAAGAATATAATGTATGTATTAAATTTAGGTCTGAAGACTGGGAAACCATCGTTCCCGTGCTTACACCTATATTTTTATCATTGATTGATCTTATGGACGCTTCTGATTATCAAGCAGTTCAACAAGCAGCTAATATTTATAAATTAGTATGGCTTGAAATGAAAACTATGGGTAATGATGTAGATGATTGGGCTGTAAATCCAGATATAATGATTCAGTATTTCAATCGTATGCTTGAAGAAGCATTACCTCCTTATATTTCCGCTGCTATTGTTCCTGGTGAATTACATGAAATTAGTTTTCCAGATGATGCAACAGGTGATGTTACAAAGGTTGAAAAAGCTACAAAAGAAATTCTCAATACGGCTGGTGGTGCTCAGATATTAAATCTAAACTCCGCTTCTAACTCTACTGCTTTTAAATATGGCGTACTTGCAGATTCTACATTTTCTATTTCAACTCTTATTCCACAGATTCAAGCGATTGTAAATCGACTTTTATCTAGTTGGATATCTGAACCCTGTAAAATTAAATTCTTTGATGTCTCTATTTATCAGAAAGATGACTTTAGAAAATCAATCTTGGAATCATGTACCAATGGATTGCCAAACAAAATTCTTTATAACACACTAAATGGTGTGTCTGAAAAAGATACGTTATCTATGAACTTTTTGGAAGAAGACTGTTTGCAGCTTAGTTCAAAATTCAAGCCACTATCTAGCACTTATACTCAGACAGGTAATGATAAAGGCGGTGGTCAAGAGAAGGATGATTCGGAACTTACAGATGCGGGACTTCGTACAAGAGACGAGAATTTAAATGATAAATAGGAGTTGATGGAATGAATCAAAAATTTATACAAACGCAAGATGCACCTACTGCTACTCTCCTATCTCAATTAGGATATCAACAGGTGCAAAATTCTAATGGTATTTATGTATTTTTGAATACTGATACTCTTCGGTTTTCAGAAAATATAGATATAAATAAATTAAAGTATACAAGTATGCTTACATTTTAGTCGTCTTCCTTGGGCGACTTTTATTATGTCAGAAAGGAGGAAAAGATTAAGTAGATGCCAAAGGTTATTAAAAAGAAAATTTTAACTGAAGATGATTTACTAAAATTCTGTCAAGAGCAGAAATTTGCAAAATTCAGTTCTAAAGATACTGGCTATCAGTTGGCTTTAAAAGTACCTACTACTTTTGAGATAGACGATACCGTAGACGAAAATCATCGTGGAATGATGCGTCTTAAATTCAGAATTTTTCATATAGGACTTAACAGAAATAAGAGTTATGTATCAAAGGATGCTGCTGAGAAAGCAATGAATACAATTGCTGACAGACCTGTGTTGGCGGCGATCCATCAGCTTGCAGACGGAACTTGGGATTTTGAAGGACATGAGATGGAAATCGTTAAGGATGATAAAGGTAACGAAGAACTTAGATATATTGAATCTCAAGTTGGTTCTTTCTCATCTGAACCTGCATTTTGGGAACATGATGATAATTTAGATAAAGATTATGTATGTGCATATGCTTATATCAGCGAAGAATATACAAAGGCTTGTGAAATTATTCGTGCAAAACAAGGTTCAAAAAATAGTTGCGAGCTTTTTATTGATGAACTTTCTTACAACGCCAAGGAGAAGTATCTTGAATTAAATGATTTCTATGTAAACGCTTCGACTTTGTTAGGAAGCCATGATGATGGCACAGAAATTCAGGAAGGTATGGAAGGTTCTCGTGCCGATATTGCAGATTTTAGTGTAAATAACAATTCGGTAAAATTTGACAAAGATGAAAAAATGATTGAACTCTTAGAAAATCTTAACAAGACACTTTCTAATTTCAATAAAGAACAGACTCCTGTTCAAACACAATCAGAGGAAGGAGGAACAAATAACAAAATGACAAAATTTGAAGAGTTACTTGCCAAATATGGTAAGACTGCTGAAGATGTAACATTCGACTACACAGAAATGTCAGATGAGGAACTTGAAGCAAAATTCGCTGAGATGTTCGATAATGACAATTCAGACGGAGACAATTCAGATAACGGAAAATCTGGTGAGCCTTCCAATGATGGCGAAGGAGCTTCTGATCCAGATGACGATGAAGGTGGAAGTCAGACTTTTGAAAAGATTGTTCGTACATATGAGATTTCTCATGAAGATACAAGATATGCACTCTATAATCTGTTAGCACCATATGAAGAGTCGGACAATGATTATTACTATATCTCAAATGTATTTGATTCTTATTTTGTATACGAGGGTTGGTGTACTGACAAAATTTACCGCCAGAACTATACAAAAGATGGAGATAATGTTTCATTTGATGGTGAACGTATAGAATTGTTCCGTGAGCTTTTGACAGCAAGTGAGAAAGCTGAACTTGAATCCATGCGTTCTAATTATGCCGCCCTCAAGGAGTTCAAAGAGACAGCAGAAAAGAATGAACTTCATGCACAGAAAGAAGCTATTATCAATGCTGATAACTATTCTGTTCTTACAGAGAAAGATTCAGATGGAAATTATGTGAATGCTGATTTTGCCGAATTAGTAAAGACTATGGATAATTATTCTGTAGAAGACTTTGAAACAAAGGTAAAGGTTATGCATTCAGATTATATGTCTGCACATGCGAACTTCTCTTCTGTTGACACAAAGAAAAACACAAATTCAGTTAAGATACTTACAAATATGAATAAGAAATCAAAGCCTAAGAAAAACTACGGCAACTTATTTGATTAAAAACTGAATATAACTTTATTTCGCACAGAACGCTTTATGCGTTCTTTTTTATTGCAAAAAAACAAAAATTTAAGGAGGAAAACATAATGGCTATTAAATATGCTGCTACAAAATTTCCACAGATGGAAATTGGTAATTTACTTGCTCAGGATTATGGTGAGCACATTTTATCCGTAAAGATCACAGAAGATACACCTAACGGATATCATTTTAAACCAGGTAAGATGACTTCTCTTGATAATTGGGAGATGGAAGCTGCAACTGAAATTGATGCTTATATCGCAATGAAGGATGCGTCAGGAAGATACCTTGTTGTAATTAGAGATCCAAAGGGAGTTGGTGTTATCTATCAGAAACCACTCAACAATGTCGAGAGTCCTCGTTCACTCGCACTTGCTTCTAATTTCTATAACGATCCAGCAGACGGTGCAGTTCGTGGATACATGCTTCATTCACAGGATCGTTATTGGCTTACAGAGGACAACTTTGATGGCTCACCTACAGTTGGAGCTGAAATCACAACGATTTCTAGTGGAAAATTAAAAATTGGTGCGTAATAGAAAGGAGGATATAGAATAATGATGAGATTTAGTACAGAACATTTAAGAAAAGTTTTTGAAGATGCTGATAAGTATGAAAATTTTAAGAAGCTTACATACAATTTAAATCACGGAATTGATATTTATGAGTACGATGATGACGGAAACCAGAGAAAGGTTTCTAAGCACGAAGCAAACAAGGCAATCCGTAAAATTATTATGGAAGTATGTGACCTTACTGAAGATGATCTTAGATCCAACAAGAGACGTGAAAGAGCTTTAGAGCTTCATCACACAGAAGTATATGAGTTACTTGAGTCTGATATTGATTTTAAGGTAGATACAGCATTTAAGGAATCTGAGTGGTTTAATGATTTTGTAGATATGAGAAATGTTAAACTTGGTGACGAGGAAGAGTTCTGGTCAAAAGAAAAGGTTATGCTTGCTGTTGCTGAAATCAGTGGCGACCATCATGATCTGACTTTACAGTACTTAAATGAAGGTACAGCACACAAGATTCATACTAAGAAGTATGGTGTAAAGATTGGTAAGGATATTGATCTTATTTTACTTGGACGTATTGATTTTACAGAACTGACAGATAAGATTGCAGAAGCATTTGTATATAAGGTTCAGGAACTTTGCTATACAGGAATTTATGGAGCTGCTACTAAGTTACCTAACAACTCTCAGTTTGTAAAAACAGGTGCTTTATCTGCTTCTACAAAAGACAAGTTTGATACACTTCTTGAGGATGTTGGAACAGCCAATAGCGCAGAAGTTGTTATTATGGGTACAAAGACTGCATTAAAGAAACTTAATGGTCTTACAGAAGTTGATTGGAGAAGTTTATCTCAGAAGGAGGATGTTGCTAAGACAGGTCGCCTTGGTACATATGAGGGAACAGAACTCATTGAGATTCCTCAGAGATTTGCTTTCAATGATGTAACAAAGAGACTTATTGACGATAAGAGACTTCTTATCTTTGCAAAGAATCAGGAACAGTTCGTGTGGTTTACAGATAAGGGCGAAACTCAGATTTATGAGTCAGGTACTCAGAAGGGTGAACACGCTGATGACTTCCAGAAATATGAAGTTCAGAGAGAAATGGGTGTTGAGGTAGTATTACCACAGTACTTTGGTCAGTGGACTCTTGAGTAATAAATAAAATTGAGTGGTTAGATTATCTAGCCACTCTTTTTATATTGGATAGAAAGGAAAAAATAAATGGCATATACAAAAAAGACAACCACAAAAGCAGTAGAAAATACTAATACTGATGTGGCTGAAAAGAAATCAGAAAAAAAGAAGTTTGAGCCAACAGAAATGATTCCATGTGTGTCTCTTACCGCAGGAGAATTATTTTATGTTGGACTTAAATCAGATACTTTATATACATTTGCAGATATTGATGACGTTCAGGAAATTGAATTTAGAGATTTGGATTATGCAGCAAGGAAGGGTGACAAGATGATGTTTAAACCTCGTTTTGTTGTGCAGGATGCAGATTTCATTGCATTACATCCAGAACTTGATGATTTATATTCTACTCTTCATTCGACAAATGATTTAAGAGATATTTTAAAGATGACTCCTTCGCAAATGGAAAAAGCTATCTATTCTCTTCCAATTGGAGCACAGGAAGCATTAAAAACTATTGCAACAAGTATGGTTGATGACGGAACACTTGATTCTGTTAAGAGAATTCAGATACTTGATTCTATTTTTGGAACAGAGTTACTTTTAAAATTGAATATGTAATAAAGGAGGCTCACAATGACGCTTCCATACGAAACAATTTTTTCAAGAGCAAGAGGACGAATTTCAGATCCGAAAGAACTCTCTTTTAACGAAAACGATTTGCTTGAAATTTATACAGAGCGATTAAGCAATGTAATTGCTAATCCAAGGGTGCGTAGACTATTCTCTTCTCTCACACTCGATGATGAAATTCAACAGTTGGATTTCACACTGAATAATTCAGTAGATGAAACGGCTGATATGAATTTTGTCGTAGGAATTCTTGTGCTTGGAATGACGATTGAGTGGTTACAGCCACAGGTTGATTCTATTATGCACACATCAGTAATGATAGGTGGTAAAGAAGAAAAGAAGCTACTCGACAATCATAAAAATATGATCGACCGTCTTGATTCCATGAAAACTGAATTGAATAAACGTATTCGTGATTACGGATATATGTACAATTCCTATATCAATACGGAGTCCTAATATGCAATACATATATGGCAACTTCACAGACAAGCAAATCAATGAAGCAGTTTGTGCAATGCATAGCGACATTCACAAACTACTGCTCTATAAGGACAAAACAATTGAAGAGAAAATATTTGAAGATGATGAAGCGTTTCTCGTCTTCTTTGAGAATGTTATGTTTAAATTAGGTGGCACAAAAACCTTATTTAATGATAACGGACTTATGGTGACTCTTATGGCGACTTTACAAGGTGCTATGGATAATTTCAAGAGCGACCATTTCAGTTACAAAAAATTCCGTAGGGCAATCTTAGATTCTCATGGATATATAAAAGCAATGTTTGAGGGAGGTGTAAGCGATGCCGAGTCTACAAACAGCTAGGCGTGTCGCAAACGCCAAGAACAACGGAGCTAAAACGATTGGTCAGATATATAAGGAACAGTCTGATTGGGCGATGGAACAGACATTTGAAAACGACATAGCTACAAGGACTTGTTATATCTATGACTATTTTCATGATGACTTCTTCACAGACGAGCATGGAATTACACGTTCTCTCGCTGAAGGCATGACGTATGAAAATACTAATAAGACAAAGATAGATGCAAAGTTCATTATCAAATCTTATCAGTCAATGGACAAAGATCAAGTAGAATACTATCTTATGTTTCGTCCAAGTCAGCCTGTAAGATTCAATGAAGGTGATGACCTTTATTATTATGAGACTGATTTTAGGAAACGCTATGGGGCAACATTTCCGATAGGACTTTTTGTGGACGTTCCAGATGATAGAGGAATTTATCATAAGTGGATTATTTGTCGTGATGAACCTGCAAATCAGTTTCCAAAGTATCTGATTTTACCAGTAAATTACGAACTTACATGGATTGAAAAATCTAATGATAAGCGCATCAAGAGACGTATGTGGTGTTGTTTAAGACAACAGAATTCCTACACTATAGGCACTTACACTGACCGATATTTTACACATACTGATAATCAGGATAAGATATGGTTGCCAATGAACTCTATTACAGAGAAATTTTGGTACACTTCTAAAGATTCTAAAAATATGCGTGTTGTAGTAAGTGCTTTAACAGAACATCCTACAATATGGACAGTGACCAAGGTTGAAAATTCAATGCCATTTGGTATTCAAAAACTTACTATATATACGGCATTTTGGAACGAGCATACGGATTATGTCAATCTTGAAACGGGCGAAATGTATGCGAACTATTTCGATTCAGAAATCGACCCAACAGATCCATCTACTCCAACTACTCCCCCATCTTCCATTACAGCAAGAATTTCAGCATCCACTTCAACAATCAAAGTTGGTGGCTCTTATAAAAATCTTACAGTAAATCTATTTAATGATTCCAATGAAGATATTACAACTAAATATGCTGATGCAACCTTTACATGGACTTGCTCTATTGATAATGAAGGCTGGACAGATAAAGTAACATGGCGAGCTGGTACAGAGTACAACCAAAAGAAAGTAAAGTTTCATAATGACACTTTTACTATCGGCAAAATACTGTCTGTTAAGTGCGAGATTATTAAGGATAACTTACCGATTGAATCTGAGATTTTGCCATTAGAATTAACTGAATAGGAGGTGTTTTATGGCAGAAAAATTAGTTACAAAGAATGATTTGTTAAATAAGCTTCGTGCATATAAGACTACTCCTGATGATGATGTAATTCTATACAAGCAAAAAATCAAAAATGCTTTGTTATCAAATCCATGTTTGTTATACGCTCTCAATGATAAAAAGTTAGAATCTGAATTGTTCGACAAAAATGGAAACATCAATTGGGAATGGAATGAAGATACCAAGCAATATGAACCTCTTGGTGAATGGGATAGATATTTTGGAAGCGATTCTCTTATTCGTCCATTTTTATTTATTCCAGATACACAGACAACAGTTAAATGTTATGTGTGTTATCAAGTAGGGTTTAGAGATACGGTTAGATATCAGTCAGGATTAAAAGAAACACAAGTTACTTTTACTATTTTTGCTCATGGAGATGACCGTATGGATAAATTGACTGGAATTCCAAGGCATGACCTTATTGCTTCCATTATAAGAGAACGATTCGCATGGTCTAATATATTTGGTATGCAGACATATCTTACACAGGATTATGAATCTACAGTTGATAACAATTATGTGGCTCGCACTCTTGTATTTGAACTTACGGACTTAAATAGTAAAGTTCGTACACCTTATTGTGGAAAACCATCTATTATGAATTACGGTATAAGGCGGTGATTGTTTGGATGTATTAGAAACATTGGATAGTCTTCAATCTGCCGCAGAAAAAGATGAAGCCAAAAAACAAGAAGTGAGTAAAAAGCCAGAATATCATTTCGACAAACTTAAAATGTATTTTGGTGAGGATTATACAATTAATGGTATAACTATTTCAATTCCAACCATAGGAGATATTTTAAATATTGGCGAATCAAAATTCTACCAAGCAATCTCTCCTTTTCTTAGTAATTCTACTTCTATTCGAGTTCTTCTTTATGATGTATTTAAAAAGGATTGGAACAAAACAAAAGATATTGAAGTGTTTTATATCTTATATCAATTGCTCGAAGATAAAGAGCCGTTAAAGCTACTATTCAAAGATTTTAGTTTTGATGGATTTGAACTAATTCAAGCAAGAAAAAATGTTGACGATCCAGAATACAATCATCTTGCGCTTTTAAATCAAGATAAAAATATGATTATTTATGATGATGAATATATGGAAATTGCTGAATTTATTCGAGCGATGATGAATGTTCATCCAAAGGTTGAAAAGGCAAAAGGTAAAACAACAAAACAATGGATTTTACAAGAAGATAGAATGAAAGCAGAACAGGATGATAAAAAGAAAGGCGCATCGACTCTTTTACCACTTGTTTCGAGTTGTATAAATCATCCTGGGTTTAAATATAAGTTGGAAGAATTAAAACAAGTGAATATATGTCAGTTTATGGATTCTGTAAACAGAATTCAAAAATACGAACAGGGAACGGCTGCTTTACACGGAATTTACGGTGGTATGGTGTCAGCCAAAGACATTCCTGAAGATTTAATCAATTTTATGGGCGATATTTAATCGCTCATTTTTATTGCATAAAAATAACAATTTTAAAGGAGGAAAATAATTATGGCATTTAAATTAGGTGACGTAATCGTAGATAGACTTCAGTTTGGTTACGGTGCAAAGTCTAATGGTACACCTCTGTATGCTTTAACACAGCTTACACAGGCAAATATTGATATTACGGCTGACTCAACAGATATCAATGATAAGGATGGAAACCTTGTATATCGTAAGTATACAGGTAAGAAAGGTGAGGTTACTGCAACTAACGCATTCCTTAACCTTGCTGTTGTAGAGACTATTTCTGCTACTGATGCTGAGATTGCAACCGCAGATAAGGGTATTGTTATGCCGATGATTCAGATCGTAAAAGCTGGCGAAACATTAGATGTTACGGGATTTGTTGAAGGTTCTATCCATGTAAATGCTCTTTCTACAAAGGGTTCTATGGGTAAGGACGAATTTAAGAAAGGATCTGCCGCTTCTGCTACTGAATATGCAATTAAGCACACCGAAGCTTCGGGTGAACCAGACAATACACCTGCGAGTGATGTATTAACACCGCCTATCGCAGATGGTGAAACTCAGTATATTGTCAAGTATAAGAAGACAATTAAGAGCGGAGCAAAGATTACTAATTCTGGTAAAAAGTTCCCAAAATCTCATGAGTTGTTCTTCAAGGCACTTGTAGTAGATAAGTGTGAAACTGATGTATTAAAAGCAGCTATCATTCATATCCCTTCATTTATGCCAAGTCCTGAATTCTCACTTGCATTACAGGGTGGTGATTCTCAGACGATGGATTATAAGGGTTCTATGATGCTAAATGCTTGCTCTACAGATGGAGAACTTTTCTCTATTTATTACATTGATGAGGAAGAGGACGATATCGAATTATAAGAACACGTAGGGCAGTTAAACTACTGCCCTATTCTTGCAAGGAGGAATAATGTCAAAGAAAGAATTGAGAACTTGTGTGCTTTGCGGTAAGACTTATTCATTTTGTCCAGTTTGTAATCCAGAAGATCGTTTGAAACCAACGTGGTATTTTTGTTGGTGTTCAGATAATTGCCATGAAATTGATGAAGTGACTTCTGCTTTTGAAGATGGACGCATGACAGATATTGAAGCAAAACCAAAATTAGAAAAATTAGATTTGAGCAGAAAAGAATACTTTGGCGAAAGTTATAAGAATTCTATTACCTCTATCATGAAGGCAAAAGCACAAGTTATTAAGAAAGAAAATAAAAAGACAGAGGTTAAATCTATCAAAAAGGATATTGTTACAAAAGTCGAAAATGAGGCTGAAAGTAATGTTGAATAGTGATTTTTAAATAAGGGATTATAACATATTACTATTCAATGTTGTAATCCCTATTTTTTTACGCTATTACGGATTGAAAGGAAAATATATGATAGAAACTAATCTACATAACGCACGAAACTATTCAGAGCATGAAGTGAATAGAATCTGCAATGTAAAACAGCAAATCTTTTATATGAGTTCTGGTGCATATCCTATCGACATTTATTCTAGCTATGATAATAAGAATGACAGGAAAATTATTGTGATGATATTTGATCGAAAAGACACTAAAGAATTATATCAAAGATGGAAAAATTATGATACGGAGGACTAAATACAATGGATTTATCATTTTTAACAAATTTTGCAATACCAATTATCGTTGGTATTTGTCTATGTATAGGTTATGTGTTAAAAAATATTGTAACAACAGATGCAGTTAATAAGTATATTCCTGCAATTATGGGTGCATTGGGTGTAATCCTTAATATATGGATGAATATGACCTTTACACCTGAAATACTGCTCGGTGGTCTTGTCTCTGGTCTTGCTTCTACAGGTTTATATGAAGCTTTTAAGAATTTTTTGAAGAAGTAAGAAGGGATGGTACATATGAGTGGGTTCTATAGAAAAACTTGCACAAATTGATTATTTATTAGTCATTCTTGGGTTTTTTGCCATCTTATTTGCTGCTAAGGAAATTCTTGAAATATTCGGTTATTTTAAAAAGAAATTCCGATTAAAGACAGGCATTGACGAAGATAGAGAAACTGTTGAAACTCGTATTAAAACGCTTGAAAAACATGATAATTGGCAGTACCAAGAAATTCAAAAAATATCCAGAGGCATTGATGATATTAAAGATAATCTCATAAAGAAAGAAATTAAAGATAAAGAAAAAACAGTTGCTACTCTTCGAGGACAGTTGTACGAATTACATGAAAAATTTGTAACCAAAGGGTATATTGATAAATCAGGGTTAAAAACATTTATTGAACTTGGAAAGATCTATGAAGCTGCTGGAGGCGATGATATTTATCACGACAAATTATATCCTGAAGTTATGGCTTTGCCAATTAAAAATATTAATTTTTTATAATATCACATATTTTGTAAACTTTGCTTAACATATATTTATGTATGATACTAATATAAAATAAATTTATGTAAATACTTTATGTATATGAAGAACAAAGTTGATGAATATCGTTGTAAACAAAATATGACATTACAGCAATTATCAGAAAGAACAGGTATTTCAAGAACCACTCTTTCAAAAATTGTAAATAATCAAACAAATGATATTTTATTAAGTCATGCAATCACCTTATCTCGTGTACTTAAAGTAAATCTATATGAATTATTCTGTATACAGAAATAATGGAGGAATGTTTATGACATATTTTAATTTAATTTGCGAAGAATTATGTATAACGGGAGGAAAGGTTATATATATTGATACTAATGTTAGAACTCTTGAAGAAGTACATAAGATAGTAACTGATAATGCTGAAAAATATCCAAATGGCAAATGGGAATTATACCCTATGCAATTAGCAGTGTAAATAACAATTAAATATTATTAAAAGAGTGATTTCTTCGGAAGTCACTCTTTTTATTTATAATACATTTAAAGTGTCTTTACTACTATCTAGCCATGTAGTAAGGGCATTTTTTATTTTACGGAGAGTGTGTGGCTAGACCACTCTTCTACCCTTAATCAAGAAAGGAATGAATAGTTATAGCAAAAAATATAGGCAAAATTTTTGAACAGAACTTCAAAAATTCATGTCCAGAAGATGTATTAATTTATAGACCGCCTGATGCTGCTCAATCATTTGATATGAGTTCAAAGTTAAGATTTAGTCAACATAGTCCATGTGACTTTATGATTTTTAGTGGCAATAGAAATACATTTTGGACATTGGAATTAAAAACTTTTGAAGGATCTTGTTCATTTGAACGAACAAAGGAAGATAAAGGAATTATACATCATTATCAAGTAGAATCATTAAAGAAGTTTTCTACTTATAAAAATGTTTGTAGTGGGTTTATTTTAGATTTTAGAAAAACAGGTAATACATATTTTCTTATGATAGATGAATGGGATGGATTAATAAATTCTTTATCTAAGAAAAGTTTCAATGAAAGTGATTTATTGAAATATTGTAATCCAATATTGATTAATAAGAAAAAATTAAAAGTGAATTATCGTTATGATATAAATAAGTTTCTTAATGATACAACAAGATTGTAAAAAGGAGAATATTTGAATATGAAGAAAACAATGAAACTTTATGAAGCAACGAATATATACGAGATAACAAAAGGTATTATAGAGAACAAAGATTCTGACATTACTTCTCTTTCAAAATTTAAGCTGTTAGGTATAATTAGAAGTTTTTCTGGTATCTATACAGATTACGATCAGACAAGACAGGATCTTGTTAAGAAATATGGTGAGCCAGTTCTTGATAATGAAGGTAATAAGACAGGAAATATAGAAATCAAGAAAGATTCCGAAAATATGGATAAGTTTGTTGAAGAGATGAATGTACTTAGAAACCAGAATATTGATGTGGAATTTACTTCAATGACCGTTGATGAATTATTTAATTTAGGACTTAGTGCAGAATTATATACTATATTTATGCCTATCGTAGAAGAATAAAATTATAAAGGAGATAAAAGGAATATGAGACTTTTAGAATTTGTAGAAAGATACAATAATATGGCAAATCAGCAGTTAAAAGATAAATTTATTAAGGAAAAGGTTAAAATTACACCATATGTTTCAATCATCAAGAAAGATGCCTACGCACAGTTAATTGTAGATAAGACAACATTTGAGCAGGAAGCTTATGATGACAACGGAACAACAAAGTATCGCAAAACAGATAAGATTAGAGTAAATTCTGTTGCTCAGTATGTACAGTTTTGTCGTGCCGTGATTGAATTATATACCGACCTTGAGATTGACAAAGATGATAAAGGTTTCATCAAGGAATATGATGCACTTAAATCGTCTGGCTTACTTGATATTTTAATGGTTGGTTCTGATAAGGCTGATCCACTCATTCCTATGAGTGAATTAAGTGAGTTCAAGACCATTTTAACAATGAAACAGTCAGATACACAATTTAATGAGACAACTACTCAGGCATTTATTAGCAAACAGATTGAAAGAATTTCTGATTTGGCAAATGCTACTCTCACACCGTTTATGGATGTTGTTAGCAAAAAGCTTGATGAGATTCCAAAAGAAGAGCTGGATAAGATTGTTGAGTTTGCTAAGAATGATGGATTTAAAGAGGTGTAAGGTATGATTTCAAATAAATTATTTCATATTGATGAATGTTGGTTTAATTTACCAGATGATTTCACTGGTACTTGCGGAGATGCATTGATGCTTTTGGCAAAATATCGTTTAGAAAAAGAGAAAGGAAATCAGATTGGTAAAAACTTTGCACATGATGAAGATGGTTCTGAAGATTTGTATTCAACTCTTATGAGTAATAATACACAAAAAGCGACATTATCATATTGTATTCAAGAGTTAGATAAAAAAGACAATACATATAAAACTGTAAAATAAATTTCAAATTTCTTTGGAGGATTTATATGATTGAAGGAATAATTTATGGACTTATTGGTGCATGGTTTCTCAGTCTATTTGGAGTTGATAATATCTTTGTAGAAGCGTTGCAGCCGTTTATAAATTTCACATTAACAACAAGTCATTATTATTTCGTATTTGGATTTGTAGGGTTAATATACGGAATTATACATAATTATTAAATTTTAAGCTCTATACGTGTCAAAGCGTATAGGGCTTTTCTTATGGAGAGTGGTTATACTGCTCTCCTATTTTAGTGTAAAAATAGTGAAATTATAGTGAAAATTTTGGAGGTGATGATACATGGCTAAAGGTGATTTAGCATCAATGATTTTAAAAGATATAAAACATACAGAGAAACAATTGGCAAAAGAAGTTGCGCCTGAAATCAATAAATTATTCAAAGAGTCTGTATACGATTCTCTAATAGATTGGTATAACGATTATTCACCAATGGAATATACAAGAACTCAAAATTTTATGAATGTATATAATTCCGCTTATACATCAGCAAATGGAAATATTTTAACATTACAGGTTGATTCTTCGAGAATGAATGATTATCCAGGTTTTAGTAGACCGCCATATCCAACGTATGAAAAACAACCATTACAAGCAAATACGGCATTCGATTATATGTTTATGAATGGTGAACATGGTCATGGTCGTTGGATGATGCATCAAAGTATACCTCCGTTTGATAGAGTCGATAGAGACTTTCGAAGTGGATTTGGAGGTCGTGTACAAAAAATTATAGATAATAAAGCAAAGAAAATATTATTTGGATAGGAGGTAATTTATGTCAGGAATAGCAAATTGGCAAGCTCAAATTCGTATTGACATTGAAGATTTAAAAAAACGAATTAAGGTTGCTGAAGGAGAAATTAATAATTTTACCAATGAAGAGCGAAAAGTAAAATTAGATATAGACACAAAGACATTAGAAAGCGCTATTCAAAAACTTGATAAAATGCTTGATTCTATTGGTAAAGGTAGTGGTGACTTTAAACAGTTAGAGAATTTATCAAAAGAATTATCGGCAATTACATCTGAAGTAAAAGATTTTAGCAAGGCATTTGGTAAATTAGATGATTCAGGTGCTAAGACACTACTCTCTTCTATTCAGAATATTGACAAGTCACTTTCTGATTTGAGTCAACATATTCTCAATGTTAATAAAAACATGGGTAATATGGGGAATAATACAAGTGGTGCTGTTAAGCAAGTAGAGAACATTGGCAATGCTGCGGCTGATGCTGTAAAACAAGTAGATAAACTTGCAGATGCTCAGAGTAAACTTGGTAATAAAACGAATATTTCATTGGGTGACTCTAAAGAGCAATCAACAGAAATTGACCTATATCATAATTTAGAAAAGAGAAAAGTTACATATGATGAAATAATTGATAAAATTCAAACAATCGTATCTCTTAAAGAAAAAGAAAAATCATTAAGTAAAACTTCTGATGATACGAAACTCTACCAAAATTTATATGACAAAAATGATATCAATTGGGCTGGTGATACGGAAGGTACTATTAATAGAATATCAGATAGATTAAAAGAAATTTATACAAAATATAATGGTAAAATATCTTTAATTGATGAAAATGATATTCAAGAAGCTACTTATCTGTTAGACATACTAAAAGGATCAGGTGAATCACCTAACCTAAATAAATCTCAAGAAAAGTTTTATCAGAATAAAAAATTTTCAAACGATTCATTGTTTGATAATATTCGTGTTGATTCTCAAAAAGCTGAAGAAATAGATAAAATCAACACAGAGTTGTCAGAAACATATCGTTGGTTCAATCAACTTGAGGGCGTATCTCTTAATGAAAATATAGCAAACGAAATTAAATCATTAATATCAGATATGCAAATTGGTGGAAAAACTGCTAGTGAATATGCTAATGATTTATTAAAAATATTTAATATAGAAGCTGGCTCTAATTCTGCTGTCAAACAGCAAAATAAATTACAATCTGAATTAAAAGAAACAGAATCACAAGCTGAAAAGACTGCTCAAGCTGTAAATGAATCTTCTTCTACCACTCCTGAAAAAGACTTGAAAGACGCATTTCCTGATAAAGTTTCTGCTTCTGTTGAGAAAATTGCCGATGGATTCAAAGAAGTTAAACAGGAAACAGAGGAAGCTACTGAGTCTGCAAAAGATTATGTTCGCACCATTTCTCAAGTTGGTGAATGGAATGTTGATTCAAAAGTAAGTGTCGTTAAAGAAAGAAATGATGGACAGCTTGAAACATGGAACTATGATGCAAAACGTGGTAAAAAAGATATAACTTATGATAAGGATGGAAATATTAACTATGGCGATCCAATCATAACCACCATATCAAATTATAAACAGTTAGAGCAAACCATCGTGAAAGCCGATGATAAACTTCGTGATTTGAGAAAAGCCTTAGAGGATATAAAAGAAATCAATCCTAATGCTTCTACTAAAAATATTGAAAAACAAATTCAATATCAGAAAGAATATATATCACTTCTCGAACAAACTGTAAAAATGATTTCTCAAGGTGATGAATATTTTTTAAACGAGCAACAAATTATTGATGCACGAAAGAAAGCCACTACTGAGTATGATCTTAAACAAGGAACAAAATCTGATATATCCAATGCAAAACAAAGTGCAAAGGCAAATGAACAGGCGATAAGACAAGAGCAGAAACTTACTGACGAATTAAGAAAACAGGAAGAACAGGCAAGAAAAACGGCTTTATCTTATACTGAGTCAGCAAGTAAAAAATTATCTGATGCTATTTCTAAATATTCATACGGTGATTCATCTGATGCAACCGCAATGATGAAACAAATGAACCGAGGGTTATCAAATTTTGGTGATTTGTCTAGTATAGAGTCAAATATTAAAAATTTTGATTCTATTGTAGATGCAATTATAACGGATTTAAAACACAGCCATGAAGAATCTCTATCTGCTTTAAATAATGAAATTAAAGCCGAAGAGACAATGCAAAAGCAGAAAGATGCTTTTAATAAGTCTAATCTCAATGCTATTGATGTGGAGATTCAAAAGCGAGAAGAAGAAGCAAAAGCATTTTCAAATTCATTAAAGGCTCAAATGGAGTCTCAGCAACAAGCCGAGTCTCAGATGTCTAAGCTAGAAAGTACATTATCAAAATATCAAACTAAGAAAGATACTTATGATGCCACTATCGCAAGATTTAATGATGGCGGTTGGACAAGTGATACATATTTAAAAAATGTACAAGCCGTTAAGGATGCGGTTAAAAAGTATGAAGATTTACTTAGTGATATTAAAGCTAAAGGCGGTATTGCAAGTGAAGAGGATATTCAGAATTTAAAAGAATATGAGGCTAAAATCAAAGATACTATCGCTACTGTTACTAATATGTCGGCTGCTGAGAAGGGATATAACTTTGTATCGGCTCAAAAAGAATTAGATAAGATTCATAAGCTTCTCAATGAAAATAGTAAGATGTCTTCTGAAGCAAAGAATAAGATTAGAGCTTACTATGCTGAGATCGAAAGCGGTAATCCTAGCATGAGTTTGGACAGAATTCATGGCGAGATTATGAAGATTTACAATGCTGAAGTTGAAGCTGGTCGTGCTGGCAGAAGCTTCTTTGATACATTAAAGAATAGTGGATTCCATCAATTAGCTGCTCAGATGGCAGGAATGTTTGGTGTTTATGATGTTATTAATGTAGTTCGACAAGGAGTAAATACCGTTCGTGAACTCGATGAAGCAATGACCGAAGTTCATAAGGTATCAAATGCGACAGAGACACAATATGCATCGTTTAGAGATACCATATCTTCAACTGCAAAAGAAATTGCAACAACAAATAAAGAATTGCTTAATTCTAGTGCAGATTTCTTAAGATTAGGATATAGTCTTGATCAAGCAAGCGATCTTGCTAAAAATGCCACATTATTTGTCAATGTCGGTGATGGTGTAGATATTACAGAAGCCACAGAAGATATGATTACAGCAATGAAGGCTTTTGATATCCAAGCCAAAGATAGTATAAAAATTGTTGATGATTATAACCAGATTGGCAACCAATTTGCACTCTCTGCTTCTGATATTGGTGAAGCAATGAAACGTTCTGCATCTGCTCTTGAAACGGGTAATAATAGTTTTGAACAAAGTATCGGTCTTATTACTGCTATGAACGAAATTGTTCAAAATAGTGAAAACACAGGTAACTCTCTTAAGGTTTTAAGCTTGCGTTTAAGAGGTGCAAAGGCAGAATTAGAGGATATGCAGGAAGATACAGATGGTCTTTGTGATTCAACCTCTAAGCTTCGTGAACAAATTAAGTCTTTGACTGGTGTTGATATTATGTTGGATGACAATACATTCAAATCAACAACAGACATTATTAAAGAATTAGGTGCTGTTTGGGATAAATTGTCTGATTCTTCACAGGCTGCGACTCTTGAACTTATAGCTGGAAAATCAAGGGCAAATAATGTAGCCGCATTACTTAAAAACTATCAAAAAATTGATGAGGTTATGGAAAGCCTTGGTGATGCCGAGGGTTCAGCAATGCGTGAAAATGAAGCTATAGTTGATTCAATTAATGGACGTATTAAAGTCTTATCTGCTACTGCTGAAGAATTTTGGCAAAAATTTATTGACACAGATTTAGTAAAAGAATTAGTTTCTTTAGCTTCAGATTTATTAAACATATTAACTAAAATAGTTAATATCGGTAATGGTGCTGGCACTTTAGGGCTTATTGGTGCTGGTACAGGTATCTTTAAATTTATTAAGAATTTTGATTGGGTTTTCAAACCTTACATAAAAACTCTCTCCAACAGTTTTTAGTTGGTCAATCATAGATAAGAGAATAATATAATGGCATTATAATCAAGTCTATGGATACATGGGATTCTTAATAAAAACTCTGCAAACACTTTAGCGGAGTATAAACTATTACATGGAGGAATAAATGCTTGAATGCTTGGTAGCTTAACAAACTACCCATGGATCACATAGCAAACCGTAATCTATATGGTTATATTAGATGAGGTTGCGAAAGTAGAAAAAATTGTATATGTGGATATATGAGAATATCGAGGAGACTTGATAGGTGTCTAAGTATCATTAACAACGGGCAACGAGCAGGACGGTACTCTACATTTTATAATGTTGATCATATATAGAAATGAAAGGTCATATATAGAGAATATCTATCTAAGAGAGCAATCCCCAACGACATACCCATCCTCTAAGTGAGTCATCGCCTTAAGTATGACATTCGCTTATAATGCATAGTGTACATTGCGATTTCGGAATTCAGCAATGTACTTGAGTGTGTGTTTAACTCAACTAGAAAATTCCAAAAAAATAACTTATAAAAAGAGAATAATAAAATAGAGAGTAGAAAAATCTACTCTCCTATATAAAAATGATAATAATATTCCCACCAAATTCAATAATTAAAAACATAACTTAATGACAATAAACAACGCTATAAGCGCAATAACAAAAGATGTGCTCATTCTAATATAGCAATTCATAATGTCGTTCCTCCTTTTTATTAGTTTCCTCTGCCTTGCATACAACAGAAACACTGAAGGGGTTTATTGCCCAAGCAACACACGTTAGGCGACCGACTATGTTTTTAATTATATATTATCTGGTTCTCCAACATTTATCTTTTGGATAAATGTTCCACCCAAATATATTATACCATCTTATTAATTTTATACAATTCAGAACAGTAGTTTGTATTCTATAAGCCAATGTGTTTCGATATATATTCTTTTCTTTCAACTTCATTCATTGAGAAGAATTTTTCAAAATCAATATCGAGTTTTATGCAATCACAATTGCATACTCGGCATACATTTGTAAGATAATGTGTATATGTAATTCTGTGACAGTTTGGACAATAATGAATTTTTAGCATAATATAACTCCTTAGTATTTTTAAATTTACATTCAGATAAATTTCTTGTCAAGTACAAAATACTGAAACATATGTTCCGATAGAAATATGTAATATCTTGTCGTATAATTGTATTATCGGTATAAATTACCAATAAAATTGCAATTAGGAGATATTTATGAAACATATAATAAATTCTGGCATATATTCAGTGGATTTTAAAGGTACTAATAATGCTGAATTTAGTGGCACTCATCCTGCTTTAATTTTAAAGAGTATAAAAAATACAGAAATGTATTATGTAATTCCACTAACAACATATACTAAAGACAGGTGGAAAAAATATAGGAAATTATTATGTTGTAGAATTGTTTCAATTAATTCAATAGCAAGGATTGACAAAATATTAATACTTCATAAAGATAAAATCCCAAAAAGATGGCTTGAGAATGATGGACTATTAATTCCAACACCAAATGAAATTAGAACAGTTTATAATAGAGTATGTGAATATATATCATTATCAATCGAAAAATCACTTGATGATTATAACAAATTTTATAAAAATTATGAAAAATTATATTGTGATTTTATGAACTTATTTACATCTCCTTCCATTGACACAATAAAAAATTTCGATATAAGTAGAGATGAATCTTATATCTTTATAGTATATTCATTAAATAATGTAACAAATCTGTCATTTGAAGATGTTAAAAGAATATTGTGGTCAATAATAGGAAAAAGTGATGTTTCAGTAACATATGATAAAACATTGAATATAATAACAATAAAAATACAACAAAATGCAGAACAAATTGCAGGAACTGACAGACAAACTCTACAACGAGGGACTGTCAAAAGGTAAGGCTGAGGGAGAGGCAA